CAGATTATAACTTTACTTTGAATGATAGCGAAGGTGAGGTAATCGCACACGCAGTCGTAAAGCCTAGTGAAACAGGTGGCGGAATCATTCATATCGTATTCAATGAAAAGATGAATGGCAAAGCTAACTTACAAGGAAACTTATTCTTCTATGCTAAAGGAAATGAAAAAGCTGTTAAGCTGGGAGATGCTACACCAATTAGAGTTGTACTAAATAACAATAATAAAAATAGCTATAATGTATCTCCGCCAGTTAAGTTTACTCCTAACAAGCCTGTATCCGATACAGAAGTAATTGGCAAATGGGCTAACCCATCAAAGAGTAAGGATAGAGCTGATTGGAGAATTAGAATTAACAAGAGTGGGCAAAATTTAAATAATGTTGTTATAACTGATAAGATTAGATCAGGCAATGGTGAATACTTACCTGAGTTTGAGCTACAGAAAGTTACTTTTGCTCCTGAAGGAAACATCACTAACTATGGCGAAAAGATTGATGTATCAAACAAAATTAAGTATAACGATGATAAGACATCTTTTACATTAGAGCTTGGTGAGATTGGAACACAGGGTTACTTACTATCTTATGCAACAACTGTAAACGATGAGGACCCTATACAGAACAACTCAGCAGAGCTAAGAGCAGACGCTATTGCACCTGGTAAGACTGCTGGAGTATGGATATACAAAGCTGCTGGCGGTGGCTTAAATACAGAGATTAACGGCAAGCTAAGAATTAGAAAAGTTGATTCAGAAACAGGAAAAGGACTTGCTGGAGCTAAGTTTAAGGTAACTAAAGGTGATAAGAGCTTTGAGCTTACATCTAATGATAAAGGAATTGCATTATCAGATAGTCTAGAACTTGGTGAGTATAATGTTACAGAGATAACTGCTCCTGAGGGATATAAATCAACTGATGAAGTATACACAGTTGATGTAACAAGTAATGGTGGAGTACTTACTGTCAAGAATACTAAAGAGAAAGTAGAAGAACCTAAGAAACCTGATGTTCCAAATATAGAGCAACCTAAGAAGCCTGAGGAACCTAAAAACTCAGAAACTCCAAAGGTTGAAGAACCTAAGAAGGATACTCCTGAGATTAAGAAACCAGAGCCTCCAAAGCCAGTAGAACATAGCACTCCTGTTTTACCTAATACAGATAAAAACAGTACACAAAAAGAACAGGTACAGCAAGTAGTAAAAAAGGATGTACCTAATACAGGTGATAAAGAGGATATTGTTTTTTACAGTATGTTGCTTATGTTCACAACTGCTATGATTGTACGATTCAAGAAGAAAAATAATTAGTAAAGTGTTTTTAGATAGCTAAGATGATTAAATCTTAAAAGTCTTAGCTATCTAAGATTTTTTTTTTTTTTAAAAAAAAGCAGTAAGTAGTATTTTATTAAACTGAAATTTATATAGAAAAAGGAGAGAAAGGTAAGTATTATATAAGATATTTTGCCAAAAAAAATGCATAGATTGCTAAGAAAATAAATAGCAGCTTTCTTGTTAGTATGCTATAATTTTTCTAAGGTTTATAAGAAACACTATCGTTGCTCGATTTCTCGTTTATGTATCGGGCGCGATTTTCGGTATAAGCTAGAAGGGAGGATAGATATGCTTAATGCTTGCGATATAAGAAGGTTTTGCATAGATGCTTTTAATGAGGCATTATGTGATGGTATTATTATGGATTTAACGCTTAGAGTTGTTGCAAAGAAAAATCCTTGTGATAATATATTCATAAGTATCTACACACCTGACAGAAATGTTGGATTTGAGTTATATACTAATTTTAAAGATGAGGTAGCCGGTGCTGAAGTAGAAAATCCAGACTCGCTTCCTGCCTGCTGGGCTTCCATCTGGGCTAGGAATTCGCAGCTTTTCTCCTGCTGGCATTACAGCACTAGCTTAAGAAATAGCATAGTTCTCCTTGAGGCTCCGCAGCAAGATGAGCCTCGGCTTGAAATACTTCAAGATAAGATTCGGGCGTTAATTGCTGCAACTATTGCCATAACGCCGTATACAAAGTTATTAAATTTAAACGCAGATGACATTGTAGAAATAAACAGGCTCACAAATATCGTTACAGGTATTGCCTATAGCCATCAAATTAAATAGTTCTTTTCACATATATGAGATGAGCTTTTAATCTCCTTTCCCCCTTGATATAAACACCATAACTATTTTCTCGCGTAGGAAATAATAGGCGTTTATAGTAGTGTCTCAACGATGTGTAAGAAAAAAAAGACCTAAATCCAGTGCTTTGGATCTAGGTCTTTTAAAGTTATTTTATAGTTATTTGTAATACTCTTTGATACGGGAGTTTAAGTCTTTCTTAGCCTTTTTTCTGTTATATTTAAGGTCTCCGTGGATTCTTCCCGTAAGTGATATATCGAATCTATTTTTAGTGGCTTTTCTTAAATCTTCTCCTTTAATCATGCCGCAAGAGCCTCCTAGTTCCTTTTTCTTAGGCATGGAAGTAGGTATACTTTTTCGTTTCATCTTAACCTCCTATATATTTTTTAAGAGGCTTTGGGCTATGTGTCTGCATAGCTTTTCTTTGTAGTAAAGAAAAAAAGGCATACAGCTAATAGCCATATGCCCTTTTCAATGAATGCTTACCAATAAGGTTAAGTGTGAAAATTATTACAAAGCTTATGTATAGCTGCATAAGTGAGGGCTTCCCCTTACATTCTCATCGCTGCTAATATTCAGTCATAGAGGATGAAAGTCTGAGCCAGAAACTCGCGCAATTCAGTGCCTAAAAGGCACCTATTCTAACTTCTTTCATCTGTATGGCATTTGCCATAGCTCTAGGCTCTAGCGAGACTTACACTCGCAACTTTCCCCAAGCATTCAGATTGTTTTTAAGACAGAATGCTTTCTGTGTTTATAAAGTTTTTGGTCTACTTTGGGTACTCGCACCAGCTTGGTATTTATTTTTACGTATTTCTACGTAAAGTTGAAACCGGCCCATCTTGATTCGAAACTTTCCTACTAACTACAAGGCTTTTCACACCTTTAGGTTTTAGGACTACTTAGCATCTTGTTATCAAAGACGCCTTTCAATTACGACAGGCATACCATCGCCGTACTTTATTATCACGATAGTTTGCACCAGCCTCTTAACTTGATAGCAGTTTTTTTCTGCTATCTTCTGCTAGGTCTTGCGACTTTTGCCAGCGACATCATAGCAAGGTATCCCTCGCTACTGTTTCGCGTTATTCAAGGCTGTCTCAGCAGGGTCGCTAACCCCTCATGCACTGAGATCATTTATACAGCTATACATAAGCTTTGCGGTATTACATTAGGTAAGTGCTAGCACTTACTTTATCTCTTTTACACTTATTTCATACGTCTTATCTTCGATCTGGATCCTGAAAGTCTCTTCATCAGCAAAGCCTCTGAAATGAGCTATTCTAAAGATTCCTTTTTTAATTCTAGGAAATCCGTTTCGAAGAAATACAGCATTTTGGATTTCTGCAGCGATGCTCGCTGCTATAGTTCTTGGTCTCATAAGCTCTCCTTACCAGTTAATTCCATCATCAAAGTCATCAAGAGCGTCGTTTACAAGTCTTGATAGAAGCTCTTTTCCTTCTTCTGTCTTTTCTAGCTCCTCCAGTTCTTCTGAAAAGCCATCAAGTATATCTTTTTTTTCTTTCATTTTTTTATCTCCTTTTTATATAGCCCTAGCATGCTCCTGGGGCTTTTTATTATGCGTAAATTCTTTCTAAAGCATCTAGGACATCTTTTTCTTCTATGGCTATTTTCTCTATGAGATCATCATACATAGCTTCTGTTATTAGATATTCGCCTGAGTTAATAGCCATCATCAAAAAGCGATAGCTTTCGCCAGCACTATTTTGCACAAGAGCGTTTTGACACGCTGATTTTAAGTCTTTTAGCGGGGAGCTATCACTAGCTTCTAAGATGCTATCAAATAGCTTTTTGATCGTTAGAGGTGTAGTTTTGCTAAGAGGCATCTCTCTTAGATCTGCTCCTGATCTTAAGTCTAGCAAAGGCTCTTTTATCATTCCATTCTCAAGTCTAAGCATGCAGTGCTCTCCGATTAGCTGAGCAAATTTACTGCTTGCAATTTTGCTGTAATCGTTTATTTTTGCGGTTAACTTAGCCTCAAAGCTAAGGTCATCTGGTGCGGGGAGGCTCGGGTAAGTAGCTACCAAAGTATCGTAATCTTTCTTTTTCTTTGCATATATTAAAATGCGGTTTGAAAGTTTTGCGATTTTCTTTATCTCAGATGCGTTTTTTGAAGTAAAAGCATACTTTGATTTAGGCTCTAATAAGAGGAATTTACCCGCTATATCAGAGCCTTTATTAGCTTCCTCGTCTATTAGCTTTTTGATCTCGGAAAGCTCTAAAAACTTTATGTTTTTAAACTTAGTATTAAGCACGTATGCTTTAGCTGAAGGATCTTTGATGTTAATCTTTGGGCTAGATTTTTTGTACTCTTCTTTAAGTGTTTTATAGCACTCTTCAAGCTCTTCCATGCTGTAAGTTTTCATGAAGTCTTTAATAAGGATTTTATCTAGCAAGCTTTTCTTCATAAGCAGCATATCGTTATTCCATGTCTTGTCATGTTTACTATAGTCTGCATATAAAGGGTTTACTGAACCTAGATAAAAGTCTTTTGCAGGGCTATCAGTCTTTAAAAGCTCTCCCATATAGACTGTATACATATCCTTTATGTGATTTACATAGGTCTTATCAGAGAGTATTTTCTTTGATGGATCGGTATCATCGATTACGATAGCTCTAATGTCCATAAATCTTTCATGATTCGCAAGATCAAAAGCGTCTTTTACAAAGTAGCTTGACATATCGCTAAGCTTGTTATTAGAAAAGCTTAGTTTCATTCTTGTATAATCACTTATGTAAGCCTTTTCGAAGATTTCAACAGGCTTAATGCCTGAAATAAGCTTTCTTTTCACAAGCTCGCGCGGGTCTTTAATTTGTGCTTCGAGCGTTTCGCATATATTGTTTAGTTCTTTCGTAAAACTTTTTGCTACTTCGTCTATGTAACTCCTCATTTCTTTTGATCCTATAAAGTCTAGCTGCTCTCTTGAGTATTTAACTTTAGCTTTTGCAATATCGAGTTTTAGGACAAAAGGTTCTAAAGTAGGAGGTAGGCCCCACATGTTATTGGACTTTTTAATTCTCTTTGCCTCTATGAAGTCCTTTGAAATTGTGTCAGATGCGTAAACTAATGCGCCTCCGTTATCAGTGACTTCTCTAGAGTCTCTATCTACGCTATAGAATACGTCGCCTACTAGGAATCCTTCGTAATGGATTTTATCGCTTCTTACATTTGAATAATAGCCGTCTGTTACGACTTTGTGCGTAGGCGGATTTATGACAGGTCTCATATAGGCGTTTTTAAATTCCATATAGATGTCAGGAATTCTTTCGCTGTTAAGCCTTTCGTTTATATTAGGGTTTTGGCAGCTTGCTATAAGCTTTTTAGCAGGCCAGCCTGCTATGGTCCTTGTTATTAGGTTTGTGTATAGGGTTTCTGCATTGAATCTGCTATTTATACCTGTTACTCTTTTATAGTTTTGGTATACTTCTTTTGGAAGATAGCTGCTATTAACAGATATTCTAACTGTTGTTCCGCTTGGCATATCGCTTGCGTCTTTATTTCGTCTTAGAAACTCTGTGAAAATTTCCATGTTTTCTCTTTTAAGTACGAAATGATTTAGTATGCTATCTTTTATAGAGATAACCTCGACGCAATCAGATATAGCAAGTCCTGATTTAGAACCTATGCCAAAACCTCCTATCAGCTCATCTGAGTTTCTTTTGGTTGAGCTTCCGAAGTTTCCATAGATTCCTAGTATTTCCATCATATTAAGACCGTTTCCGTAGTCTGTGATTTCAAGCACAGGATCTTCGTCGCAAGGAACTCTTAGCTCTACAGGTCTTGTTACGCCAGCTTCTAGGTGAGCGTCGCTTGCGTTACTTACGTACTCTCTTATCGCAGCCTCTAGCGGATTTACATAGATTTTAGCTAGCATATCCATTATGAGGGCTGACATTTCCGGGTTGATGTGAGCTTTGTGCTTTGACTTTAGCATAACATCAGCCATGCTCACTTTTCCCTTATTAGTTTCTAGTTTCATTTTATTTTCCTTTCGTGAATTTTTTATAAGACTGAGGCTCTAAAAGAGCCCCTGTCCTTTTTGCGAGCAGTTTTGCGATACGTAATCTAGGATCTCGCGTTCTTCTACTACCGTTTTTTCTGTTATTTCTCTTAGCTGAGATTCTGTCACTTTTACGTGAAGTATTGGATTCATGATATTATACAGGATTCTCCACGTTGTTCCGCCTTTAAACGGAACCTGTGTTTCATCAAGCTTTTTGTATGCTTCTTGTACGAATCGTATAGTCGGATTTTTAGACTTATTATCTTTGAGGATAGAGTCAATAACCAGTCTTTCTCGTTCTATGGCATAAGCATTATTTATTATGTCAGTTAGCTTGCCCGCCGGATCTATTATGCTTTTGATATTAATCTGAGCGAAGTTTTTCTCATCATCTGTCATAACTGTTACTTCGTCGCATGATAGTTTTTGGGATACGCATCTGAAGAAGCTGCTTTTATGAACAGGGTATACTGTTTTTATGCCTTCTAGTAGTCTTTTCTCAAGCTCATCATCTGATACTTTTTCTATATTAGGGCAGCTAGCGATAAGCTCCTTATACATTTCTTCAGATTTTGTGTAAGCTATGCGTCTATGAAGTGTCATAGAGATTAAACTTGCAGCTATTATCTTATCACCTTTAGATGCTATTTCGTGTCTTGTGTTAATAGGAAGAAGTATTACTTTTTCGCCATTTTTTGCTACCCAGTCTATAGTTTCACAGATGCTTTGCATGTTAGATCTGATTTTTACTTCAGCCGTATTTCCGAAGAATAAACCGCGCGAACTTAGATAAAGCCGCTGTTTTTCTGCTTGCTTTTTAGCAGTTTTCTTCTTTGTTTTGTTAAACTCTTTATTAATTTCGTTTTCTGTGATCACATGTACAAAGTCTTTATAAGCCAGCTTATCATAGACATCTTTTTTTACGATAATGACTTTAAATGATTTTCTAGCTATAGCCTTATCTGTTCTTTTTAGTATCTCAGAAATAGCTGTAAGGCCTTTATCTAAGTCATCTTGGCAGTAATCTCCTGGAGTTTTAAAGATACACTTTTTTACGATCGTGGCAAGGCGAGATGCTATGGTTTTGTTATTAAGTTTTGTGTCATCATCTTTTACGATTAGTATAGAATCTATTACATTCGATTGTACATCAGTATAGTAGGTATCATAACTAATTGATTTAGCATCTTTTATAGCAATGTCATAGCCACGTAGGTGCCCATCTGCCTTAAATTTGTTGATCAAGAGGTCGTTTATATTTAGATCGTTCATAACATCTATTGGATGGATGCCTTTTTTTATAAGCTCCTTTACGGTGTTTGCTGGAGCATCGGGGTCGTATCGCAAGCAAATATCATCTGTTTCTTTTTTCAGATAATCTCTTACTTTGCATAGCTTCTCATATAGATAGTTTCTTGTTTCTTCTGATGCTTCAAAGTCTATGACCTCTCTAGCGTAATTTAGTTTAGTCTTTCCTATATCAAGATCTAAAACGATGTACTGATTTAAGGGTTCATAGTTTTCACAATACTTTTTGAATAGCTTTCCTCCCAGTACATCTATTAGAGGTCTATGCGGGTAGAACACGCCTCCTACGATGTAAGAAACTGATTCGCTTCTTCTATGGTGTAAGTCAGCTATTAGATAGCCTTCATTACATTTAATGTAGGTATCTGGGATTCTGTTGTTGTTTATGAGGTTTTCAAAGTCTTTATCTAGCATGCTTATTATGACTTCGTCCTTTGACCAGCCTGAGAATACATTCTTAAGACCGGTTATGAATCTATGAGCTTCTAGGATAGATTTGTTAAATTTGATAGATACTTCTGTTCCTGATGGAGCGTTTTCTGCAGCTTCGTTTTCTTTGAGAATTTGCGTATAGATCGTGCCGTCTTCTCTTTTAATTAGAAAGTGGTTTCTAAGACCATCTTTTACTGAGACTACTTCTATGCAGTCTGATACAGCAAGACCTGACTTAGAACCAATACCAAAGCCTCCGATGAACTCATCTGAGGCGTTTTTAGTTGAGGCGCCAAAGTGTCCGTAAATTCCTAAAATTTCAAGAAGATTAAGACCTACTCCATAGTCTTTTATTCTAAAAATAAGGTCTTCTTCAGATGGTACGAAAACTTCTACAGGCCTTTTTATGCCTTTAGCTTTATGAGCGTCTACTGCGTTAGCTGTATATTCTCTTAGGCAAGCTATTCCTGGATTTACATATATTTTAGATAGCATGTCCATAAAGAGTTTTGACATCTGGGGATTTAACTTTGCTTCTTGATTTATAGAGCATGCATTATGTATAGTAGGCTTTATGCCTTCGTTTAATTTTACTTTCATGATATCTCCTTTAAAAAAAGATACTAAAGCACGCTAATGCGATCTTAGCGTGCTCTAGTTAGCTTTTAAATCTGTAAGACTTTTGGACTTACTCTGCTTTCGAATTCCATGGAAATGCTTTTTATCTTAGGGCAGTATTTCTTAGCAATCTCCATATCATCATCGTTTATTTCTTCAAATACAGGGTTAAGAGATACTTTGTTTAAATTAATTTCTATGGAATCTCTTTTATAGATATAGGCATCTTCTGGGGTTCCTGGCGGAATTTCGTCTTTTACTGTAAGGTTATCAGGAAAAAGTCTAAGCGTATTTTCCATCTCTATTATTTTCATAGTTATTCTCCTATTTTTCTTGTAATGTTATATCCATTGTACCAGTATTCTGGAAGTGTTTTTTGATATTCAGTTATTTCCTCTATGGAAAGATCTCTTAGTTTGATATGCTTTTCATTTTGCAAGAGATTTGAAATCTCATCATCAGACAATTCTTCTAAGCATCTTATCATATGAAAACTTACGTTATCAAAAAGTTCTGATATGTCAATTTTGGTGTTTGATAAGTTAGGATTTCCGTTCTTATCAAACCTCCATATGATATCTATTTTAGCTTCTCTGTTTATCAGAAAACGATTTATCACGTCTTTATCAAAGCTTATAAGCCCACGTGCGGCGTTTACTTTAGAGCCGTCATAATTTTTCCCTGACATGCTCTCAAAAGCTTTTATAGAGGCTAAATCATCTGCTGAGATACCTGATGCTGCGCTGTATGATGCTAGGATAAAAGCATCTTTTGAATTTTTGTAAAGAGGGTTTTTATAGTAGTGTTTTATAATTTCTATAAAGCGTGTAAGCTCATCTAGTGCAATATCAGATGGAGCTGACCATCTGAAATGCAGAGCGTTTATTGACTCCCCTCTTTCATTTAGATTGTTAATAATAAGTACTCTGCTCATGGAGAGCTCCTTTCTGTTATTATTTAGTGTCGATGCAAGAAGCTTCGCCTTCTTCGAAGATGTCATAGTCTAACCTTACATAATCGTCTGATATGTATAAGTAGAAAGACCCATAGTCATCGTTAATTGTGATTTCTACATCATCTAAAAAGTTTTCTCTTTCTAGAAAATCTTTTAGCTCCTCGGAATTTATTACGCGCAGAAAGTTATTGCAATTAGTTCTTATAGCAGATTCTAATTCTTTCTTGTCTCTCAGTATATCTACATCTAAGATTCCATCTGAGAGGCTTGCTGTTAGGTATTGTTTCATAGTATTCTCCTTTTAAGCCTGTATGAATCTAACAGGCATTTTAGCAGCAAGAGCCGCTCTATAGCAAGATACTGTTCCGCCTTTATGCATAAAGGCAATCTGCTCCTTAGATACGTTTGGAGGTAAGATAACCGTAAGCTCATCTGCATCTTCGAGCATTTTTTCGTTTCGGGCGTGAAGAAGTTTAATAGCCTGATGCTTATCCTTTGGAGCAGGACTCAGTATTCTGACCTCATCAGCCATAGCGAGAATTGCGTTATATTCAGTTTTTCCGAATCTGCCGTAGGTGGACCACGGAGCAGACTGGTTTTCCATAGGAACGTAGATGATGCTTTTGATATTAGGTCTAGAGAGTTTTACACTTTCTATGGCCTGTGCAATTAGCTGATCGGCACCTTGAGCTCCTCCTGTGATGAAAGTGTCAAAGCCTTCGTCAGCGTAGCTAGTAATTTGCTCTGCAATTTTTTCGCAAAGTTTGGCGTAATTCGTATCATCGTTATAACCGTAAAGTCTCACAGGTCTAGGTCCTGTAAATGTCATGGTCTTTCCCATTAGTGAATCTCCTTTCTGATATCACCTAAAGTTTTTCTGTTATCAGGTGCTAGGGGAACTGTTATCCATTTGCCATTTGCTGTTTTAGTCCTGAGTCTTAGCTTAAGTTCTTCGAGCCTTCTGGTGTCGTGCGTTTTTGAGATTCCATTTTTCATAGGTATTATATCCATAGATGGTGGAATTGTGATCCTGAAACACACCGAAACGTTTTCAGGTAGTTTATTACCACTATAAAGCTCTACATATTTAGCTGAGCTAATACGGGTAGCACTATCATCTATGATGTAACGAAATCTATTAGGTTTATTTGTAAGCATAATAAAGGACTCCTTTCTATTTTTTATCAAATAATTGTATATTCGCGATTATCTATTGGCTTGCTCTGTCAAGCTTAGATGTAATTTTTTTTAGATGGTTTTATAGTAGTATATCGTATTTTTATACTAGGAGATCACTTTGAGGGCTCTTTTTGGGCCAAAATTGGTCTAAAAAGTGTTGACAAGCTGTTTAAAATTTGTTATAATTAGCTCATAAATCAAAAGAAATTGACTGAAAGGAGTTTGTTAAATGAGTTCAAATACTAAGAAATGTCGCGTGAGATTTACAGTACCAGAAGGTGATAATGAGGTTATTAAGTGGCTTAAATCCCAGGATAATGCCTCGATATCCCTCAGAATGCTGATTAGAGACGCGATAAATCAGATAGGATATTCAGATTACTTCATGGCATCAAAACCCGTTAAAACGGAAAATAGAGCCTCGGTTTTACAAAAACCAGTTCCGAAAAAGGAAGCACCTATTAAAAAGGAGGTTTCTGAAGAAAAAGAAGCATCAGGTGAGAATATTAAGCAGTCACTTGGCAGTTTTTTAGATATGTAAAGATGGGGAGTTTGATATGAGAGTTAAAAAGGCAACATCAAATGATGTTTATCAGGGAGTTAAGTTTATAGTTGATATGGATTTTGATAATTTATCTGAAAAAGATGCGGTAGTTCTTCAGTCTGTGATTCAGCTTTCAGAGTTTATAGAAAATCGTATTTACGATAAGCTTGCTAGCGAAATTTCTGAAGAGTTTCCTGATGAGAATCTTTCATTTATAGATTTTTGCTGCTATGGCGATCATATATCTGTTAGGTTCATGAGTAAGGATATGGATATTATTCGCGATATGAGTTATAAAGATTTAGTAAAGGAGTAGATTAGAAATGAGTAATGGAATTAAAGTAATAGCAGGACTTGATATAGGTAACGGCTATGTGAAAGGCAAGGCGTCCTTTGAGGGAAGAAAGCCTCTTATGATAGATATGCCTAGCGTAATATCATATACAGCAGTTAGTAATATGCCTAAGGTGGTAACGCCTGAATATATTAAGAACTTTGATAATGAGATGGATGTTACTATTAATAGTAGGTCGATAAAAGGCTTTGATGCGGGCAGGATGTTCGTTGGACAAAGAGGTATACACTCAGGTGGAAATCTTAGAGAGTTTAATATAGAAAATACGGTGCCTAAGTGTCAGGATGCACTTTCTACTATATTAATACTATCTGCTCTTGCAAGTGCGTCTCTTAGAGATTATTATGAGCTTAATGGAAGGCTTCCTGATGACAATAGGCTTGATATTGATGCCTGCATAGGTATAGCACTTCCAATAGAAGATTTCATGCAGTGGAAGGATGTGTACGCTCAGTCACTAACATCAGTTGATCATGACGTAATAGTGCATAACTTCGAGCAGGATATCACCATCAGAGTGCATTTTAGCAGAGTTGTTCCACTGGCAGAAGGTGCTGCTGCACAGTATGCAATAACTAATCTTGGCAGTAAGTTCTTACAGCTTGTGCTTGATGATGCAAGAGCTATGGGTGCTAATATAGATCCGGCTTACACAGGAGAGGTTTTAGCATCTGTTGAGAACACTCTTGGTATAGATATAGGAGAAGGTAATGTTAATTTTCCTGTGTTCTCAGGCGGAAGTATTAATGTAGAAGCTTCAAGGTCTATTAATAAAGGCTACGGAACAGTTCTTACAGAGGTTATTAACATTGTGAGAAATGAGCAGGGCATGAGCTTTGATTCTAGAAAAGCTTTAGCAGATTTCATGCTCGAAGAAAATCCAACTCCTATTAAAAGGAAGAAAAAGGAAAAACTACAAAGAGTAATAGATGCTCAGGTTGTGGAATTTGTTAGAGATGTGATCCGTGAGTTTACTAATATCTATAGAAAAGTTGGGGCACAGCTTGATGTGATTTACATCTATGGTGGCGGAGCAAAAGATGTTCAGAGAGTTTTATATCCTGCGCTTCTTGCTGAGGTTTCTGATGAGAATGGAGATACTCTTCCTGTCATTTACCTTGATTCAAGTTATAGCAGGGATCTTAACAGAACAGGTCTTTATGAGGTTGCTACAGTTGCAGCAAGTGCTACATGGAATAAATAAGGAAAGGAAAATTATTATGGAGAAGAAATTTGATAAGAGAGACGTTCTTATGCCGACAGCAGCTCTTGGAAAAATGGTGCTAGATGACCTTGAGGGAGCGAAGAAGGAGAAGCCTCTTCACGATAGAGAAGGTGAGTTTGGAGCATCGTTTAACAACATGGTAGATAATGCCATAAGAGATGATAGAGCATCTAAACTAGAGGCTCTTGATGAGAGACTTGCTAAAGGTAAAGCCGTAGCCGATGCTGAGAAAGCAGAGCTTGCGGGCTTACAGCTTCAGAGAAAATAAGAAAAGAAAAACCCCAGTTAATACTGGGGTTTTGTTATTACATTGCAGTTTCTGCTTCTGCTACAGCATCTAGCGGAGCCGCTGCGTGCGCACGTCTAGCTTCTGATGCTGTCTTTGACTCCTTAAGTCTTACTGTGTCGATAACAGGTGTTAGACCGTAAACTGTCTTACCTGACTTATCTGTGTACTGGTTTGACTCTAGGTGTCCGCCAACTCTTACAAGCATTCCCTTGTCCATGTTAGCGTATAGTCCGTTACCAGATGTAGCTACCTTGTCCTTGCTGATGAAGCGTTCTACAGGGATGAAATCTGCTTCTTCTTCGCCGTCCTTATTCTTGTAATTTCTACTAACAACAACAGTGAACTTAACCTTTCTACTGCCATCTGCGTTGTCAAAGAATACAGGGTTTCTTGCTAGTCTACCTTCTACCTCGAAGTGATTGTCCATGTTAAATGCCATATCTATGACCTCCTTGAATTTTTTATATACTTTAATTATGAAGATTCTTTTCACCTTATATGAGTCTAACGTGCCTCTTATATATGTAATTTTTGCACTGTACCATATTGGTTTCATTCATTTTCTTCACTATATCTTCCGGAATGCAGAGCATTCTTTTTACGCTAACTTTGACAAACCGGTAAAGCTATAGCATAGCTAAAAACCTCTCAAAAATCAAAATTATTTTTCATTTTACACTTGCTTTTTCTCCTGATTTATGGTAGTATATGAGTAGTTTATAGCACAAGGCTATTTCAAAAAAAATCTATAGAAAGGGAGGATTTCTTATGCAGAATTTTTTATCAAATAATCGCGCTAGATGTGCGGGCATTGCGATGTTAATTGTATGCGTGGTGGTTGGAACAACTGCAGCATATAAGCATTTTAGCAATAGCTCTAAAAGTAGCGTGAGTGCTGTTAAGACAGGTACATCTATGGGTAGATCTATGCTTATGGATGAGCTTGATGATGCTCAGAAGGGTGATCCCGCTCTTAAATCGTTTGAGACATTTTTTGCTCAAGATAAGTATGGAGCGGACCTATGCTTTGTAACTTGTAATTATTCCGACAAAGTAAGATCAATAAAGACGGACATCAAAGGCAATACTATCACTATTAAGATTAAGTATAATAATGTGATAGAGGATAAGGATAATTCGCTTGATGCAGAAGCTGATAGCATGTATCATGGATTTATTCCATATCTTGCTAAATTAGCTGATAAGGCTGATATTGATGATGGCGTTCTTATTGTTAGAGTTGAGAATGGTGACGGTTCAACAATGCTAGACAAGTCGTACAAAATTAAAAGGGAATAAAGGGAAAGGAGATAATTAATGTTTAAAAAAGTTTTAAAAAAGTTCGGAGCAATAGCACTTGCTACAGCGATGGTTTTTCCATCAATGGCAGGCATTGGCACATTTGCTAGTAACGCAGATGAAGGATCAAATAATGCTCCATTTATTTTCCATACGGAAAGAGCTTCACACACACTTACTTTTACGAAGTATGGAAATCTTAGTGCTAAAGTAGGTGGTGGCACAGCAGCTTATGTTGCAGATGTGCAAGGCATCACAACAGGTGTTGTTATAGCACCTAGACTAACAGATAGTGTCCATCAGATGACTCTTAGTGGTCTTCCGGGCATAACTGTATGTGTTAACCCAGTAGTTAATACAGGTCAAGGAACAGTTTATAATGATCATCATATCTTAGAAGCTACAGTATTAGATGCTAATAACATCGATGCATTCTTTGATAAGTATGCTAGCGTTATGTATCCTGAATCATTTTTACACGCTACAAAGGGTGTACTAAATGAAAATACAGATCTTCATAACGCATCAGGTGCTACTAATGGTGAGAAGTTTAGATGGCTTAGATCACTATTACCTGATTACACTCGTCAGTTCTTTTTCACAGCGCTACTTGCTCAGACTGATAGTGCAACTCTTGAGAATCTAAAGACTGTAACAGGTTCTGCTCCAGCGGCACCTTTCGATTATGCGTTTGTTCAGTGCGTTGCTTGGAATCAGTCAGTGGATAACCTGATCGCTGAGTATAAGTACGGCAAGCCAATGGGCGGAAATCTATTTGGACATTTCGCAGATACTTATGACCAGAATATGGCGTTTATCAGTAAGATTTATCAGGCTATCAAGGAAGGTAAAGTTAGAGTTAGTCTTCCTAAGATAACTGTTTCTCAGAACACAATCGCAGGTTATCCTAACGTCGCAGGAACTCACAGTAGAGATCAGGTTCTAAACACTATCTCAGGTAAGTTTGACGTTAATGGAAAACTTTCAGTCGTAAAGATATCAGCAAAGCCTGATTACACAACTAATAACAAGGCTTATGATATGACAGGTGCGACTTATGGAGTATTCTCAGACGCAGCTTGCACTAATAAGGTTGGAGAACTTGTAGTTAAGGATAACACAGGTGAGACAGAGCCTATTTCACTAACACCAGGAAATTACTGGGTTAAGGAGATTGCACCTGCTAAGGCTGGATATGGAATAAACACTAATGTTAAGCAGCTTTCAGTAACAGCAGGACAGCACAATAAGGCACAGCTTGGTGAAAACATGCTTGAACCATGCCTTGTAGATCCTATGAGAATTATGGTTCAGAAGAACATCGCAGGTTCTAAGAAGGCTGGAGAGCTTATGGGCGACATTCCTACACTAGAAGGAATTAAGTTCAGAGTAAGTTACTATACAGATCTTTATAAGTCAGTTGCAGAAGCTAAGGAGCACACTCCTTCATCAAGCGCAGTGTTTGCTACAGATGCTAAGGGACGTCTTCTTTTCCAGACAGCTACTCCAGTAGAGGGAGAGTGGACACATAAGGATTCTAGAGGAAGAAATATCGTTCCACTAGGAACATGTGTAATTGAAGAGGTATCAGCTATCGAAGGACTCAAAACGGGTCCTAGCGCAGCTTATCAGATTGTCGATTCAGGTGACCACAAGAACTCTAAGCAGATTCCTATCGAAGGAATTTCTAAGGCAGAAAACGAAGCAGCAGTTGGTGCTTTTGAGGACCCAGCTTGGGCAGGTTCTGTTAAGATTGCTAAGGCAGACAAAGACCTTAACGAGTCAGATTCACAGGGCGATGCTAACATCGAAGGTGCAAAGGTAGATATCATTAATAGATCAGCTAACCCAGTTGCTGTTGATGGTAAGATTTACGCACCAGGAGAAGTTGTACTAACACTTACAATGACATGGAACGATGCAGATAAGGCGTTTGAAGCAAAGACATCAGAGCATGCGCTTCCATACGGAACTTATGAGATTGCAGAGCAGAACCCATCGGGAGCTGTCGGCTATCACACAGGTGACGGAGAAGGCTGGAGCCGTACATTCTCAATCAGAAAAGATGGAGAAGTTCACAGCTTTGACCTTTCTGAAGGTGACGAGGCTAAGATTCTTAAGAAAAATGCTATCCACTATGGATGGATGAAGAATAAGGTATATCGCGGCGGAGTTATCGTAGGAAAGATTGATAGAGAGACAAAGTCATACACAGCACTTGGAGAGGCTAAGCTAGACGGCAGCATCTTCGAGATCGTTAATAAGTCAAAGAAGTCAGTAGTTGTTGACGGAAAGACATATAAGGTAGATGAGATTGTTAAGACAATCACAGCAGAGCCTATGGAGCATAACGGAAAGAACATCGTTGCAGCTTTCACAGGTGATGATTCGTTGCCATACGGAACTTACGAGATCCGTGAAAAGAGCTCAGGTAAGGGATACCTTTTCGATAAGGCATCTAAGCAGTGGAGCAAGACATTTAAGATTAGAGAGCAGGGAGAAGTTATCGACCTAACAGGTACAGATGATGCTGTAGCTAATCAGGTAATAAGAGAAGATTTCCACTTCCTAAAGAAGCAGGAAGCTGGTTCTTCAGAGCGTATGCCAAACGTAGCTTGGCTAATCACATCTAAGACAACAGGTGAAAAGCATATCGTTGTTACAGATGAGAACGGTGGATTTGACTCAGAAGCTATCGCTCATAGCGAAAAGACAAATTCAAACGATCCTACATCACCTATCTCAAACGGAGCAGTTGCTATCGATGAGGATGGAAATTGGTATGTAAAGGATTCAAGCAAGCTTGACGCAGAGGCCGGTACATGGTTCACAGGTACATCTCCTGATGCTACAAAGTGGACTGATGGCAAGACATACGAAGTAAATGGCGAGACTCAAGGCACAGTAAACGATAAGCTAAGAGCGTTCCCATATGATCAGTATATAGTTGAAGAGCTTCGCAGCGATGCTAATGAAGGCTTTGGACTAATCACAGTTGGAATTACGCTTCATAGATTCACAAAGGATCATGACGGTGCTGGAATTAATTATGATTACGGCACACTAAATGATAAGGCTATGGGAATAGGTACAACACTAACTTACGGAGCATCTGAGAAGGTTGTTCCAGCAGCTAAGGACACAGTTCTTAATGATAAGGTAGCTTTCTGGGGACTAGCCCCAAATAAGGCATATACTTTAAAGGGAGAACTTCACTTAGTAGATGCTGATGGTAACGACGAAGGTGTAGTTGCTGAAGCTGAAAAGGAATTTAATTCAGGCAGAGGCGAAGGCGATGCAGTAGTTGACTTTGTTGTTGATACTACAGACATGGGCGGCAAGAAACTTGTTGCTTTTGAGACAGTAGTAGATGCAAAGGGTAAGACTGTTGCTAAGCATAAGGACCTTAAGGATGAAGGCCAGACTGTATCTGTACCTAAGATTGGAACAACACTAAAGGGAAATGCTGATAACGAAGCACTTGCTAAGGATGACATTACTTTAGTTGATACAATTAAGTACACTAACTTAGAAGTTGGTAAGAAGTATCAGGTATCAGGTTCGCTTCACGTTAAGGACAAGGATGGAAAAGATGCAGGAGAGCTAAAGGATAAGGATGGAAATCCTATCACAGCAACATCTGAGTTTGTAGCTACTAAGACTAATGGCGAAGCAAGCGTTACATTTAACTTTAAGAATGTAGATTTTGCAGGTAAGACTGTTGTTGCTTTTGAGAGCGTATCAAAGGATGGCGTTACATACGCAGTTCATGCTGATATTAAGGATAAGGCACAGACAGTACACTTCCCTAAGTTAAAGACTAAGGCTCTTGATGCAAACGATAACGACAAGATGGTTCTTGCAGAGTCAAATCAGAAGGTTAGCGATGCAGTTACTATCTCAAACATCGTTAAGGGCAATGAGTATAAGCTTGTTGGAGAAGTTCACGTAAGAGGTGATAATGGCGAGGATCTTGGAGCAATCGAAGGTGCTACAGCCGATAAGACTTTTACAGCAGAGTCAGCAAGTGAAGAGCAGAGCCTAACATTTAAGTTTGATGCATCAAAGTATGCAGGAAAGACACTTGTTGTCTTTGAGAAGCTATACAGAGGTGATGCGTTTATCGGATCACACGAAGACATAAACGACGAAAGTCAGTCAGTATACGTACCATCAATAGGTACAACACTAACAGGTGAAACAGGTCATGTTGTTAATGCAAAGACTAAGACAATTAAGCTTGAGGATACTGTTAAGTATAAGGGTCTTGAGCCAGGCAAGGAGTACACACTAGAGGGCGTGCTTCATGTTCAGAAGACTGACGGCAATGGCAAGGTAACAGATAATGGCGTTCTTAAGGATAAGAATGGCAAGGAAGTTACAGGTAAGGCTAAGTTCACAGCAGAAAAGAGCTCAGGTACTGTAAAGGTAAACTTTGAGTTTGAAGCTGAAGATTTAGAAGGTAATGCAGTAGTTGCATTTGAGACTCTAAAGCAGGGTGATACTACATACGCAGTTCACGCTGATATCGAGGATGAAGGTCAGACAGTTAGATTCCCTAAGATTGGAACAAAGGCATCTGACGCTGCAACAAAGACAAATCAGGGAGCTCTAAGCACAAAGGTTAGCATTATCGATACAGTAGAGTACAAGGGTCTTGAGGCTGGAAAGGCTTACGACGTTGAAGGCACGCTACATATTCAGAAGCTAAATGACAAGGGCGAAATCGTTGATGGAGGTATCGTAAAGGATATTAACGGAAACGATGTTATAGCTAAGGCAACATTTGTTGCTGAGAAATCAGACGGCAAGGCTGAGGTAGCATTTAACTTCGAGGTTAAGTCAGATGCACTAATCGGAAAGACTGTAGTAGCGTTTGAGGATCTCAAGCGTGACGGAGTGCTTCTAGCAAGCCATGCAGACATCAAGGATGAGGCACAGTCGGTTCGCTTTATGGAGGTCGGTACTACACTAACAGAGTCAGGCAGCAGCGCTAAGGTTGTAGGCATTGCAACAGATATTAAGCTAGTTGATAAGATTGAGTACAAGAACCTTACAGTGGGCGAAGAGTACACATTCAAGGGCAAACTTGTAGATGCTAACGGCAAGACTCTAAAGGATGCTAAGGGTAATGAAGCAGTAGCTGAAAAGACTGTTAAGGTGACTTCCGCAAACGGAACAGTTGAGCTTGAGTTCTCAGTTGACACTTCAAAGATGACAAGCGGATCTAAGATAGTTGCTTTCGAGCAGGTATTCGCAGGAGAAACTTTAGTAGGTTCCCACGAGGATCTAAACGATGAGGGTCAGACTGTAACAGTTGTTACATCACCTGAGAAGGTAAGACTAAATACTGGTATTGATAACTATGCTCTAGCAGTTACGCTAGGAATGCTTGGCATCACAGCACTAGCTGGCGCAGCTCTTGCTATCAAGAGACGTAAAGCTAATAGATAGTCTTAAATAACTAATGAAACGGTCTTCATATCGAAGGCCGTTTTTATTTTTCACTTGATAAATCAAGCTATTTGTGATATACTTTACGTATTACAAAAGGAGGCTTAATATGAAATCTAAAACAAAAGATAGATTATTTTACATATTAGTAATAAGTTTAGTCGTTGCCGTAGCTATCGGGTGCTTTGCCTATATAATAAAGGATAGAAATAACTTTAATAAAAACAAAAGCGAAGCGGATAGGCTATTAGAACTATCTAAAACGCCAGAGCCTGTAATTAAGGCTGATATAGATTCTAACCTACTAAGGCGTATAGACTTTAATGAGCTTACAGCTAAAAATAGCGACGCTACACGGTGGCTATACGTTCCGGGAACTAAACTGGATTCTCCTGTAATGCAGGAGCAAGTCCCAGGGCGATATTTTTACGATTTAAGAGGTTTTAATAAGCAGTGGAACGGATGTGGGTCTTTTCTTGTTCCTGCTCACAGCGGGGAAATTAGCGATGCTCACACGCTTATATTAGGGCATAGGATGAACTCTTATAACGGAGAGTGGCAATTTTCGGAACTTCCTGTAAGATGGGGCAGCAAACAAGGAGCAGAGGCTTATCAGTATGTTTATGTGTATCATAAAGACCGTGCCCAAAGATGGAGAGTATGGGCAGGTATGGATGCTGATCCAGAGGATATGATATATGACACTCCTTATAGACTCGGAAGCGATGACTATGAGGATATGCTAAACCATATAGCTGAGTATTCAAGATATACAGTAGGGGATAGACCAACGAAAACTAATGAGACCCTTATCCTTTCTACGTGCAATCAGGTTGGGTATGTTTGGAAGAGGTTTGCTCTTACATGCGTTCTTGATGCTGAGTATTATTACAATGAGGGTAGATATGTTAATATAGGCGATAATTTAGCTTATAACTTTTGGAAAGCAAATTGGGATGAGAATGATAAAATAGATTTTGGAGGTTTTCATGGCTAAGGAAAATACAGTTAGATTTACAGCAAGGTTTGATCCAGACTCGTATGAGAAACTTAAGTATTGGGCTGCTAAGAGAATGCTTAGCGTTAATGAGTACTTAGAGCTTGCACTTGAGCATATGATCGCTTGGGAAAATAGTGACTACGATTTACCTAGAGCGGAAATTGCAAGACTTAACCAGCTTATAGATGCTATGACAAGTCTATCGTCTAACATTAAGTCTTTGGAAGACGTTACAGTATCAGGTTTTGAATCACTTATAGGTCTTACTAAGGGTGATAGTAACTATCTTAGCCCTGAAGACGGTGAGCTATAGAAAGTTGGTGATATAGTATGTCTGTACAAGATAGATTTAAAAAATACACTGATGATTTTAAAGGTAAAGACGCAAAACCTACGGATTCTGAAGAGGAAAGCATGCAGGAGAAGCCTTCTGAGGAAAAGCCTTTAAGTGAGGAAAAGCCTGAAGAAAGTAATGATGCCGAAGATTTTACAGCAGTTGTTATGGCAGATTCTGGCAATAGACCTATTCCTAATATAGAAGATGATGAAAAAGTCGATACAGAGGCTGATATTGAATTTAGTCCAAGTGGCGTTCATACAAGCAGTAATTACGCGGCGAAAGCTGCAGAAACTATTGATATGCCTCCTAGAAGAGAAACTATAGAAGAGCCAGAGGTAGTGCTTAAGGATCCTGAGTCTACGTCTTATATAAGGGAATTTCCTACAGCACTTCTTAACGTTGCTATGGCTATGTTTCCCGGTAAAAGTCAGACGAAGGCCCTGTCGTGTTATATAGCTTATTATTCAGGCGTTACACAAGGTCTTTCGGATGACCTCATTGATTATGTTGAAGCTAAAAAGCGTAAGGATGATAAAAACGATTCGCTTAAGGTTTTGACAAGTCAGGTCGGCGCTTTGACAGCAAAGATTAAGCAGCTAGAGCTTAATATCTTGGCAGTAGAGCTTGGTACAGCGTCTTTGATACACGATAAGTTCGGATACGCGCAAGGAGGTTATCCTAAAAATGCATCTGAGCTTGACTTTAATAAAGTGGGCGTTTTGACTGTGAAAGACAGGCTCGAATACTCAGGAAAAGCTGTGAAAATGGACGCTGCTGCTAAGAAAGGCAGAGAAATTTATCACAGTAAATTTAGTGCAAAATAATAAAAATCTCTTGATTTTTGAGATGAAATTTGATATAATATAGCTATATTATGAAAGGAGCAATTTATGGTTGGAATTTTAGCAGAGAAGCCATCTCAGGCTCGTAATTTCGCAAAAGCTTTGGGTGGTATGACTGGTACATATAACGGAGAATCATACGTGATAGTTCCCGCAAGGGGTCATTTGTATGAGTTCTCAGATCCATCTAAGCAGGTTCCTGCATCACTTGCAAAAACTTATAGTTCATGGACGCTTGATGCACTTCCTTGGGATGAATCAATTTTTGCATGGAAGAGAGAAAAAAAGAAAGACACAGCGCAAACGCTTAAAACTATAAGGGATACCTTTAGTAAGTGCAGCGAAGTAGTCATAGGAACGGATGATGATCCGACTGGAGAAGGAGAGCTTATTGCGTGGGAAATACTTTCAGAGCTTGCTTTAAGGCCAGCAAAGGTTTCTCGTATGTATTTCACAGATGAGTCTGAGAAAGAAGTTAGAAAGGCTTTTACGAACAGAAAGCATATACCATCTATGACGGCAGATATGGACTATGTAAAAGCGCTTTACAGAACGCAGTGGGACTTCATGTCGATGCAGTTTACTAGAATAGCAACTCTTTCAGTAGGTGCTAACAATGTAATCTTAAGGCAGGGACGACTGAAATCGGCAATAGTTAAGCTTGTGGGTGATCAACTAGAGCTTATTAAGGCATATAAGCCTGTTCCGTTTTACACAAATAAGTTTAAAGATGAGAACGGGCATATTTATGTAAGTGTAGATGAGCCTTCGTATGATTCTAAGGATAAAGTTCCGATAATATATAAAACATCTGCTGTTATCATAGATTCTAAAAGCATGGCAAAGACAGCTCCTCCTAAATTGATAGACTTAGCATCATTATCTGCTAAGTTATCATCAAAGGGAATTAAGGCTGACACTGTTCTTAAGACTTATCAGAAGATGTACGAAGCACAGGTTGTTTCGTATCCTAGAACAGAAGATAAGTTCATTACACCAGAACAGTTTAACGATCTTTTGCCACATGTCGATAAGATAGCAAAGCTCGTAGGTGTTGACACTAATCTTTTAAGTCATAGAAGTCCTAGAGCAACTCACGTGAAAACAGGATGTGCTCACGGTGCGAATAGACCTGGTCCTAAAGTTCCAACTAACCTAGATTCTTTAGACGGTCTTTATGGAGCAGGTGCTAAGGATATTTACATAATTCTTGCTAAGAATTATCTATCGATGCTCGCTGAAGATTATGTCTATGAAAGACAGCTTGGGCATCTTGAAAAATATCCAGCGTTCAAAGGTTCTGCTAACATTCCTATGTCGCAGGGTTGGAGAGCTGTTCAGTATGACGCTGAAGATGATGATATGAGTTCTGATGTAAATGGCCTCGGTATAATAGCAAATCCATTCATATCAGAAGATGTCCCTTCAAAGCCACAAGCGCCGTCAGTTAGATGGCTTATGAAGCAGCTTGAGAAATACGATGTAGGAACAGGTGCTACTAGAACAAGCACTTATGCAGATGTTACAAGTGCAAAGGTAAAATGTCCTCTCCTTAGCGAAAAGAGGGGCAAAATAGATATGACAGAGTACGGTCAAATGAGTTACGGCATTTTGCCAGGTACCCATATAGGGGATCTTAAAATGACAGAAAAAGTTATGTCAGATATGAGGCTTATTGCAGAAGGGAAAGCAAGCCCTTCTGATTTGCTAAAAGAGATCAGGCAGCTTGTAAAAGACGATATGTCAGTTATGCAGGCTAACGCTTTAAAAGTAAGAAAGGAATTTGGAATTATGTCAAAGGATTTTGAGAAAAAGGAAAAATATCAAGGGGTATGGAAAGGCGATACAGTGTCGTTTACTCGTACTTGGGGTGGTCATAGATTCACAGATGAAGAGTGTGCAGCTCTTTGCAGAGGTGAAGAAATTGAAGTCCACGGCCTTAAGTCAGCTAAAGGAACTACCTACGGAATAACTGGAAAGTTAGCTCAGCTAAGTTATAACGGAAATAGCTACGTTGGTTTTGAGCGAACCGGTTTTGCGTCTAAGACAGGCGTTCCTGATTCTTGGTGTGGTCATGACTTTACAGATGAGGAAAAGGAAACTCTTGAAAACGGCGGTACGGTGATGCTTGACGGATGCCTCAGTAAAAAAGGCAACATATTCTCTTGTGAAGTGAGCTACGGCACTAGAGAAGATGGCAGTAAAGGGATTATACCTAATTTCGGTTAAATGATTATTTAGTCAAACAAAGGGTCTTCTTGCTCTTTGTTTGGCATTTTTTACAATGTGGAAAGGAGGTCTTTAATGGCTAAATCAGTATATGCAGTTCGTGAAAGTTTGGATAAAGGTTTTGGCGATACTGAGATAAACGTTGGCGGAAATTCGGGCATAGGTCGCCCGATGAAGATAAAGGTTATTTTAGGATGGATACTGATGATGCTTTTAGGTCTTGCTGTTATAGCTAAGTCCTTTATGGCTCATGCAGGCTTGGGTCTTATCGCTTTATTTCTTATAATTTGGATTGCTCTTACGGCACTTCTTCTTACAAGAGATAAGACTGGTAGTCCTCAGTTCATGCTTATACCAACAATGATAAACTATCTACCTAAAAAGCTTCGCTATGTTATCACTAGAAAAAGCGCTGATGCAAATGATTTTTATAAGTTAGTTGGCATTGACGAGATCGACGATGATGGTCTTGTGTGTTATAGCGATGGAAGTTTTGGAAGAATTTATAGAGTTGTAGGATCTGCATCCATTTTGCTTTTCGATAGTGACAGGGATGCTATTCTTAACAGAGTTGAAAGATTCTATAACAAAATCGGAACAGATGCTACTGTTACTTTTATGACTACGAAAGAGGCGCAAAAGGTATATAGGCAGATAGCTAATCTGGAAAGAAAGTATAGAAATCTGGAGTTTGATGATCCAGATGTTAAAGAGATGGCTGATGCTGAGTATAAACAGCTATATTTTCAGGTTGGGGGTACGTTCAGGTCAATTCATCAGTATATGATACTTAGAGCTCCAAATGAAGAGGCACTAAGGCATATCGTAAATATTGTTGCAAGCGAGTGTGAAAACTCAAGTCTTATGTTTAAGCAGTGCGTTCTTTTAGGAAAGGCTGATATAGAACTCATGCTTAGAACAATATATCAAGGAAAGGAGTCGATATAAGATGGGAATAACTAAATTATTTCGTAAAAATAAAGAAGTTGAGCCAGCTAAGATGTTTAGCGATTATTCTCATCTTCTAGCGATAAAACCAAAAGAGCGATATGTGTTCCATAGTGATTATTTTAAAATTGATAATTACTACGCTACCATATTAAGCTTTTTTGCACATACAGAATCAACAACAGGTCTTTATCCATTTTGGGGTACTACCTTAATACCAAGAGGTCTTGATAGTGATATAGTTACTATAAATCTTGAAACAATATCAAGAGAAACAGACGAATGGATAAGAAGCCACCAGGCTACGGCAGAAGGTGTCACTAATATGACGGCAAATGCTCAGAGCGAAAGCGGAACTAAGACAGCAAAGCATAGAGCAGCAAAGGCTGAGGGCGATTTAGAGATAATCGCACAGGAACTTGCAAACGGAGCATCTTACCTTAATGTCCAGTTTAGAATAATGGTCAAAGCACCTACTTTGGAAAAACTAGACGTAGCAGTTGATACTATTGAAAGGTCGTATAAAGATGCTTTTGAGAAAGTGCTGAGCATTGGTTCATACACCGGTGAGCAAAAAAGAGAGCTTACTAATCTCTTTAATGATAGTAAGAGAAAGCTAGGAAAAGGAGTGCACTTCACTTCTACGGAATATGCAGGTGTCTATAACCTAGTTACACACGGTCTTGAAGATCCAGCAGGAGTTTATGTCGGCAGTATGATAGGTGATATAAATAACTCAGCAGTGCTTTTTGATCCACTTAGCTTCAAACATCACGCTGTTATCTCAACAGAGCAGAGGGACAAGAGAAGAGGTAGAGCATATTTAGCCGATATGTGGGGTGTAAAAATTGCTCAGTCAGCACTTCTTGATAACCAAAGAGTTGTTCATATAGTGCTTGACAGTGCAGATCTTGATGCGATAAGCCCTTTGTATAAGGCATCAACATATAAGATAGATATGAACAGTGGTGATGTTAATATGTTTGAGATGTTTGGTGATGTCAGTGATGAGCTTTCTATTTTCCCATCTCAGATGCAGAAGATAATTCTTATGGCAGAACAGGCGTATGAGGCTACGGATTCAGACAGGTCTATTATAAGAGGTTCCTTAGAGGAAATAGCTAAGGTCTTTTATGTAGAAAAAGGAATGTGGTATGAGAACGCTAAGGAAAATCGTGATAAGATTCGTATAGTAGGTATTGCCCACAATGAGATTCCAAAGCTTGAAGATTTCGTTATGTACTTAGATATGGAATATAAAGCACTGTCGCAAAAGACGGCAAGAGATGATGAGAAACTTCACGCACTTTCCGTTCTATCCACTACGTTCAAGAACCTTTTATCAAATAACGGCGATCTTTTCAACACTACTACTTCAGATAAGATTGATGGTGTAAAAGACGGCAGGAGGGTTATCTACGATTTCTCAAAGCTTATGTACAGAGGAAAAGGTGTTGCGATGGCACAGCTTGTAAATGTCATTAGTTATGCTGTACAGAACTTGCAAGAACGTGATATTGTAATAATACACGGCTGTGAAAATGTAGATAAAGGTATTAGAGATTATATGAATTTGCAATTCGAAAAACTTTATGAAAGAGGTGGAAAAGTGGTATTTCTATATAACGATATCACTAAAACCCTTAATGATGTAGATTTCAACCATTTCGATAAGGCAGATTATACAATCTTTGGCAATATGACACCTGCTCTTATAGATAGATATCAGAACCTATTAGGTCACGGTATACCTGATGATTTAAAAAGCATCATAGCAAGTAATAGTGATGCTTGCGGGTATATAAGAAGAGGTGTGGACAATGTTGTTTTTGTTCAAGATCTTAAATTAGTACCATCGGATGTACATATAAGCGAAAGGCAAAAACGCATTAAACTACTAAGTATTAAAGAAAGAAGGGAGGGCCAGATGCAATGACTTACGATATGAATAAAAAATGGCTTCATAGACTGGTTTCAATTTTCATAGTGCTTGTCATACTAATGAGTGCAAAAACTATTGCTTTTGCAGATGACGATGAGCATGAGAAAGAGTTTTCTTTCTATAGAGTATCGTCAGCAGCAACTTCGTTTTTTGACGAAGCTTATAACGGAGCTGATGAGAAAAACAAAGACGGTCTTGAAAAAGCTCAGGCAGCAACCTTTGGTAATGCTGGTGCTTATGTAGGATTCATGGATGAAGACTACCATAAAGGCTTTTTTGGAGCTATAGTATCGAGAGTGTCAAGCTCTTCTCAGGATAGAAACTACACATCAGTTTATGATACGAATGAGGCTGTTACGCAGTACATGCAGTATGGACACGCACTTCAGGCGTTAGGTCTTGATGAGGTAGGTTCTATGACCTTAGACTTTTCAGCAATAGGAAGGCTCTTTGCAGGAATCATCCTTTGGCTGATGTATACGGTAGCATCGCTTGCAACTCTTGTTATGGCAGTTTCTGTAGGATTTTTAAAGATGCTTAACCCGTTTGGCTGGTTCAGAGATATAGCAGCAGATTCTGTGGTTGGAGACTTCTTTTCAAAGAACGCTGTGGGAACTAACGTAGCAGGAGGAAGCTGGATATTCAGCGGTGTTGCTAGATTTATCCAGTCATATTATACATTTTTGCAGGACATAGGGCTTGTTGTAGTATCGCTTATCTTTTTAATAGGTGTAGCACTTGCTCTTATCTTCTGGAAGAAAAGTGAAGGTATTGGTTCTAAGTTTAGAAAGTTCTTTACAAGATTATTATTTCTTTTCATAGGAATACCGCTTTTAGGATCGCTTTATACTATGACTTTAGACGGATGTCAAAAGGCTATAGGGTCTTCGAACTACGCAGCCGATCAAGTTCTTATGTCAACGCTTGTAGATTTCCAAGGATGGGCTGAAAATTCTAATCTAGCGCTTCCGTCAGGAACTCGTATAACAGTTAAAGGAGCAAATAAAGGAGCTGCTAACGTTGATGCAAGTGCAACAACAGGTACAAGGCAACTCGCTCGTAAGATAAACTCTATCACATATGCATCTGTTAACTCAGGTGATGATAGCAGTATACTCTCAAAGGTAGATGAGTCCCAGCAGAAAGGAGCTATTGCAAATTTCGTATCTAACTATAGCGATGGTTCTGCTCTTATAGGTCGCTATATGAAGTCAAGCTATTATACAGCGTCTGACTATGAGACCTATTATAAGAAGTTCATCAACAGAGGTAAAACAGATGCTACATCTAGATCTGAGTTTTACGCATCATTTGCTGTGACAGGAGATGCTGATACTTATAAGGGTAAAACTCTTGAAGAAATTTCAGGAGAAAGCTCTACAAACGATGAGGTTCTTAAGAAGATAATAGGCTCTATCTTTAAATCAGGTCTTGCAAGAGCTGATGGAGCTGTGTATATGAACAATGGAGACGCTGGAATTTCTGCTAAGGGTAGAAGCACTATAACATATTCAGGAAGCTGGGATGGCGTTGCTATAAATAGTTATCAGGATCACGGCGGACTTTCTACTATGGCGATGTATAATTACCTTACAACAGACTTTGGGGATTCTACAGTTCGTACATATTCTGCTAATAAGGTAATGTCTCATATATCTAGAGACGGTCATAGGTCAGTTGCTCTTATAGGAACTGGAGGTATGAAACTTCTATATCTTCTAAGCGCACTTTCAATATTTGCAGGAACTGCTGTTATTACAATCTGCTATGGTCTAAGACTTATGTTTGCAGGTATCGGAAGAGGTTTTCATATGATAATGTCCGTACCTTTTGCAATGCTTGGCAATTTAAAAGCTATGGCAAAAGTTGCAACCTATGGTCTTATGATGATATGTGAGGTCGTGGGAACGATGATAGCTTATGCTATAGCTATAAATCTTTTCATAGATTTACAGACAGTATGGGAAACTCCGCTAGAGACTATGCTAAGCTCACAGGTATCCCACTCATGGCTTGTTGGAACAACTAACGCCTTTTCGGCAGCGCCATTTGCCATCACAACTACAGCTTTAATCTTTACGATATTCTTTAATATCTTCTTTACGATATCAGCTCTAAGATGGAGAAAAGCTGTCGTAAAAGCAATGGATGGCTATATGGGAGATATGATGGATAGACTCTTTACACCGGGCCTTGAGCGCGGTCAGGGAGCAGGTGCATCAGTAGTTAATACTCCTACAGCAGGAGAAAAAGTAAAAGGCGGTCTTAAGGCTGCAGGCGATGGTCTTAAGTCAGGTATCGGTATGGCTGCAGGTGCAAAGATGATGTCAGCGGGTACAGAAGGTCTCAATGACGGTATTAAGGGTCTTATGGGTGCTGTTAATAAGGAAAGAGACCCTGAGAGGATGTTCGGAGGATCAGGCGTAGATACTGATTCTATGAAGGATGGTAAGGACTCTGCATCTAGAGCAAACTTTGAGACTAATGCAGGAAGACTTTTAGATTCGCAAGGAGCATCGTCACTAAAAGACCTTAAAGCACTTCCTGGACCATCAGATGATAAGAATTCTGCAAAGAGTTTGTCAGCAGACGATGCTAAGGCTTCTAAGAAGCAGGAGAAAGATCTTGCTACAGAAAGACGCATGAAGTCGCTCACTGGCGATGTGTCAGCTCTTGAGCAAGAGGCTCAGCATAAGGAAACTAAGGAAGTTAAAAAGCAGGCTCGTAAAGATAAGATTAAAGGTAGCGCAAAAGCTGCGGGCGGCGTTGTTATAGCAGGCATGGGAGCTAAGACTGGAAACACTAAGATGATGGCTAAAGGCTCTAGAATGGCAGCTCAGAGAGCAAACGATGTCAGAAAAGCGGGAAGTAAGTCAAGAAATGCTAGCACTAAGGTTGCTGCTAAACGAGAGGCAATGTCAAAAGATGTTCCTCAGAGAGTGGAGAAGCAGTCTCAGACTCAGCAGGTTCCTAAGAAAGCTGATAATCAGGTTTTCCAGAGTCAGACTCAGAAGTATCAGCGCGGCGTTAGAGACTTTGCAAGAGCTAAGAGCCAGTTTGCAAAAGAAGGAAAGGCTGTTGTCGGAAGAAAAGAATATCACAGCATGTCAGAGCTTATGTCAGATGAGAGACTTTTCAAGATGAAAAAGCCTACAGATAAGAAGTAAATGTGATGGGGAGAGGTGTTTTCCTTTCCCCTCATTTATCAAAGTTTTTTAATCGAAAATACTTGACAAATTAGGTGTTTTTGAGTATAATAAACTTAAATAATATGCATATTGTTCTTCTTTTTGGGAGAACAGTTTTTTCAAAGTTTTATTATTCTCTAGGAAAGGAGGACAATCATATGTTAAACAGAGCTATAGTGGCATTAACAATGGATTGGGATGTTGGTACGTTTCTTCGAAACGCAACATCAACTATTAAGAGCTGGGGAGGCCTTGTAGTTATTCTAATAGGTGTTGTGATGGTAATTGCAGCTGTTTGGAAAGCAGCTCACGGACTTATGTCTCATGGTAAGGTTCAGACAAACTGGGCAATCGTTATTCTCTTGCTAGTTCTTGGTGGAGCTTTCATGGTAGGCGGATTTACATTCGTTTCTAACATCGCATCGGGCGGTAAAAAGACGCTTGAAGAGCTGGGAGGAAATGCGATTTACATGCTTCCGCTTTTCAGGTAATCGATGAGATTTCCCTCTGAGTTTTTGCGAGGTCTTAAGCTTATAGCGAGGGCCTTGTAAGGATCAGAGGGATTTTGTCTTTATATAAATATGGAGGAGGGAATTGATGAAGAACAATGTTGGTTTCTTTAAAATGCTAAGAAATAGAAGGCACTATAGAATGGAAATATTTAGTGTCCTTTTAATATTTTTAATGACAGTGTTTTTAATAGTCACGGCTCTTGGCTTTAAGGTTTATTTAAACAAGCAGTCGGTTGAACTTACAAATAAAGCAATATATACCACAAACTTTAAAACATCGCTCTCAGAGCAAAATGGTAAGGTTGAAGGTGTATTTAAAAGTAAAGATGGCTCTAAAGCTTTACTTCTTATTAAATTTGATAGTACAGCTAATATGTCTATAGATGCGAAGAATTATCAGCTATTTTTAACATCAGCTAATGTTAAGGGAAATGATGCAGCTCTTAGGAGTAGACCATCAGCAAGCATCTATATGTTCGGTAATACAGGTTATATGGGTATATATTTAGCGAACGCAGACGGTTTTAAGTCTCAGGTGCTTGATCTTACAGTAAGAGCTAATAAAGAGCTTACAGGTAATTCCGAGACGCCATCAAGCAAGGAATCTGATGCAAGCTTTTCAAAATATGATCAGTTTAGAGTTTATTTTAACCCAGGAGCAGGCCACGCTATTATTTTGAAATGTCTTGAGGGGAATAAAATTCCAACAGCTAAGGATCTTTATGATGGTTCTGTCACAGCTTTTGTTGAAAAAGATGTACATAAGTTACTTAATGATCAGGTTGAGAAGTTAAGACTTGATCTAAATAACATCGAAGAGAAAGAAAATCGTGTGTTTAATAGCGATAAGATACAAAAACAAGCTAGACCGTCTATTATCAGCGGCGATAAGATTATTGAAACTAAGGATTCAGATGGCAATAAAACTTATAAGTTTGTTGCTGGAAGTACTGTAAAAGGCGGAGTAGATTTTGACTGGACTGAAGGTTCTGTTTCTAAGGGATATTTAAAGAGCCTTATATCTAAAGAGGCCCCAGGTCTATCTATGGAGCAGTATTTCACTATGAAGTATAAAGAGTCATCAGAAAATGAATTTGATATAAATTCATACACTTGGCTTCTTGAAGATGGCACAGCTCTCAAAGATACAGCAGGTAGTGAAAACGTAAGATATAAAGGTTATAACGAAGATGTTCAGGATATGACAGCGGCTTGGAGACAGTATTACAACGATAAGAAGGAATATCAGACCAAACTTTTGTTTAAGCTTTTAGAGGCTGAGACATATTCTAATATCGTAAAAGATACTACGACAATAAACACAAGTGATAAGGTAATTCAGTTATACTAAAATAAAGGAGGGGTGGCGTGATGCCAGAGCAGAAAAGCGGTATGATAGGAAAAGCACCTGTGGATAAGTTTAGCGAAGGCGCTATTGCCACAGATCCTAATAAGGATAATAATAAGACAAAGGCCGAGGGTGATGACTCTAAAAAGCAAGGTAGTGCTCTAAAAGCTATAGGCGGTGCAAAAGCTGCTCACGGAGTAGGTATGATAGCAAAGCTTTTAGTACTATCTAAGATGCTAACAGGTGCTGCTACTACAGCACTTGCTTCTGCAGGAGGATTTTTAGCAAATACTTTAGGTCTAGCACTCAAAGCTCTTAATACGGCGTGGGGCGCTATTACTTCTGTTGCATCAGGAATTGCAGGCTTTTTCGCAGGAGCAGGGGCTGCTGTTGGAAGTGCTTTAGGTCTTGGCGCTCTTGGAACAACCATAGCTACAGCCATAATAGCTGTTACAGTTTCAGGATCGGTTTTGTTTTTCAGCGTTGGAACTGTTTTAGTTGCTACTAATCAGACTTCTCTTAGAGAAGGCAATCTCATAGCTACTGATTGTAATAAAGATGTTAAATATGCAAGAGCTGCAGATTCTGTAGATGCATCAGAGGCTCAAATGCAAAATGCAGAGACTATTTACTCGGTGCTTGCAACATATGGTCTTGATAAGAATCAGGTCGCTGGAGTTTTAGGTAATTTCAGCGCAGAATCAGGCATAGATACTACAAGCGTAGAAGGCATAAGTGATGAGAGATACTCAGTCACAGGTCCTAGAAAGTCAGCAGCTTTATCAGACCTTGATGCTTATACAAGAGGTCCTTTGTCAAGGCAATATGGAGGCTTTACAGGATCAGGTGGTCCTGTTAAAAATCCAGGAGGCTATACGGCAAAGGACGGCAAGATGTACCCCGGTATAGGTCTTGCCCAGTGGACAGCAGGTAACGCTAAAGCTCTTATGGATGTTGCCCAGGCGAATAATATGGAGTGGCACACAGCAGATTTTCAAATAGCTTATATGATAGCTAAGGGAGATTCTCCTACAGGTTATAAAGACTTTTGGGCAAGATATAAAAGCGATACGGCAGGAGCTAGCCCTAGAGAGTGCGGAAGATATTTTTCTCAGCATTTTGAGGGTAATACGCAAAACGCAATGGAAAAAAGATTAGGTCTTGCAGAGTCTTGGGCAGGAAAACTTTCTAGCATGAATGTTGATACAGCTAAGGCTAGAAGCCTTTTAGACTTAGCCACTAATATGGGTCTTAAAGCAACAGATGCAGGAACGCATAAGGCACTAACTAAGTGTAAGAGTTCTCAGAAGTATGATAACTCTTCAGCAGCTCTTGCAGCATCATCTTATGCGTGGGATACAGCAGATCAGGCAAAGGGTAATGACGGAACAGCTCTTTATAGAAGAGTCCACGATAATATTTGGGGAAGTGGCCTTATATACCAGTCTTGCGATTTTGGTGTAGCGACAGCTATTAGATGGTCAGGTACTGATGAGACATATCCTAGCAGTGACTGTCCTACTCAGCTTTCATATCTTCAGACATCGTCTAAGTGGAAGAAAGTCGGATATCTTACTAAGATGAGTCCTAGTGAGCTTCAGCCAGGAGATGTGTGTATACATAAGAGTCATACGATGATTTACATAGGAAAAGAGGCTATGATAAAGTATCATCCTAATAATACCGGCTTATCAGTCAGCGCATCTTATTGCGAGCGTTCTCCAGGAGCAGATAGCTCTGTAGAAGGCTATCAGCAAAACGCAGATCCTAGAGGCGATTATATAGTCTTTAGATGCGTTAAGCCTGATAAAGGCTCTAAGTATAAAGATGCTGGAGCAGGAGCAAAATAAAATATAATAAACTTAATATTCACGGCTTGCAATTTTTGTTAAGCCGTGTTATAATATGCTCATATATCAAATGTTTTATATACGGAGGTATGGATAAAATGTCTAAAAAGAAACTACCTAAAAACCTAGCTGTTATTATGGTATGCTCTGCCCTTATAATAGGTTCCATCGGATCGGTAGCTTATGCCAAATACGATGTTAGCAAATCTAAGGCTCAGGTTAGAGAATATACTACTAAAATAAACGCTTTAAAGTCTGATATATCTAATATGAAGGACACAGAGCCTATTAAAAAAGAAGATGTTTATAAGAACTTAACAGCTTTATCTACTTCAGGAAAAGCTATAGAGGTACTTCAGAATAGATATAGCATCATTGATAAGAATGATTCAGAAGCTCTTGCTAAGAATGCAAAGGATCTTATGGCTTATAGCGCTAACGGTCAGTCAGGTATAGAGACTCCGTGGTTTACGATTAATAAGCCTGATGAGAAGGCTGTGTGGACTATGAGAGCTACTTATGAGTTTGCAGGCGATACTACAGATGTTATGTGGATTTGCAGAGCTAATAACTCAAAGGAAATCCTAGCAGTAACTACGGCAAAGTATAACGCTAAGCTTGATAAGTTTTCTGATTTTGAAACAAGGTTAACTGGAGCAGGATACGACTACGTTAATCCGACAAACGACAGTGGTCTTACAAAAAGAGAAGGTCTTGAGAAACTTATTGAAAAGCTTCAGGTTAGCGAGGGTTACGAGCAACCTATTACTCCTGAAGAAGGTCAAGCTCAAGTTGATGCTAGAGAATATCTCAAGCAGCAGGGAAATTAAGGAGGCTTATTATGGAACACGATAATCGTAAAGAGTTTTATCATAAGGTTTTAGCAATAGTTATTTGCTCTGTTATATTTTTTGTCAGTCTTGGAGCTTCTAGTATGATTCATAAGTCTTATGCTAAAAGAGCAGAGTCTGCTAGACTTTCTATGAGCGAGCAGTATAATAAGCTAGCTACCTTAAAAGCTAGTCAAAAGAACGATGAAAATGCCGTTAATGAAGAGATGACAGGTCTTGATAAGCTAAGAGTCGAAAGAGACGACAAAGCCTGCGAGAAGTTCATCAAGAGCGTCACAACATGGTCTTCTTCGGCAGAGTATAAAGCCGCAAGATCTGATGTCATTAAGAAGTATAAGATTTCGGAAAGCTCAAGCTTTTTAACTCAGTTTATGCCAGAAGTATCTGATTTTAAAGCAGGGGGCCTAATGTTTAATGAGATCGATTCTAAGAAGATTAATATGCTTTTTACAAGCATGAAAAGCACTGTGCTGAGCATAGATGGAGATACGTACACTTACTACACAGTGGTTACAGTCGGTTCAAGTAATAATAAAGGTGCTACGGTATCAAATGATGTAGCTTTTGTATATAGTACAAATTCAGATCATCAGATATTAAGTGTTGAAGCATATACGCTTCTTAAGTAGTAATAAGATAGGGGTTTGAAAATGAAGAATAAAAAAGAACTAAAAGAAAAAGAAGTTAAATCTCGTTATAAAATAATAGCATGGCTATTTCGAAGAGCTTTTATGGCATTTTTCGTATATATCAGCTTTACAGCGTTTGTATTTGATATTACGCCTAAGATGGCTGCTGCGATGTTTCATACGAATATCAAAGGCTTAGGTCTTTCAAAAGGAGTTCCTCAAGATATGTTTTGGGGATCTATGATTAGCCTTTGGATACTTCCGCTAGCAGTTATGACTACCGGTCTTTTCATCTTGATGATGATTTTGTATCGCTATGTATGGAAAGTAAGCGGTAAGGTAAGCGATCGTTTTGTTTTAGCTCGTAAGGCTAAAGAGCCTACTGATAAATAATTTTTTGTATAATAGAAAGGAGAGGTATTATGATAATACCAGGACTCAAAACATCCCATAGACTTTTTACTATGAGTAACAGGCTTGAGGATAAACATCTTAAATTTTACAACGACTGTCCTATGACGATAAGTTTTAAACCGGCTATAGCAACAAGATATTTCAACACTTCGGCAGATCCAAATCTTCCTTGCAGGCCTTATATAGAAATGCTAGGACGCGTTACAGAGCTGCATGGTGATGTAACTGATGATAAGGGAAATGTAGTATCAGATATTACTGGTTTTAAGTTCGATGAAGGCGACGGTATTTCGGCAACTATAGTTTATTATATGCCCGATGAGGAAATAAAGGCTGCTGTTGATAAAGGTCTTTTCACAGCTAATTTCGATTGTGATGATGCTTTTTATAACAGTGAAATTAAACTTCAGTCAAGCTGCGATGTCGCTCTTATACCAACTGACGGAATCCCGATTGCTTTTGTAGATATTCCAAACTCACATCTTCTCACTATGGATGCATCTGATGGCTATAACGTGAGTGCACTTTTCTCTTCACCAGATGCCGAGAAGACTGATGATTTTACTTTGGATTTTGATGATAATATCTTCGACGATTACGATGTCGATTATTATGAGTCAGAGGCGCTATTCGATGAAGAGCCTGAAGTAGAAGAAGTAGAGGCAATAGAACCTGAAGTTACCGCAGAGCCTGATGAGATGGAAGTTATATACGATACTCGGGTAGAGCCTAAAATCATCGAAAGAATAGAGGCTTCTGAAGATGCTGCGTCATTAGATCAGCCTGATGAGATTCCAGTAATAGATGATGTTTCAGAGGTTATAGAAGCAGAGCCTGAAAGGAAAGAAATAGACGAAAGATTCTTCGAAAATGAGGGCAAACAGGAAAGCTTTATAGATTTTTCGTCATTTTAAATGATTGAAAGGATGAGCGGTCTCCTTACAATAAAGAGAAGGTAGGACTTTTAGTCTTACCTTTTGTTTTTAAAAAGATTACAGAAAGGAAGTGCTTAAATGGGTTTAAAACAAAATATCGTTATAGTTAGTGAGTACTCAATAAAGCACAAAGGTGGAGGCGGCTCGCGTGGAGGTACTCCTGGAAGTTATGTGCTCAGGTATATGGCAAGAGATGGTGCCACTGAAGACCTTGCCCCTGTAAGGCTTGAAGATGCTGATGCTTTTATTCAAAGGTATATGTTAAGAAGGGAAGCTACAGAAAGTCATGGAAGTGTCTCCGGGGTTAAATCAGGAATGAAAAAGGCTCAAGGTAATGGAGGAGTTGCTTTTGGAGCAACCGGTAAGTTTGATGATGGTGATATATCACTATCTCATAACAAAGTTGCTAGAATGTCAAAGGATATCCAAAAGCATTTTGATGATGGTAAGACAGCTATTAAGACAGTTCTTTCTTTTGATCTTGAGTATCTAAAGAAACACGGGATAGTAGAGCCTGATTTTGAGCCTAAAGAAAAAGGCGATTATAGAGGAAATATCGACCAGATGAAGCTTAGAAAAGCTATTATGAGTGGCATGAAAAAAATGGGCAAGAAGTTCAGCGATCTTGAGTGGGTCGGGGTTCTTCAAGTTGATACCTTGCACGTTCACTGCCATTTATGCATGATTGATAAAGGAAGGGGTAGAATTACAAAAGACGGAACTCAAAAAGGAAAGCTCTCCGAAAACGATAAGAGAATTCTTAGAGCTAATATAGATATGTCGCTTGATGAGATGAGCCCTCTTAGGACTTTAGCTATTAATGTAGCGTTTGACAGACGTAATGTAAGATGTTTTGTTAAAAAGTTTACGCATGAGACTATGGCGGCAAGAGGTGTTCCTCAAATACTTATAGCTTGTCTTCCTGATGATAAGAGGCTTTGGAGAGCTAGCACTAATAGAGCAGAGATGAAGAAAGCTAATGCTATTGTAAGAGAGTATGTTGAGAGAGTGTTTGAGCTTCCTGATTCAGGTTACGATATAGCTATTAGGGAAATAGATGCTTATGCAAAGGAAAAAATCTCTAGAGAAGATTTAAGCGGTGCAGACTATAGAAGACTTTTAGCAGAGGGTAGAAAGAGGCTTGTCGAAGACTGCATGAACGGTGTTTATCAGATGCTTAAACAAGTTCCTGATCATCTTAGAACAGTTAGAACGCCTATGCTTGATATAATGTCTATGGACTACGATGACCTTTCGGATTTAACTCCGACGGACCCTATGGTAGAGTTCGGCTTTAAATTAAGGTCTTACTCAGCTAGACTTTCGCATCATAGAAAAGAGCGTTACAAGTATAGAGAGCGTGTAGAGGCTTATGAAGACGCTATTGAAAGAGATGAGGTTGTAGAAGACTCAAAACCACTTTATGAGTTCTATAAATTAGAAGAGGAATATAATGCTATGCTTATGGCTAAATACGCTTATTTCCTGCGTTTTTTGCCTCCTAGCGACAGCTATGAGGAAGAATTCGCTAAGGTTAGCGACTACTTCGATAAGCTTAGACGAATGGACCTTATGATAGCTGATAAAGGTATGAAGAGAATGAAACCAGAAAACGCAGAAAAATACGGTCTTGATGTGTATGATATGAAGGGCGGATCTTATATGGTTTTAGACGAAGATATTCTTGTTAACAGAAGAAACCTCATGGAAGAAACCTTTGATAAAATGGTTGAGACCTTTGAAGTGCATCTTGAAGATAGGTGCATGTGCCTTGATGTCGATGATAAGGGAGTGCATGTCAGAAAAGAAATAGCTTATGACTTTGATGATGTTAAGGCGCTAGATCTTCATCACTTAGCTTTTGATTTTCCATACGATGCAAAAGTTGCGAAGTTAAATGTTGATAATTTCGTAGCGGCCGCGGCTGCAAGAAGTGAAGCTCTTGCTGGAGCTCTTGAGTATATGGATAAGTCAGGACAGATGGAATACGCATTGGAACTACCTATTAAGGATGTTCAGGTGATGAAAGAATTTGCTGATAGAATACAGTCAAAACCTGTTTTGGAAAATCGTAAAAAAAGGTCTGGCGGAAAGCATAAAGGCACTACAGTTTCGCTTGATCATGATTTCATTACAGATATGAAGCTTGCTGTTAAAATGGCTATAGATAGTCAAGATTTTGGTAATTAGAAAGGAGTTAGTTATGCTAAGTAGAGAAACTATGGAAAAGTTAGAGGGTCTGAAAAAGACTATAGAGGATATCGTTTGGTCTTTTGATATAAAGAAAGAGTCTTTATGTAGAAGTCTTTCCGGGGATAGCCTAGATGTCGATATGCTTATTACGCAGGAGCTTATGTCGGGGGGCGTAGATCTTGATGCATCTACGGGAGATATTGCAAGGTCTTTAAGAGCTTGCTACGGATATGATGAGGCATTATCTAAATTAAAAGTAAAAGACTACGGTAAGTGCTGCTTAAGTTTTAGGCAAAACCTTTTAGGGATGCTTGATGATATCGAAGCTGTTTTAAAAGTTAATAGGTATGCAGATCTTATGAAGGAACGCGTTCTTCTTTCAATACTTACTGAAAATGCTATAAATGAGGCTCCTGAGAAGAGGTATCCTGAGCATTTAGAAGGTCTATATGGTCTTACCGAAGAAGAAATTGCAGAGCTTATGCTTGGTTTTAAGCCTGTAAGAAGTTATGATGACCTTTATACTGCTGAAGAACTTTTAGAGTTAGCTCCGGAACTTGATGCTAGCGATCAGTAAAATTTTATAAGATTTTAATAAAAAAGTGCTTGACAAACTGCTACAAGTATTATAAGATGTAAGCGTGAAACAAAACCTTTCTGTTTTACAAAGTTATTTTTGAAAGGGAATGATTACCTATCTTCCTTTCGTTTTAGAAAGTCTTATTTAAAGGAGGACACTGATATGGCAACACTAAAAGGTGAAGGTGCTTTGAAAGAAGTAAACCTAATAGGGGAAATTCACAAGAACGGCGTGATTTTCAATGAAAAAGGCAATCCTGAGTCGGGAAGAAAGGGCGCTTGGATCACATTCCAGGTGGACCAGTCTTATGCAGGACTAAAGAATCCATCTCTCAAGGGTGACAATCCTGAGAAGCCTTCTGAAGGTCTTGACACAAACCCTTATCTCTCAAGTTCTGAGGTTACACATCCAAACCCAACAGATAAGGATCGCCCAACTTATGTATCACACAGAGAGTACTATTCAAATGATCAGATCGAAATGATCGAAAAGGCTGCTGGAAAGAAGTCTTTTGAGACTGAGAACGCTACTGTGGTTGGTATTAACGCATCACTTATGGTGAATAGCAAAGGACAGCTTGTGGTTAACACAAAGCAGCCTATAGGCCCAACAACTTCATCAAAGTTTGGACCAAAGGTTCTTGAGAATCAGGCAATGCGCACTAAGACTGCTAAGGAAGTCAGAGATGCGCGTAAAGCTCAGCTAAGTGCTGAAAAAGCAGGTGTTGAAGCACAGGCTGTAGTAGAGATGGAAGAGCCAGCTCTATAAGATCGTATAACGATTAGAAAATATCACTCTTAAATTAAGAGTGATATTTTTTTTATTTATATTTATGTTGAAAAGTGTTGTAAAATGTGGTATAATTAGCATATAAATTGAAAGAAAAGGAGGCGTGCTATGTCGCGATCAATTAAAAGTTATAAAACACTTCACTGCAAGCTTGATAAGGCTACTGCCGATAAGCTTGATGAATACGTTGAAAAGACTAAAATGTCAAAGACAGCAACTGTTGAAAAGGCTTTAGAGCTGCTCTTTGAAAGGGATTTTAAATCTAAGGAATAAGTTTGATTTATGAACATTTTTATGCTATAATAAGCATAAAATACGGAAAAGGAGATGGTTAATTAAATGCAAGATTTAGGGTTTGATAAAAGTAAATACCCTTACCTTATAAAATATGCAAGTAGAGTAAAGCCTGCTGAGCGTGAGATACTGGGCAGAGAAAAGCAAATAGCATCTATCAAGGCAGCGTTTAGCCGCCCTGAGCTTTGTAACGTAATACTTTTAGCACCTGCAGGATCTGGTAAGACAGCAACTGTTCAAGCTGCTATGAAGGATGATGAGAAAAGGCTTTATTTAGATGTTAATATCTCTCTTATGATAGCTGACGCAGGGTCTCAAAAGCTTGGAGCTTATTTAAAAATGCTATTTGATGAGACAGCAAAGGTCGTTTCGGATGAAGGCGTTGAAATAGTTCTCTTTATGGATGAGTTTCATAAGATAATAGGTGTTTCAGAAGCTGCGATAGAAGATCTTAAGCCTCTTTTAGCAGATTCAGGAACCAGAGGTATTAGGGTACTAGCTGCTACTACTTTGGAAGAATTTACTAAGTATATCTCAGCTAACCAGCCTCTTGTTGAAAGACTTCAGAGAATAAACATACCAGAACCTGATGAGAAACTTACTGTGGCTATTTTAAGAGGTATGGCAGAACGCTACGGGGTTTTGGATCAATTTGTAGGGGATAACCTTTTTAAGAGAATCTATGAGTATACGAATAGATATATTCCTGCAAATAGCCAGCCTAGAAAAAGCATCTTAGTGCTTGACTCTATGGTCGGATGGCATAGATATTCGGGAAGGGCTTTAGATGAACATCTCTTAGCAGATGTTATCCAGGAGTCTGAAGACGTTAACATCGCGTTTAATGTTGATGGTTCAAGCATTAAGAGAAAGCTAGACGAAAAAGTCATAGCTCAGGAATATGCTACAAGCGTTGTAGAGGCAAGACTTCAGTTATGCGTTGCAGATCTTAATAACAAGACAAAACCGATGTCTACGCTTCTTTTTACAGGTGCCAGCGGAACAGGTAAGACGGAGCTGACAAAGCAGCTAGCTAATATTCTCTTTGGAGATATCAGAAGGCTTATCAGGTTTGATATGACAGAGTATGCAACAGATGAATCTGTTGAGAGGTTTAGGGATTTGCTAAGTACAAGAGTTTGGGAGCATCCTTATTCTATCATAATGCTTGATGAGATTGAAAAAGCAGCACCTGCTGTTACTAAGCTTCTTCTTCAGGTTTTAGATGATGGAAGACTTACAAACAGAAACAATAGAGAAGTTTCGTTTACAAACGCTTATGTGGTTCTTACTACAAACGCAGGTTCGGAAATCTATAGGACGATAGCTCAATATAACGTCGATGATAGAGGATCTGGTGCGAAGATGCAGGAGCTTGATTCTCTTATCAGAAAGTCTCTTATGAGTGTTGACGGTGGTAATAAGTTTCCTCCTGAGTTTTTAGGACGTATAGACTGCGTCGTGCCGTTTCAGCCATTATCGTCCAATACGATGAAGCAAATCGTTAAGATGAAGCTAAAAGAGCTTTCTGATAGAGTTTTGGAAGTTCATAACGTAAAAGTTGTTATGGATGCAAAACTTGTTCAGTATCTAGTTGAAGACAGGCTTAGCACAGATTCAGATGCAGGTGGAGCTAGATCAGTAGTTAGCAGAATAGAAAAAGAGGTTACAACGCCACTTGCTAAATACATTAATGAAAACCCGCATGTTAGGTATATAGGTATACGGGTTAGAGGCGATCTTAAGTCTGATAATAAGCATCAGCTTAAATCAAAAGCATATGTTGAAGTTGGTATATATTCAAAGTCATAATTAAAGGGAAAGGAAAGGTATTTTTCATGAGAATTGGAAGAAAGAAAAAAGGTGCAGAGGAAATTGCACCAGAAGTTAATTCTAGCGAAAGCGTCTTGGGAGATGTTTCTAGAAAGAAAAAGAAGGATTCTCTTGCTGCGGTACTAGATGAGTCTGTTATAGGTACAGTAATAGACTTTATGAAAGGCGTGGAGCCTTGTGTAACGCAAAAGGATGGAAGAACTGTTTATGCAGGAGCTTTGTTTGATGCGGAGTTTGTTGGAGGTTTTGGTAAGAAAGCAAGGTCTAATGAAGATAAGGGCAGCATCATCGAAATGCTTAGGTCAGGAAGAATAGCATCGTATGCTACTTTCGATATGCTTCTTAATGATAAGCTATTTCTTATATTAGATAAGGCTAGCATATCAAATATCGAAGATTTTGGGCTTCTTACAGGGGCAGAATATACTCTTGCATATATCACTGATGATGGCGAGCTTATTGAAACAGATAAGAAGTTAAACTATGATGATATTAAGTTCATAGCAAGCGAGGGAATAGATGTGTTTCTTGGTTCTGAGGAAGAAGAAGAAATAGAGTCACCTGAAGAGGAAGATACTATCATAGAAGATGATGAAGCACCGTTTGGTGATGATGAGGCATCTTACGAGGGAGCTAGTGAAGATGATAATGAGTTTGAGATGGATGAAGCAAATGGTGATCTAGAAGATGATGATGATGTTTCACCTGATATGGTTGTTTCAGAACCGGAAGAAGATAATGAGGAAGATTCTTCAGAGCTCGACGCGCCATCTGAGCCTGATAATGAGGTAGATAATGAGGAAATTCCTGAGCCTGATGCCACGATTAGCAAAGAGGAGTACAAAGAAGCTATTGCAAGAGTTTTCTATCCTAACGATCTTAACCTTACAACGCCTCCTGATCTATATGATGCTAATTTCTCAACAGAAAGCGGATTTGCACTTTTTGATGAGAACAGAAGCGAAGGCTGGCTCAACGGATATCTTAATGAGATATCAAAGGCTGCAAATGAGGAGATCAACAGTCTTCATAATAGCTGTATAGTTGAGACTAAGACTTTGCTATCTAATCTTTTAAGCATCCATGCAGAAAAGGTTAGAGCACAGATGTCAGATATGGATCCAGAATCTAAGTACGGCAAGGCTAAGAATTTGCTTGAGGAGAATTTCTCAAAAGAGAGCGGCGAAGCAATTCGCAAAGTTGCTGAAAAGAGAGAAGAGATTAGCAATAACTTTGAGAAAAGTGTTAAGGATGCTGGAGAATCTGCAAGAGTTAGTGCTGAAACTGCTTATCGCAACAGATTTACAAGGCAGCTTCAGAGCGACCTTCAGAAAGTAGAAATTGATGTTATGTCAGAGATAGATGGTGAGCGCGAGAGAGCTTTAAGAGACCTTAACATCAAGAGAAAAGAAGAGGCAAGTAAGCTCTTTGATGCAGGCGTTTCTGAGATTTTAAGCACGGTTTCAGAAGTTTATGCAGGCTATATGGATATGGAAAAGGAAGTTTTCGATAGAAGACAGTCTGAAATTAAAGAGTTCCTCGAATCACATAAGAGCGATGATATTGCTCGCATTAATGTTCTTGCTGAGGAACAGGCTCGTGCAAATAAAGCTGAGCTTTTGGCAAAGGAGCATGAGGCAGTAGTTAAGGCTCAGAGAGAAGAGTTTGAAGCTACTACTGATAGACTAAGAGCTGATCTTGAAGAGACTCGCAAGAAATACGACCTTGAACTAGAGGAAACTCGTAGAAAATACGATGAGAGGCTTAATGATGAGTATCTTAAGAACGATAAATTGCAGGATACTGTTAAGGCTATGGCTGATAAATACGGTGAACTTGATAGTAAGAAAGACGAAGCATATAAAAATCGTATCGAAGCTCTTAAGAATGAAAACGAAGCTCTTATCGACCAGAATAGACATATGCAGGCCGTTCACAAGAAGGCTGGCATTATAACAGTTGCGTTTGTGATCATCACAATATGTGCATCGCTTATGCTTGGTGCTCTAATCGGAAGTCATATCAATGTTGATAGGATGAAGTCTGATGCAACAACTAAGATTGAAGCAGAATATAAGCAGAAACTCGAAAAGCTCGAAAAGAAGTATGAGCAGCAAAAGGCTGAAAGAAACAACACTAACAAACAGCCTTCTCAGTCAGAAGCTACTCAGGAAACACCTGCTGCTGAGTAATCTGTTTATATAAAATTTGGAGAGCCTACTAAGATGGACGTTCCCGGTGAGTTCTTAGCAGGCTCTTCGATTATATACCTAAAGGAAAGGAGATGGTGTATATTGAAAAAGTTTAATGCAAAGAAAGCCTCTAAGGCTGAAGCGAAAAAGCAAGTTCCTATTAAGAAGCGTAAGCGTAACTGGGAAGTATTATCAGAACGCACTAATAACGATACCTTGCAATTTCGTGATGTTTATGAGGACCAGCAGCTAGAGCGATCAAGTATTGAAGAAAAACTATCGCCTACTAGCCGAAAAATCATAGCAGCAATTGTGGCTTTACTGATGATGGTAATTGCTTGGGGTTTGATAGGTATGATGCAGTTTGGTATTCATAAAATAAACTCAGGAAATTCTGACGCATCTACAACACAATCCCAAAATCAAGATGTAGATCAAAAGATGCATTATGAGGCAAAAGACCCTTATAACTACATCGGAGAAACTACTGATTTTGCGACGGATAGTCAAGGGAACCCTGTTATGGTTAACAAGTATTATCAAAAGGATGAGACTGGAAAACAAATAGGAGGGCTATACGATAAGGCTGAAGATGTTCCAGAACCTGAATGGTATGCTGTAGGAAGGGCTGAGCATGAAAAGCAGATGAAGGATCCTGAGTTTAGAAAGGAACAAATTCAAAGCGAAAAGGAAGAATCTTTATCCTACTGGGTAGTAAGACCGACGCTCGTGAAATTCTTATTTGTACCGCTTATAGGGCTTTTAGTTTTTTCTATTATCTATAAGGTACTTCTTAGGAATTTAGCAGCGCAGAACCTTATGAGAGATACGACTGATATCAATCAGTATCATGGGGATCAGCATATCGCTCTTCCAGAAGAAGTTCAAGCTAAGTTCAGTTTCTTCCCAGATGCCGGTGCACACTCTAATGTGCAGGTATCATCTATGATATCGCATATGGCTGTGCAAAATAAAGGCATTAAGAAGATAGATCAAAGTGTAAGAGCAAAAGAAGATATTCTTGATGAGGATGGGGACGTTGAGTATCTAAAGGATGAGGTACTTTACGATAGTAGCGGAAATGCTATTGTAGAGAAAAAGCCTATGTTCGATACGGATTTCATGGAAGCATTATTTGATGCATCAGGACTTCCTAAAGATAAGAATCTTAGAAAGTATTTTGATCCGACGCAGGTTCCTTACAATCCGGGAAACAAGAATAGAGATAAGCTTAAAGATTATGACACTCTTGCAGATCTTGTGAACGGCGACTGGGTATTACCTACCTATGAGAAGCAAAGACCTGCCGGAGCTTATATAGTTGATACGGATCCTGTGAATACTATGGTACTTGCCATAACCAGAGCGGGAAAAGGCCAAACTATTATAAATCCAACAATAGATATGTGGACAAGAGAAAGAAAGCCTAATAACATGGTAATAAACGACCCGAAAGGGGAGCTTTTGCAATCATTTTATGTGGCAGGTACTTACAGGAATTTTCAAATTGTCCAGTTTAACCTTATTAACAGTATGAACACGGATATTTATAACCCGCTATTAATGGCTGCTAATGCAGCAAGAGAAGGAGACTTTACAAAAACAGCGATGTACGTTACGAATATTGCTGAAGTATTCTTCCCAGTAGATGGGGGCGACGATCCGGTGTGGCCGAATGCGTTTGACTTTTTTAGCTTATTGTGGTATAATCATATTATAAAAACATACATGAAAGGTTGGTTTATAATATGGGGGCACCGAAAGTTACTTTATCAGCATTTATAGAAAGATCTAATAACATTCATAATAGAAAATTTGATTATTCAAAAGTTGATTGGGTGAATACTAGAATTAAAGTTGAAATCATTTGCCCAAAGCATGGTTCATTTATGCAAAAACCGTTTAAGCATTTGCAAGGTCAGGGATGCCCCGATTGCAGAAAAAATGCTACAGTAACGCAGGAAATGTTTATAGAACGTGCAAAAAGTATGCATCCTGATGATAACTATGATTATTCAAAGGTTGATTATAAGGATATGTGGACTTTAGTAAAGATCATTTGTCCAAAGCATGGAGAGTTTGAACAAACTCCTGCCAAGCATATTAAGACAGGAAGTTCTGGATGCCAGGGCTGCCCAAAATGCAGGTATGATAAACAAAGACAAACGAACATCAATAGATATGGTGTTGCGAGTCCTATGCAAAAGCAAGAGTTTCGGGATAAGCAATGGGAATCAGCTAAGAAAAACGGTAATGTAGGAAAATCAATACCTGAAGCTAAGATGTATAAAATATTATGCGACGTTTTCGGGGAAGATGATGTTGAAATACATTACGATAAGGATCCAAGATATCCATTTCGCTGTGATTTTTATATTAAATCATTTGATTTGTTTATTGAATTAAATGCTAACTGGACTCACGGTCTTCATTGGTTTGATGCTTCATCATCTAAAGATGTTGAAAAGTTAAATCTATGGAAATTAAAAGCAGATTCAAAAAGAAAAAATTCTTATACATCTGCGATTGATACATGGACCATACGCGATCCTTTAAAGTTTGAAACAGCTTTAAAAAATGGCATAAATTACATTGTTTTTTGGAATAATAATCTATCGGATTTTTATGAATGGGTAAACAGTAACTTTAATACAAGCTACACAATTTAATAAAATTGTGAACTGGTAATTCGATGTTTGGAATGATAGGGTAACGCCTTGAAACAAACACACTGAAACTACGGCGTGCATCGCTATGGAAACAGGCTTTGTGCGGAAATTCCGTTAAAGGCGGCATTGAAACGTGCCGGGTGTCTATAAATAGTATATGGTTAGAATGTCTAATAGGCTGACGAAATTGCGAATGAAAACAAAAAGGTATTGCGGATGAGTACTGCTTGTATTCGGGGAAAATCCGTATAGCGTTACAGGCGCTATCAAGGTAGCTTTTTGAAAAGCAATGACCTAAGTATTAATGTACAGATAGAATTATCGGTAAAAGGAAAGGTATCAAGCGATTTAGTAGACTGACGAAGAACAATAAGCGGTCTAATTGGTGCTGAAAAGTAGTGTTCGAAGCGTAGATAGCCCTTGTAATGAGGGAAGGAGTAATGGGCACAAGTCGGGAGTTTATGGCATTATAATTCTCGATGGAACGCCGTATATGATGAAAGTCGTACGTACGGTGTGGATCGGGGGAAAAGCCTGATGCAGGATATACCTGCAAGGGGCTTACCTATCGATATTGCAAACAATGCTTTTAAAAGAGCTGCGTATGGTCTTATAGACTATTACTTAGAAGAAGAAAGAGAGCTTAGAATAGAGGCAGCTAAAGCAAATATGGATCCAAAGGCGCTTGAGACTAAAATAGACGCCTTATGGGGTAAGGTAACGCTTTACAACTGCTATCAGATGTTTGTACAGCTTACTTCCAAAAAGATGCAAAATCCTGCTAACGAGTTTGCTAAAAAGGCAAAGAACGGAGAGTATAGTAATATGTCTAATGATGACTATAACAAGCTATATGATGAAGTTCTTGCTAAGTCGACTATTTGGGAAGATAAGCCAGAAGCTGATCTATTAACACTTTACTTTAACGCCACGAATATGCTTCCGAACAACCAAATGAGAGAACTTGCGCGAAATGCGGATAATGCGCTGAGATCGATGGGCGGAGCGGAAAAAATGATGGCCAGTGTATATGGTATCGCGATAACGGCAATGGTGCGACTTGTTCGGTTTGTTAATAGCAAATTGTCGCTGATTCTAAGCGAAACTGATATTCTGATGACTCAAATGAGCGTGTAACGATGCGAAGGAGTCATATCCAGCCAATGTGCGTTTAAGCGAAAGCTAAAAGGTGCAAAGCTTGGGACTGGATATCATTATATATGCTGAGAATGCCGAAACGGCCGACAAAGCTTCGAATGAAAGGGGCTATAGCTTGAGGTTTAGTATGTTCATTGCGCAGAAAAGCCTTATATGCTTACGGGGCATATCAAGAGTTAAAGCTTCAAAGAAGCCAGCTAAGTATAATATATGATAGGAATATCGGAACAAGGAAAGGTAGCTAACTATTAAGGTCTTGACGAAGAATAATAAGCAAGTTTATAGCTGCTGAAAAGTAGTGCTCGAAGTATTGATAGTTCTTGTAATGAGAAAAGGAGCGATGGGCACAAGTCAAATTAATAATAACTGTTCACAGGAGATGATCTTTGGATCATCTCTTTTTTTTTTGTATAGACAATTATATAAATCTATGGTATAATACATATATAAATGAAAGGAAATTGATATGAGCTGGATAGATAAGGTTAAACAAAAGTTTGAGGGCATCTATGACTTCACAGATAGCGTCTTTACAAAACAAAAGGCAGATATTACTGTTATCTGTATTAAGCATGGAAAATTTGTTACTAAGGGAGAATCTCTTCTGAGAAGTAAGGCATGCTGCCCTTTATGTATTAAAGAACAATATGCTTTAAGAAGTGATAAGCGTAAGAAGACCGTAATAGCCAGATATGGCGTGGAAAATGTTATGCAGGATAAAGATATCAAAGAATCGCTAAAAACGTCTCTAAAACGAAAATATGGTGTCTCTAACGCAATGCAGCTTCTTGAAGTGAACGAAAAACGCGTAGAAACTAATATCAAAAGATTCGGCGCGAAAAGTTATATTGAATCTGAAGAGGGAAAGCGTAGAATAGCTACTACTAACCTTGAAAGATATGGAGCTTCTAATTTTATGCAAAGCGCTGCAAGATTTGATGTCTTGGCTGAGCAGAAAAAGAAAAGTAAGGCTACGCAGATAGCTAGGTATGGAGCAAGGCATTATAGTCAATCTGATGATGCAAAATCTAAAGCATTTTCTAGGAAAAGACAAGAGATAAATACTAAAAAAGAAAATGGTACTTTAAATACATCAGATGTTGAGAAACTAATGTTTAATAGACTGATTGATTATTTTGGTAGAGACAATGTTGAATATCAGTATTATAGCGATAAGTATCCATTCATATGTGATTTTTATATAAAATCTTTAGATCTTTATATAGAACTTAATGCACACTGGACGCACGGCGGATGTATATTTGATGATAGCATGCTAGATTCTTCTCAGTATGAAGAATGGCTTGGTAAGCGTGGTTCTAAGTATTACGAAAATGCACTGTATGTATGGACTAAGCTTGATGTGAAGAAAAGGAACTTTGCAAAGCGTAATAATCTTAATTACTTAATCTTTTGGGATTTAAAGCTTCGCGATCTTGAGGTGTGGCTCAGTTCGGGATCTCCTCTTGGAAAAGATTATGAGACGAAATATTCTTGGCTTAAAGATTTTGATTTTAAATATCATGGAAAAATATTGTCTTATGATAGTTCCTTTTCGGTTAGTCAAATAGCTAAGAAATATCAGTTCGATAGTTTTTACAAACGTGAGATAAAAATGTGGAATGAAAATAAGCCTAAAGATAGAGTGGATTTTAGAATATTTATTTTATATAACCGTTTAGTTTATAAGGGTAAATCTATGAATGAGCTTAGCGGAAAAGAAATTCTTTCGGGTATTTCTATTGCAGGTATTTTAAAAGCTTATACTGTTTTTGATAATACTCTTATGAAAGAGTTTTTAAAGAGGTATCCTGTAAAGTCGGTATTTGATCCGTTTGCAGGCTGGGGTGAACGTATGTTTACTTGTTGCTTATACGGCGTTAAATATCAGGGAATTGATATTAGAGCAGAACTCAAGGAGGGTTATGATTCTATGATAGCTGATTATGGACTCGTTGATGCGAGCTTTAATGTATGTGATGCTGAGATTTTTGATAATTATGAAGCAGATGCTATAATCACATGCCCTCCGTATCATAATACCGAAATTTATAGTGAATTAGGTCTTGAAAATGAGTCTTTAGAAGATTTTAAGATGGCTATTACTAAGATATTTAAGAGGGCAAGTGAAAAAGGCGTTAAGTACGTAGCTCTTCAGAGCAATCAGAAATGCAAAGAGCTTTTCATCAGCGCTGTATCTTCTGCAGGTTTTAAGCATATAGAGTCTATAGATGGAGATGTTAAGAAGTCGCATCTTTGTAGGAATAAGACAGAGTATGAGACACTTTTAATATTTAAAAGATAGGAGGTTAATATTATGAAAAAGACTAAAAAGAAAGATATTGTATTAAGATCGTTTAGTATGGATAGAAGTCTTGGAGAAAGGCTTGATGAGTATTCAGACAAGACTCGTATTCCAAAGACAGCTATTGTTGAGATGGCTCTTGAAGAGTATCTTGATAAGGTTTGTGATAAGGGAAAGGAGTAAACTTTGATGAAAGTTATACCTTTTTATTCAAAGTTATATAATGGCTATCAAGACTTTTCAAATTTTGCTTATACGTCGTTTGAGATTTCGTCTAAGTCTTCTCCTACAGGACGGCTTAGATTTACATCTAGCGAGCAGTTTATCATGTGGTCTAAGGCTGTGCTTTTTAAGGATTTTGAGACAAGAGATAAGATATTAAAAGAAACTGACCCTCTTACTATTAAAAAGCTAGGAAGAACTGTTAAGAATTTTAAAGAAGATGTCTGGAAAGGTTGGGATGCTGCTATTTTAAAGCAGGCGCTAAGTCTTAAGTTTTCTCAGAACGAAGGTCTAAAGAAAAAGCTTTTAGAAACAGGCGATGCTATTTTGGCAGAGGCTAATATGTTTGATAAAAAGTATGGCGTAGGACTTTCCGGGAATGATCCTAAAATTAATGATCCAGCTTACTGGAAAGGCTACAATATGATGGGAAATACTCTTATGGAAGTTAGATCAGAATTTCAGGCAGAACTTAATAAGCAGAAAATTCCTTATGTAGGAGATGCAGAAGTTAAGTCAGATTTTGAGATGGAATAAAAAGAAATACCTCGGTAATATTACCGAGGTATTTTTATGGCTAAAACATTTTAGATAGTTTCTCAAAATCATTTAGATCTAAAAGCAGGCCTTTATTGTCAAACAGTTTTTCAAGCTCAATGCTTTTAAGTAGCTTCTTAGTCTGATTGTCATACAATTTTGGATGATCATACATTAGGTCAAGTGATAGTATTACGCCGGAACATTCGTTTTCGGAATATACACGCAAAATCTTTTCTCCGACAAGAGATATAGATTCATGGTCAGAGAAACTTTCGCCGTATATGTCTTTTAAAAGTCCAAAGTTAAACTCTATTTTATAAGCATCATAATACCTTGTAAATCTATTCTTATATTCAGCAAAGGCATGAAAATCTTCATTCATGCGATCTATGATTTCTTCAGGTATCTTTACATGAGAGCCTAGATTTGGTCTTAAGAGCTCATCTAGGAAAAGCAAGTAGTCATACATGGTGATGATGTTCTTATCCTTTAGTTCTTCTCTTGTTAAAGGTAGATATGCAAGGTTTTTTCTTCGGAAAATTTTTAAGGAACTATTTGCTACTATTTTTATTATTTCGCCGGCCATGCTTAGGATAAATCCGATGTATCCTATAGTAAGTATTACGAGTGCTGGGGCAAAGATTGCAAGCCATATATTTATAGTATGCTTATTCCATGGCATGAAGGCAAAGCTAAATATGCTTAAAGAGATGTATACAGCTATTACGATAAGTAATATGCTAAGCATTTTCTTTGAGGAAAAGTATATTTTAAAGATGGATGTTTTCTTTTTAATGTTTTGAGGCATTTTTAAAAATCTCCTTTCTATGAAGTTTGATATATTTTATTGTATCTAAAATTTCAAGACAAATAACTACTCCCCACGCAATTATTATAGCTGTGAGTAATGTAACAGCAAGACCTTGTATTGTAGAAGTTAAGTCGTTTACAGGTTGACGTAAAAAGTCATCAAGATTGCTAATAAAGCTTTCTTTAAACTTTTCTACGATAAGAGATTTATTCTGACAAATGCCTAGATCGTTTTGGATGTTAGCTACTATAATAACGCCTCTAAAAGTAAATAGAAGCGCGATTAGGAGCGTTATCATAACTATGGCCTTTTTAAATTCAAGCATTATTTGCATCATCATCTTTATCATTAGAGCCTCCTTTGACTATGGTGTGTACGTTGATTGCTATGCTTAAGATTATGATACAAGCTATTATTATTTTTGTTATTATACTTGCTCCTTTAAAAAGCATATAGGATGATGTATTTTTTTCCATATTTTCTATAATAGGGTCCATGATCATAGCTCCGAAGATAGCAACTAGCACGCCCATAATTGTTATAAATAGCATTATGAAAGCTCGCTCTACGTTTTCATTCTTTTTATCACTTTTTGATGTTTGCTTTTCGTCTTCTTGATCTGATGTAAGTGCTAATGTTACTAAAGTCAGCATAATAATTAATGCTATCGACCCTGGTATAGGTGCGCATAAAATGCCTATGGTAGCAACTGGAAGTAGAAATGCCTTAAAAGTATCATTATTTTTCATTTTAGTTCTCCTTTAAATTTTCATCTCGACTGTGCATATAGTGTCGTTATGCCAGCCTCCGTGAGGTACAAGTAAAATTCTCTTTATCTCAAAGCCATATTTAGATCCGATGCCTCCGCTGTTCCAGCCAAAGGTGATGACTTTGCCTCCTGGTTTTACGATTCTTGATATTTCTTTCTTATGGTTTACCCAAAACGAAGCTCGTGTCGTTTCGTTTGTGACGTTATGCCCTATGTTTTTGTAGCACTCACTAACTTGTCTTGGAGAGTATGGAGGGTCATATAGTACTCCATCAACTGATGTATTATCGAAAAGTTTTAGAAAATCAAGAGCATCAAGATGGTGATCTGTGTCAAATTTGGAGTTTAGGTCATTAGTGATGCTTGCTATCTTATTTTGATTTGCAAAAGGGTCTATCCAAAGTTTTTCAAGGTTGACTTCCTCAACTATTAAGTTTTTAATCGGTAAGATTTCGAATGTATTTTTGTTAGGCATAGCCCATATTCTTTCGAACTTAATGTTATTTTCCATTATATAAAAATCCTTTCGTTTATTAAATATATTATAGTAACTTTTGGAGCTTATTTATGCTAAGCTCTTTAAAAGTGTATAATATTTTAATTGCTTTTATTAGGGATATATGTTATAATAGGCTCATAAATGAATAGATAATGTTACTGATAGACAAAGTGATTATCAGGATTTGAAAAGATCGCGATATTAAATGTGAACAGTTTAGTATATTTGATGGAGCGCCGTGTGCGGTGAAAGTCGCATGCACGGTGCGGAGCGGGGGAAAAGAGTAATCTTACCTATCGCTATTCATTCTTTACAGATCCTACGATAAGAACTCTAACATCGGGAACACCTTCTCAGAATGTAGACCTAGCAGGTCTTGCATTTCCTAGACGTTTAGGCTTTAAGATGAGTGCTGACTTCGTTGATTTATATCATCTTAAAGGTATGCAGTGTATATGGCAAGCTTATAGCGACGATATGTTTTCAGAGTCGCTTGGACCAGACTTCCATCATGAGGATATGGTCAATATGGCTGGATGGTCGAGATTTTATTTCAAAGGTATCTTGCCAAAAGATGTAGCATATATGCGCTGCGATATCTGTAACCCGCAGACTAAACAGCTACTGCGTTCATTCTACTTCAAGTTTACGAAAAGTTATCAAACTTCACTATCAGGAATGACTTATGTCAAAGATCCGATACTAGAAGAGAAGATAGTACATGACGGAGTGCTGCAGGAAATGAGACCCATGAAGAATAAATCTGGCGAGATAGTTCGCTATGATTACGGTCACGTTACTTTTAAGAAGAAAAAGCTATTCGATATTGGCTCTTCACAGCCTAGTGCTGGTGAGGCAAGAGTCAATGCAATTACTCAGTTCATGCAACGATATAGTGAAAAGCCGAAGATGATATTCCTTGTAACGCCACCTCATTTGATGGCGTATGCAAAGCTTATACTGATTTTGCTTAAGCAATTAGTTGACTTGAACTTCGATCAGTCATATATGACGAAGTCGAATCAGAAGCCTTGAAATTTTTAATTTAATATGATATAATCTATTTATGAATAGATTAGAAAAGAGACAACAATTTACAAAAGAATTTATTAAAAAAGGAACACAATTACATAATGATAAGTATGATTATTCTAAAGTTGAGTATGTTAATTCTCGTACAAAGGTAAAAATAATTTGTCCAGAACATGGGGAGTTTGAGCAATTACCATCCAGTCATTTGCAGGGTAATGGCTGTCCTAAATGTGCACGAGAATGGACAGATGCTCATAAGAAAAATCATTGTATTTCATCTCAAAAATCACGAGGTATGACTACAGAACAATGGATCGAACGAGCTAAGCAAGTTCATGGTGATAAATATGATTATAGTTTGACCGTTTATGTTAATCAGCGAACAAACGTAAAAATCATTTGCCCAATTCACGGTGTTTTTGAACAGAAAGCAGATTCTCATATTCGTGGAAATAGTTGTAGATTATGTGGTTTAGCGTCAGATAATCACAAAGGTGTGCACGATTGGTCGCCTGAACAAAGAGATAAAGTAAAACAGACTTGTTTGAAGCGATATGGTGCAGAAAGATATCTTGATAGTAATGAAGGTCGTGCAAAGAATGTCAAGATTAGGTCAACACCTGAATTTAAGAAAAAGATGAGAAATATCATTTCATCAGATGAAATACAAGATAAAATAAAAGCAACTAATCTCGCGCGATATGGGGTTTCATTTCCCTCTAAATTAAAAGTTGTACAAGATAAAATATATAAAACAAAGAAGAAAAATCATACTGTAAGTTCATCAAAAGCTGAAGTTATAGCATATGATGTTCTATGTAATAAGTTTGGCAAACATAATGTAATTCATCAACATAAATTAGATGATCGATATCCTTTTATATGTGATTTTTACATAAAATCACTAGATGTATTTATAGAGTTAAATCTTCATTGGTCACATGGTTATCACTGGTTTGATGAAACAAATACGGATGATAAACTTGTGTTAAATGCGTGGATCGAAAAAGCGAAAATAAGCAGTTATTATCAATCCGCTATTAACATTTGGACAAAACGTGATGTTTTGAAGAGAGAAACTGCAAAGGAAAATCATCTAAATTATATTGTATTTTGGAAACAAGATTTATCAGATTTTTATCAGTGGATTGAAAATGGTTGTCCAATTATTAATTCATATTAATTTAATACATAAACGGGGCATTCACTGTAAACTCTATTACTCAGAGGTGTCTTATGGATCGTATTCCATAAGGCTAACGGTATCAGCTAGATAAGACTATTGCATGAGGCGTTACAACGGGATATGCGATTTTAAACCAAAGACGAATTAGCTGACTAAGAGATGCTACGGTCCTGAAAAGGATAGCAGCCAATACCGTGCCACTCTTTTAAAAGAAGGTGTAACGACTATTCCCTTACGGGAAGTACGGCGGAAGATGAGTTACCGCTGGAATAGTGTGACAGGATATATTTCCTGAAGAGATAGTCTACTCCCACCAGTTAATTGGTGTTAAAGTACAGCGAAAGCTGGGGTATATGGCTCTACAAGACCAGGTTTATGCTCGACGAATTGGGTAATTTACAATCAGAAGGGCATGGAATATCTGGATTTGAGACAATGTTAAGTATAGGATTAGGCCAGGAGCAGCAATTCAGTGCGACTTGTTGAATATTGAAAAGATATTCGTATTTAATGATCTTAAATATAACTTTATTATCGAACTTTTTAAGTAAAGTGGATAAATCTGCGACGTGCATAATATATTTGTACGAAGCTCGCTAAAGTCGTTTTCTTAGTAAAACGGTCCTCTAAAAAAACAATATGGTTAGAATGGGTTTGACCCTGACAAAACAGCGAATATTACTGTCGTTAGCTGTTAAAAATTGATATCTTATCCGAAGTAGCGTTGTGGATTCGTGAAACGTAGAATTTTAAGTAATAGATATCCGGCAGAGGCTGTGACCTAAGTTGTTATATGCATAGATAGATAATAAGGAACAAGGAAAGGTGTTTAAAATGAAATATAATTATAAAAATGGTACAAAAATAAAAAGTTTTACAATAATTGATTCTAAGCCAAATGAACATAGAAATACAATGTTTCTATGTAAATGTGATTGCGGTAATGAACGATGGTTTCGCGGCTCTAGTTTGGCGTCTGGGAAAATTTCTTGTAAAAAATGTCATGTTGACAAAAAGCAGGAATTAAGTTATTTAATAGGCCAAACGTTTGGTAGTTGGACTGTTATAGGTTTTGCAGATAAATTTGTTCAAAAGCATTATGGTCGAAATTATTTTTATATTAGGTGTAAATGTACTTGTGGAACTATTAGAGATTTACCTTATCATACTGTTAAATCAATGAAATCAGCTTCTTGTGGCTGTTCGCGCAAAAATATAGAATTTGAATTTGATGATTTAAGTGGTAGAAAATTTGGTTATTATACGGTGCTTTCAAGAGTTGAAAATCTTAAAAATAAGAATCAAGTTTATAAATGTCGTTGTGATTGTGGAACAGTAAAGAATATTTTAAGATATAATCTTATTTCTGGCGATAGTACTTCTTGTGGTTGCAGAGTATTCAAAGACTCTAAATTAGAACAGAATGTTGAGTCTATATTAAAAGCCTACAATGTCAGATTTGATCGAAATAAGACTTTTGATGATTTACTGGGAATTAATGATGGCTTGCTGTCATATGATTTTTATTTCGACAATGTGTTAATTGAATGTCAAGGTGAACAACATTATTATCCAGTTGAACATTTTGGGGGCATACCTGTTTTTGAAAAGCAACAGGAACATGATAGACGTAAGAGATTATATGCAATTAGTAATAATTATATATTAATTGAAGTACCATATTTTTATAATTATGATGAAATTAAGAGTTTAATACTCAAAACACTGAAAAGCGAAAATCGAAGTGTAGATACTATTTGTAATGAATAGTGGAGCGATGGTTTTCAGTCAATCAATTATTTCATATTGATTGATGGAACGCCGTGTGCGATGAAAGTCGCATGCACGGTGTGGGTCGGGGGAAAATTTAGAGATAATTTCAAAGAATTACCTATCGACATCATTGATATTACAAACTTTGCAGCAATTACGCGATGTGTATGGCGACTCAGTCGACCGTATAGTACAAGGTAATACAAGTAACATTGTGTTCTTAAAATCGACCGATTCTCAAATGTTACAGGACCTAGAAAAAATGAGCGGTACAACACATAAAGTGTATACCAGCTCTAAATCTATTCAGTATGATACTGGAGTCTTACTGCAAAATGTTTCAGGTACAGATAGCAAAGTATCTTATACGATGAGCGTTCAAGAAGAGCCTGTTATTAAGTATAATGATATGGCGTTTATTTCAGAACGTAATTCCATTGTTTTTAGAGCAGGAGATGCTCCGATATGGAACCGTAATGAAACGATACTTCCTATGTTCTGGAGATTATCTCAGGAATCAATACCTCATCCAGGTCACAAGTACACATTCCAGACAATACCTACTTTATCAAGTGCTAAGGACTTTGATATTCGTAAAAATCAACCTGATTTCCGCGCAATGGTTGAAAAACGAATGAAACAAGCTTTAGAATCCGCAAAAGCTAAAGAGATGTTCACATCAGTCCACGGTTACGATGAGTATGAGATGGAAAAGCTGGATCCTGATGTACTTGCTGATGAGCTTATGGAAGTCATTAATGTACTCCTATCAGGTATAGAGCTTACTAAGAATAAGGATCTTGAAGAGTATTCTCAGGAGGAAATTGACGAGATGATGGGATATGAGGAAGAAGATAGTTATTTCGGCAAGGTTGAAGATAATCTTGAACAGATCGAAGCTAATAAGAAGATTATGGCAAGTTTTGATGACTTTAATGCTCCTAGATATGCTGGGAGACAACTCTCAAGAGGAAATCTTTGCAGTATGGCAGGTCAGGCAATACATAGCCTTGATAATGTTCTTATAGAAGCATTTAATGAAGTCAGAGCATATATGGAAAATGACAATCAGAATTTCACTTTGAAAAATGGTTCCATATATAGTTTTGATGGAATACCTTTCATAATCAAGGAGAGTGAAGCTAAAGATTTAGTGAAGCTAAATAATGCAGCAAGTTCTCCTAATACGAAAGTATATGCTGAAGAAGATGTCTCAGAACTTGTTCACAACTCATATGTTGTGACGGATCACTTTTTGAAGTGGTTAGTTTCTCTAGATTCTTGGAATTTTGCAGACGGTAGGTTTGACAAAGAAGTGTCTCAAATACTTAAGAGAAATTCGTAATAATTGCAAAAAGAAAATGCAGGGTGAAATTGCCCTGCATTTTTTATATGATTTTTATTTATTATACCAATAGATGTGCGTGAAATACTCTGCGTAAAGCTTCGGCAATTCATAGTCCATATCAGGCACGATATAGCTATTGTAAATCTTGCCATCAACTTCTTTACATAAATAGCCCCATCCGTCGTAGTTTAGCAAGGAGTCTGCTATTTCAAGTGGAAGAAGATCTCCGTCATCTTCTACAAGTTCGGTCATGTCATTTATCTCATCCTTTAGTACAGCAAGATCGGCTGCGAAGTGATAATCTATTAGTTTAAGCGTGATGTTTTTATCATGCTTAGTGTAACGACTGTAGCTTTTGTTATGAAGTGTAAAAGCATATTGCAAGAATGGAGATTCTGATAAAGCATACAATATCTCATACGCAAAGGTATCACTTGTTAAGATGTCAGCTTTGTTCGATTCTTTGTTATATGTAAAATTCCAAGTGATGCAAGCACCCATGTGACCATTATATTCTTGACATTTTACGTTGAAATCAAAAGTTTTATTGTCATCTGATAGCGGTCTACACTTTATTACATATTCGTAACGCTCTGCATTATACGAACCAAATCGGTTGTGTAAAAGCTGATGGTCGTTAAGCTGATTGTCTTTTGGAAATAATTTGTTTAGAACAGATTTAACGTACAATTCCAGTGACTTAGTATCTCTTTGCTGCAAGATACGTTCTAGCAAATATACATTATGAACTTTCGGCTTTTTATGCAAAATGTTTTTTGATTTTGAAGCTTTTTGTGGCAACTTAATGTCATATCCATAAAGACCAACGAGGTGTTCAGCCTGTTCGTTTAGTTGCTCTTTTAGTTTTTCGATGTTTACTTCGTCCTGTATTTGTAAGTTAATAGGATCATTTGTTAATATTAGGTCTATTTGACCTTGTAGTAATGGCATGAGGTTCTCCTTTCTAATGATTATGGTTTTTAGGTTCATTTCTTCGCTTTTCGCGGACTATTTATGCGAAGGCATAGTTTTATACTATGTTAGCATATAATCGCGTCACAGAGGTTATTTTAGCTGTAAAATGCTTTAATAGATTCAGGCGTAATGATGTTATCGTATGGATCGTTGAAAGCCTCTTTGAAAGGTTTCTGATTGTGCAGTATATTCAAGAGCTCTGTGGCTGTGAAAATTGATAGTAAATCCACTACGCTATCTATCAAAGCTTTATCATTATCGCTAAGAATATCATCTAGATATTCTTCTCTTATTGCTTGCCAGCCTACTCCTTCTAAAAAATGCGTTATAGGAGGTATTTCAAGAGAAGTTATTGTATCAAATTCTTTTGAGATAGCATCTATTTCAGGTCCTATTTCGCAAGCCCTGATTTCTTCGATAAAGCAAGGCTCATCTCTTTTTATCAAGAAAAGAGCCTGAATGTAGTACAAAACTTTTGGAAGTTTGTTGTAAGATAATAAGTAATCTTTTTCGTTACTATAATTGATAACGTGTCTTGCGACGTCTATAGCATTATACATTTTTATGCTTCCTTTCTCGCCTTCTAAGATTTTTCCTAGCTTTTGGCTTTTGTTTTTTAGGAACTTTTCTTTTCTTTTTGGTAAGATTTTCCTGAGATTCAGGTAAAACATCAGAGATGTTTAATTCTACTTTAGTAAAACTTTTACCTGAAGCGTCTTCAAATAACGGATTTACGTTATCTAAAACATCTTTAAAAAAGTCCTTTTCATTGTTATATGAATTGTTTATAGCATGATTATCTAGAACTTCAGCTTTTAAATCAGAGTCCTTGTACGATTTGCTTTTGATTAAAGAAATAATAGGCAAAACTACTGCATATATGCATGTTGCAAGTCCTAATAAAATCGTTGCAAAAAGGATTCTTTTTAAAGCAAGTTCTGAGTTATATGATGTTATAAATATTGCCAGAAGAGTTCCGTGAAGTAGCAAAATAGCAAGCAGGCATAATAGGCATTCTTTAACTCGTTTATTCATTTTCTTTTTCATAGTAAGTTCTCCATAAGTAAAATGGAGGCGCCGTTTGACGCCTCTCTTGTTTGATTTAATTGTTTATTAAGATTTCTACAGCTTTATCAAGCGCATCTCTTATAATAGAAGCCATATCTCTTGTCCATATAGGGTTTTGATCATTTTATCTACCTCATTGATTTTTATCCATAAGATTATTAAGCAAATCTACAGCGAGGCTTTAGTATTTGCTAATTTATTATATTAACTTTTGGGTTGCGAAAAGCAACCGCGATCGTTTATGCGCATATTTATACATTTGATAATTTTTACCTAATTTTTAGTCCGATTTTAGCTACTTTTTAGCTGTTTTTGGGTGTTTTTTAGAGGTTTTTTATTTTTGAAATTGTATAGATTCATTGATTATGCATTATTTTTATACAATTTTTATTCGGGTTTTTGGAGCCTTTTTTTTAACGATTTTTCAAAATGAGGCGTTTACGTTTTTTTATAGAAAAACTGGTTACATTGGTTACAAGGTGCCTCAACCCATTGAAAATACTCAATTTCTTTGTTACCAAAAATGGTTACAGATGGTTACAAAAAATGGTCAAAAAACACCCAAAAAACGTACTGGTTACAAATTTTTTGAGTGAGGGCAAGGCTTACAGCGATTTTGTAACCAGTTGTAACCAGTAATTTTCGAAGTGGTTACAGCGGTACCCCTTGCAATTACTATATCACAGCCATTTGTAACCAATGTAACCACTTATTTCATTTTCTTTTGTAGTTGGTCTTTTTTTATTATCAATATACTGTTCCTTGTATATATATAAGTATAAAAACCTGTTATAGGAGTTCTTGATAAAAACTGGTTACAATGGTTACAAAATTCAACAAACGTTGAAATTTCAATGTAACTAGTTGTAACCAAAAAAATTCAAAATGGTTACAAAAAATGCAATCCCTTATGTACCAAGGCCTTAGAGGATGGTGCTTGTAACCAGAAAAAAATAAAATGGTTACAAGAATTATGTAAAAGGATGTTGACACTCTCTTTTGTATGTGGTATGATGTTTTTGTAAGTTAAGTTACGTTAAGCAAGGAGTTATAAATTATGAATAGAAACAATAATGATATGTCTGTAAAGGTACTCGGTGGCAAGGAACTTAGCCTTTCTGAGTACGAAGCTTATATAAATATGCTGAAGAATAAAGTTATCCTTACACCTGATGAGGCAAGTATTCTTTTTTCAGTAGGAATAGGTTCTGTAAGGTCACATCTTGCAAAACCTGATTGTCCTTTTGCAGTGCATATAGGATCTCATAGGAAGGTTGAACCTAAAGCTTTTGAAAAATATATGCTAGAAGGCAGGTTTAAAGAAAGATAGAGGTGCATCATGAAGAAAAAGGTTTTAAAAGATGGCACCATAAAACTTTCATCAAATTCTTTTAGCCTAATTGTAGATCCAGATGTAAGCGATATTTGGGTCGGTCATTTCCAGCAGCGCATTGCAAGAGAATATCTATCTCAGATCCGAGGAATTAACGGTCTTAGTGAGTTTGAAATAGCTCAAGGAGCTAAGCAGTTTTTAAAATACTCTATAGAAATTTATAATAGAGGCCCAAAAGATATTTCAGCATCGCCTGATGCAAGTCTTGATGAGGTTTATCCTAACAAGCGAAAAGGTGATGACAGGATGCCTATGACAAAAAGCATACCTAACATATTCGTTGCAGAGATTCTTATAGGTCTTTTCGGAGCTAAGTGCATAGAGTTTGGAGACACAGGATCTTCTGATAACTGTGTAGCAGGAGTCTATTTAAGCGAAGGAGTTCATGCAGGAATATACGATGTCTCAACAGATGGGATACACTCACTTTCGCGTGTGTTTAAACCGGATCTTACAGATAAGGATTTAAGTTTTATCACAGACTATATAAAATCTACAGCAGAGAGGGTTATGATTACGACTGATGAGGATTTAATACCTGTTAATAACGGTATTTTTAATTACAAGACAAAAACTCTTATAGATTTTGATCCAAGCTATGTCTTCACATCAAAATGTCATATTGACTATGATGCTTATGCTGAAAATCCGATCATTACCATGCCTGATGGGCAGCTTTGGGATGTTGAGTCGTGGATGTCTTCCCTATGCACCGATACTGATACAGTAGAGCTCTTATGGCAGGGTATAAGTGCTGCGGTTAGGCCTAATGTTGACTGGAAAAAGTCTTTATGGCTTTACGCTCCTAGTGGTAATAATGGAAAAGGAACTTATATTCAGCTTATACGCAATATCTTAGGTCATAGAGCGCATGCTTCTATAACATTTGAAGATTTCAAAGAGCAGTATATGCTTGAGCCACTCGCTCACGTGCAAGCTAATCTTGTAGATGAGAATAACACAGGAACTTATCTTCCTAATGCCGCTAAATATAAAGCCGTGATAACGCACGATATAATTCGTATTAATCGAAAGTATGAAAAGCCTATTGATATACGCTTTCACGGGGTTGATATTCAGTGTGTTAACGGATTTCCTAGAGTAAGGGACGATTCTGATTCGTTTTACAGAAGAATACTTCCTGTTATGTTTGATAATAGGTTTGAAGGTAAAGAGCGAACTTATATCAAGGGTGAATATCTTACAGATAAGCATCCAGAGGTGCTAAAATACGTTTTACGCAGAGTTTTATCAGGAAATGGACCAATGCCCGACTTTTATATGTTCCGCGAACCTGACGCAAGTCTGCGCCTTCTAGGGGAATATAAAGAGTTTAATGAACCTGTGAGACAGTTTTTTAACGAAGTTGTCTTACATATGGTGTGGACACTTCTTCCGTGGGATTTTCTTTTCGACACGTTCATGCAGTGGTCAGCTCGTTTTAACCCTGGAGGAGGCAGAATAAGTAAAAAGAGTTTTACTACTCAGATCAAAGCCATATCAGAAGAATATCCGGGATATTTTGTTGATGTCGTAACAAGTGGTACTAATGCTGGAAGAGATAATCTTGTCAGATCGGCAGGAAGAATGGATGAACCAGAGCCGTTAATACTTGAATATAACGTTGAACAGTGGATGAACAAAAACTATAAAGGAGCCGATCCCTTAAAGAAAGCTATGCCTGAGCTTAAAGAACTTTATAGAGGTCTTCAGCGCGATATAAATCTGATATTTGAAGAGACTGATGCTTGACAATTTAGTAGTTTTGTGCTATGATTTTACTAATAGTAAATGATAGTTAATGAACTATTTCGCAAGCATTGATTGAATGTCTTATTTACCTGTGATTATACACATGAGATAACCGTTTGTAAGTTAGTGCTTGCATGCGGTTATTTTTGTTTTATAAATAAAAAGGAGGTTTCGATGAAGTTTTCAAAAGAAGTTAAAAACAGGCATCTTTATGAATATGCGATATGGCAATGTATTGATTCTTATAATCAAAGCCCTAGAGTAAATGAGCATGGAATTATTATGGTGTCTGAGGGCAGAAAACTTAGAGATGCTATTGTTGCAAAATGCGACAAGTTTCCTCTTACAGGTGTTTCTACTTTTAAAAACGCTGTTAATGAGGTTTTAGGAAAAAGAATTTCAGATGACATCTATCATCAAAACGACGGCGGTCTTTTGAATAAGCAGATTGCAGATTTCAGCAAGCTTCTAAATCTTTCAGAAGCAGAAGATCTTGGTGGAGGTGTTTCTCTAGTTACAGGAGATGAGTCCTTTCTTCCTATATCACCATACGATGCTCAATACAGAAATCTTGATATAGTTATGAGTAACGGTAGCAGGCTCGGCAGCGTTTCAGTTGGCGCAGGTGATAGTGATTATGATCTTCAGAAGGCTTACAGCCTTGATTATAATAAAGTTCTTGGAAAAAGGCATGTTAAAGCAGGTAGCCTAGTTACAGATAACGATATTAGCGGCATTTCCAGACTCCGTAGGTTTTGCGACCCAGCTAGTTTTGATAATCTAGCAGATTGGTACAATAAAGGTGTTAACTTTTCTAAGCTTCGTGAAAAGAGTGTAGAAGGTGCTCGCCTCAGAAAAGCTAGAAATGCATCTTTTAATAGAGCTGAGAAGATTTTAAGAACGCTCGATGAGATGGGTTATGACTATGAGCTTGGAAGAGAGTATCAGACTGGCCAGCTTAAGGCTAGCATCGCAGGTACATCTGTTAGTATACGTATTGCAGATGTTGATAGTAAATTCATAGGAAGGGCTTATGATGCAGGTCTTGTTATATCTCCTTCATCAACTCTTGTTAGAAACAATAAGGCGTTTATACCTGATCTAACAGATGAGCAGGCTATAGCTTTAGTTAAGTTTGCTCTTGGAGAGCATATAAACGATGACAGAGGACTTCTTATGGGAAGTCCCGGTGAGGTTACTAGAACTGTTAATAATAAACCTCATAAGGAAAATGCTGTAAGCAGAAGTTCATCTGGCGTTAGAATTTACATGGGAAAACTCTATCAAGATAATGGCAACGGTTTAATGGTTCCTGACAGATATGGAAATTACATAACAGCTACTGTTAATAATAGCAGAGCTTTTAGAAGCAATACTGCTATGGCAACGCCTGTTGAGGCTAGAGATTATCTCACAACTGTTATATCTGATGCTAGATCTAATTTTGCAAATATGGTTAATCTTGAATCTCTTATAAGCGATTTTAACGATAACAAAGATGATCCTGACTGGGAGCCTAAGTATGATGCAAATCCTGAGATAGCGTCAATTCAAAAGTCCTATATTGCTGTTTTAAAAGGAACTAAGGCTACGCTTCTTAGACCAGGGGTTCAGGCAGATGAGTTTGAAGAGCTTGTTGAGACTGGAGATATGCCAACAAGCGATTATGATAAGGACGAATATGAGAACCAGCTTTCCATGCTTACATATCCTGAAGATATGGATAAAGAGGAGATGCTTAGGTCTCATTTTGAAGCACTTGTTGATCATGAGGTTGGAGGTTTTGAGATTGGAGCCGATGGCAAAAGATTTAACCCTAAAGCTGTTGCACAGTACCAGCTAGCTTATTACGGTATTTATAGAAATCTTGATGACATCACAAAGGCTCTTAGGATGCTTGATATACCTGCTGATGAGATTAAGGGTAATAACGCTTCTGCAACTTATGTTAAAGATGGTCTTATTAAATTTGATAATCTAACAGCTAAGAATATGGCAGAGCTTGATAGTCCGTTTATGAGATCTATGTATGAAGAGATTAATAATTCCTTAACGTCATCTGGAATTTCAGTTTCTAATATTATGATAGATGATAAAGGAATTGTTCAGTATACAGGCTCCTATAGTACAAGTAGAGATGTTAAGGCGTCTTCAGTTATGCCCGTTAAAGGCGAAATTGGTCAGATTTTTGAGCCTGATAATAAAGTTATTAAAACTAATTTCGGAAGTTCTAATAACTTTGCCTTTGTTCCGGGATATAGAGGTCATGTGATAAGTCAAAAGGCTGGAGAGACTAAGTCATTAATGGAAAGAACAAGAGCTTATGGCTATGAGCAGGAGCTTAGAAAAAAGATTAGGTATCAGATTCATCACAGCCTGCTATCACCTCTTGGTGAGGAGCTTGTTGGATCGCCTGTATCACTTAACAGCATATATGGAAATCTATACGGAACAAGGTTTGCGTACGATTTTGAGGATAGATTCAGAGAGCAAGGTATGTCAGAAGAGACTATATCTACAATAATTGACTCAGCATCTCAGACTCTTCTTTATGATAAGAGTTTTGAGCAAGGCTCAACGATTCATGCTGATTACATCGCAAGTCATAATATGTTTGATATGGCTGATGATAATAAGAGAACTCCTTATATTCTTACAGGAGGTCTTAACCTTACTATTCTTGATGAGGATAAGTTTGATAATGCTGTGTCATCAAGAGTTACATCTACAACAACTACTGCACAAGGCAGAAAGATGTTCCTAAAGAGTAAGACTAAGGTTATGCCTGATGGAAGTCTTGTCCCATCTCCTGATAAGGATGATGATACTGCGATGGCTCTTTGGCTTGATAAGTCTTATGGTCAGTTTGACGCTATAGATAGATTTAACATGGCAGCTAGCGTTACGCAGCATTCAAACAGCGTTACAGAGCCTGTTGGAACAGCTTCTCTTACTTTCGGAGGTTGGGGTCAGGACGATGGTGTTGTCGTGTCTAAGAACTTTGCAGAAGCTCACGGCATTAGAGATGCAAACGATAAGATAAGACCTCTTATGATAGGAGATAAGATATCTGATAAGCATGGTAATAAGGGAGTTATATCTATAGTTATTGATCCAGATATGAGTGATGAGGAAGCTTTAGATAAAGGTCTTTCAAAAGCTGTTAAGTTCTTTAGAGATAATCCTGATGTAAGTGTCGTAATGTCGCCATTCTCAGCCGTTTCAAGATTTAATGGAGGAACAGCAAGAGAGGCTATGACTAAGACTTACGATCTATATCTTGACGATAAGGTGGTTCCAGGAGGAGTTGGAGAGATGTCATTTATCATCACTGATAAGGCTGCTGATATAAAGACTAATATCTATGATGAGACATCTGTTAGAAAGAGAAAGATATCTTCTCAGGGTATAACGCAGGCTCATGCTAAAGCTCCTGATACAGAAGGCCTTGAGTATCATAATGCTTATGCAAGGTCTGTTTATATGAACAATGGAGGAGAGCTTTCTAATCTTCGTGAGTATCTTATCATTTGCGGGCTTGATATCAGTGATACTGGAGAGCTAAGACATGGTTATAAGCCTCATGAGGGAGAAGTTAGAAACGTTATAGAGTTTCCTGAAGTTGAGTTTAGAAAGGATGAGAATGGAAGGCTTGCTGCTACTAAGTCTAACGGTAACGTTATGGTAGCTAATAGATCTGACATTATGAGTTCTTTTAAAGAAAAGATGGATAGGATGGGAGGTGTCTTAGAAGTACCGTTTCCGCTTACATATCCTACTGGAGAAGTGATTCCGCCTCTTAATGATGGCAAGACCGATGTTATCTATGAAGCAAAGGAGTGGGAAAGACGCGGTTACACAAGAAAAGACGGAATATATGTTCCTCCTACTACAGTGACTAGAAAGGCAAGCGTTGGCACAAGAAAAGTTAAGGATGAGACCTATGGTCTTCCTCTTATGTCGTCATACCTTAGAAGCGGTTCTGAGCAGGGTAAGGATGGCGTTGTGACTCACGATTATACGCATGCGTATGAGACTATTATTGCAAGCTCTATTGACTATATTTCTGCTAGGAAAGGTCTTGAGCTAGCTAGTGCGACAGAGGCACAAAAAGCTCTTGCTAAAGCTGCTATGGAAAAGGCTCAGTTTAATGCTCAGACAGCGTATAATAGCATTACGTCAGATATTACAAAGAGAAAGTTCGAAGGCAAGCATAATCAGCTTAGAGAGCATATTATGTCCGTATCTGCAGAAAATTCTGCTACGGCAGTTCTTTCAGCGGATCCTAGACTTGGTATAGAGGATATCGGAATAAGCAGATCAATAGCTGATAGTCTTGGTATATCTGAGGGTGATAGCGTTCTTGCGTGGCGCGATCCTACTCTTAGAGATGGTTCTCATAGAACTCTTAAGGCTAATATATCTGATGAGCTGACAGGCGTTTCCATAAACCCTTCTATGGCTAAAAGTATGGATGGAGACTTTGACGGAGATACTTTAGGTATTTATGCTCCTAAGAATAAGTTTGTCATTAAGGATCTTGAAGCGATGTTTGGTACTAAGAATAATCTCTTAGATTATGGTTCTTTAGGAGATGACGGTCTATACGATCTATACATGCACGATTCGCTTGATGTGTGCGTTGCGATGCACTTTAACCCTGAGCTTAAGGAAAGATGGGAAAATATCAGAAAAGAAGTCAATGAGTTTGAGGCAAAGTATAATAATGGCGAGATTTTCAGAGGCGAGATTAGAGTTCTAAGAGAGCGTGCTGTAGAGTCGCTTAATGAGTTCTATAAAGATGCGTATGATGCACCTATAGGTCAGGCGTACCTTGAGTATGATAACATGCCGGGATATTTAAAGTCGGTTTATGACGCCTGTATTGAGACTGGAGCAAAAGGTAATGCTAAGAAATTCCTTTCGTACTGTAAGTATCTTGGTGTTAGCATTCCAGGAGCTGTTGCTGCTGATGGCCAGATTAAAGATGTAAGTAGCTGGGATTTTGAGAATGTGATTGACCACGGACATACTCTTGCAACTAAGGAAGATAGAGAAGGCGTTCTTTATGCTACTGCTACTAAGTCATTTGCTACAGGAATAGCTGGAGCATTTTACCAGAGAGGTATTCTTGGGCTGAGAAACAAGTGTATGAAAGCTGTTACAGAGCTTACATACCCTGTAACGCAATCACTTCTTCAGTTAAAGCATGATCCTGCTGAGGCTAAGATTAAATATCCGGTTCTTATGACATCGGTTAGAGACCTCTGGAGAGGTGCTAAGATGGTTAAGAACGATGAAGGCGTTTGGGTTTCTGAAAAGGATGCTGAAGGAAGTCTTGTGATGGCAAGTAAGGATGAGTGGAAGGAAACTTTTGTCGAGATGTATAACGATCCTAATTGCCTAAACGTTAAGATAAACCCTAAGTATGTTGAGATAATAGCTGATCATCTCTCAAAAGATGGCTATATGCAGAACATGGAGTCGGAAGACTTCTTAGCAGAAAATGCTTCTCCTATGGATAGACTAGCGTATGGCGGAACTTTTGAGACTTGGCAAAACATCGCTAAAGATGGTAGTAATATCTTCGAAGGCGAGTTTAATAGTTTATTTAAGCCTAGAGAGGTTTATAACAATGAGCTTATTAAATATGCTAAGGAGCATGATGCTATAGCTATAGATAACAAAGGCAGGGTTCTTACAGAAGCATCTATTGTTAAAAAGGACACTCTTGAAGGCAAGATGAGGATAAAATCTACTGGACCTTCTATGGCAGTAGCAAGAAAGCCTATTCCAGAGCCTGTTATAGAAACTGAGCCAGAGGATAGTTCTTGTTTTGACATGTAGTTAGTTAAAGGGAGAAGTGTTTAAATACACTTCTCCTATACACAAGATATTATTTGAAAGATGAAAAGAAATCTTGTGTTTTTAAAGCTTTTAGGGTATAATATAAGTGAATTAAGTTAATTTTAGCTATTGAGAAAGTCGAGGTATTAATATGGCTAATTTAAACGAAATGTTAGATGATCTTGGGGTAAGCCAAGAGGAATATGAGGCAGTAATGGATGAGATAAATGTTACTGCAGGTTTTAGCGATTATGACTCTGCAATTATGCATATAGAGCAGGTCGTTAAAAACCTTGAAGATAAAAAGCTGAAAGGTGAGCTTGTTACAGATCTTACAGAGTGGCTTGATTGTAGAGATGCTGTTGAGGAATCTTTGATAATTACTTCAGGCGGTATGGAATCAGAACTTGAGTCAGAAGATCGTATGCTTTTGTCGAGACTTGCTTCTTTAATTAAAGAGCAGGGGTACGACAACATGGACTATGAGTTTGGTAATGTTCTTGATTTCATGGATGCAAGAGCTGCTGAACTGGAATCTTATAGTAAGAATAAGGGTCTTTTTAAGGATTCTTCTGATGATGTTCTTAAAGATTCTTTTAATAAGATAAAAGGTCAGTTTAGCGTCAGAGAAGTTCTTGAGAATGCATTTAATGTGTTTGAAAAAACTGGTTCTTCTAAAGAATCTCTTCTTGATGATAGATTAAATGCTAATAGATATGCTCTTAAAGAGGTTTCTAGGATCCTTGCTAATACTGCTAGAATAGCTGAATCTGAAGGTATTAGTAGTGATGCTATGGATAAGCTTAGAGATTATGCTGTTAAAGGAGCTATGAAGTTAGATTCATTTTTGCCAGAAGATGAGCTTGTAAAATGCTTCTCTGATGATCTTGACATTTCCGAGAGCTTTGGTTTTTCAGAGACTGTAATGACAGGCGATCCAGCATTAGGTCTTGAGACTCAAGATGAGTTTAATAGGATTTTAGCTTACAGAATGGTTAGAAAAAACCTTCCAGCAGATATGGTCGAATTTGTTGATAATTATATTATGAAAGATGCTCCTGATTTTATATCCGGTGATGAGCGCAATGAACTATCACAAAGCGAGGCTCTAATGGAGTTTTTGGAAGAAAATAATATTAGCTTTGCAATTAATAAGAATATCATAGATGCTGTTTCAAGATGCTGGCTTTTAGATTCTTATTCAAAAAGACTTCATGTAGCTTCTAGATATCCTGAATTTACGCAAAATGAGATGGTTGAAGTCGGAATGGATGCTATTGAAATTAAAGGCATTGCAATAGCAGAGTATGATGATACCTGTCAGATGATTGATGATAGAATTAAAGCTCTTAAAGAGATTTATATAGAGCAAGGTTTTGATAATATAATACCTCTTAGATCAGGTGAAGAGATTTTATCTGATAGCGCAGAAAATGCTGTCAATGTTAGTTTCAGTAAAGAAGCTTTAAAGCCTGAAAAAGAGCCTGATAAGTCTTATCAGATAACATTTGATGATGTTATCAAGGAGACTGCTTCCCGCGATATTCCCGAGTTGAAAGAGGCAGCTAAAGATGATACTGATTTTGGCTTTGATGTGTAAAGAGGTGCAAGTATGAAGTGGAATAGATATAAAGGCGATAAAGCTGTTAAGAGGGCAAAGCATGATGCTGAGCGTCAGCGCCTTGATTATGATCGTAAGATTAGAGAAAGCGATATGAGAGATTATGTCGCAGGGGGAACTGAAAAGGAAAAAGAACTTCAGGAAGAGCTATCGAGGAAACTCGATGCTCTTCAAGCTCAGTTTACAGGTCCTGATAGTCTTCAGTTATATAGCGATTCAAGAACTGGATGGCTTGATATGAAGGCTAATGGCAAAACCGATGCTCAAAGACAGTATAACGACGCTTTTCAAAGGCAGCAGGTACTTCTTTGTCTTGATCCTCTTACTAATGGTCTTACTCCGACGAATGTTTTAAGCACTTTAGGTATGTACGTTGGTTTTGCAGCTATTAATAAGAACATCAGAACGCTTATGAGCGATACTTTAGCTAACGGCTTTAAGTCTGCTATGACGGCAAGGATGAGCAGTGGTAAGTTTAGCGAAATGAATCCTATTGATAAGTTTTGCAAGAATGAATATGAGAGATTTGCTAAGGCGGCAAACGACGGAAAGCTTCCATATACCGGTCAGACTGCAGCTCTTATGAGCGTTGCTATTGATAAAGAGGCTTATGTTGCTATGAGATGCACTCCTACTAGCGAAAACGGTTACTATGAGAAGTATTTAAGAAAAGGCGACAAGATGTTTGCTGAAATGTCTGATGCTGAGGCTCATGAGGCTAGAATAGCTATACGCAAGTGGGATAGCCTTGATAGCGATGGTAAGTTTAAAGATTATGTCGCAAGAGTTGATGCTGCAAGAGCTAATGCGCAGTCAGTTCTTGAAAGAGATATGATGCTTGATGGCGTTTCAAGAGAATCGCTTAAAGCTAATAAGAATCTTGTCATAGGGCACCTCTTCAGAGGCGAATCTTCTATGAGTGCCGAAGAGATGGCTGAGGCCAGAAAAGAAGGTCATGTGTTTATGACTGATTTATATAAAGAACTTAGAACTAAGGAAGCTGTGATAACACCGTCTGATGTTGTTTATAGAATGAGGTTTGACGCTGATGGAAATCCTTATAAGGAGGCTATGACTTTTTGGGATGGTACTTTTAGCCGCGTTGATGAGTTTGGAGACCTTGATGGTAAGATCGACACTCTTTCTGTGGCAAAACCTTATATGGCTGACGATTTCGTAAGTGAAGTAGCGCTTCTCCATAATAATACAGCTTTTGCGTTTGAAGATATGGGTATGGATAGGCAAGAAGCTAATAACTTTGCAGTAGCGATCCAGTTTGGAGCTATGAATCGTGATGTTACAGCGGACTATTCTTTTGACGAAGAAGAGGTTGTGAAACAGCTTAAAGCAAGAGGTATGTCAGAAGGTTTAACATGCACGGATGATGAGCTTATGGAAATGGTTAGAGATAAATTTGATGAGTTTGGAGATTTCATAGCAAAAGCTAGAGAAGATAACATGTCAGAAGGCAAGATAGAAAAGAGATATTGGCTTGGAGCATCAAGTGCGCTTTCTGATAAGGTTACTAAAATGTTTGTAGAAAAGTATGGTCCTAAAGAAGGTATAGCATTATCTAATTATGCTTTAGCCTTTTCAAAGCAGATGTGGTTTACGGATCTTTCTCCTGAGTATTCCTTTGGAGAGATACATGATTCAGGTAAGATAGGAAGTGAGGCTTATGGCTTTGATGATGTGTTTACAAAGGGCTGCGATAAACTTGCGGATGAGTACATAGTTTACGCTCTTGAAAAGCCTGGTTTTAGCGGACTTAGCTATGAAGATATAGTGGAAAGGCGTGAAGACTTGAAAGGCGCTATATGCGATTATTCTATCCTTATGGCAGGTGCTAGGCAATATGGTAATGATAGAGGCGAGATAGAAGAAGCTTTTGAGAAAGCTCAGTATGGTGCTATGGAATCCACAGTTCGTATGTATCTTGATCCTAAGAGTGAAAAAGAAGTTGACGATACAGTTAATGCTATGAGAGATTTTTACTTAAGGGTCGAAAGCGAAAGTGAAAGCTATTGTGCTTCGTATATTTATAATAATTACGGCGAAAAAGGTTTTGAGCGAAAGCATAGGCGTGATGTTGAGATAGACTTTGACGAAGCGTTTAAAGACTATGACGACTATGAGTATTAGGAGGCATATTATGTTTAAAAGAAAACTTCCATCATACTTACAGAAGCTAAAAGATAAACGCGTAGCAGATTCCAAGGCAAGCGGTAGCTCGCTTGCTATGGGTTCTAGCGAATATAAGGAACGCGTCATGGATCTGAAAGATCTTAATGAGTTTGAGCAAGAAGATATTAATCATGGAAAAAGTGAGGAGAAACCTCGCGCTAGGTCTATAGAAGAGATAAAAGAGGCTGCTCGAAAACGAAGGGCTATGATCGATGCAGAAGAAGCTAGAGAAAGAGCAAGAGAGGCACATGAGCATAGGATAATACAGGAAATGCTTGATAGATATGATCCTCCTGAACCTCCCGAAACGCCTACTCAAAGACGCATGAGAATGAGGCTCGAAGATTATCCGGGTTTTCTTAGAGGTGATTATGACTTAACTCCAGAAGAAATGGCAGATATTGAGCGTCGGAATGAAGAATATCGTAAAAGTTTGCCAAAGAGGGAGGGTCCAACTATCTTTGATGCTATGAGAGCTCAGCTTGAGGTTAAGCCGAATCCGCTTTTGATGAATAACCCTCTTATCTTCCCAGAGAAAGCGAAAAAGAAAGATGATAATGAGCCTGAGTTTTAGGAAAGGAGATTACTTATGATAGGAAAATCATTTGAGAAGGAACTTTGTAGTTTCTTAGGTGTTGAGTCATCATATAAGCCTAAAGAGGGAACTACGATGTTCGGGGGTGTTGTTAGGCGAATGCTTAGCATGACGCAGATGAGAAATAATATGGATATGATGGCTGCTCAAAGAGCTATGCAAAATGAGAAGCTTCATAAAGGTCTTGACACTACAAGCCATATAGATTCTCTTAAGTCAGAGGAAGAAAAGCGTAAGAGAGATGGGCAGACTGTTGCTGAAAGACTTGGTCTTTATGGCGAAGGCATTGATCCTTCTGATTACGACTTTACAAACTTTTAAAGGAGGTGTGTTATGTCTACATATTCTAGAGGTAAAAGAACTAGCTGGGCTAGACCTATCAGCAAAAAGCAGTATTATGCTATGGAAGCGGAGCGAATGAAGGCTCGCATGAGTCCTGAGATAAGAGAAAAGACCGAAAAAGAGGCAATAGCTTTTAGAGAGTATGCAAGAAAGCGAGCTATTATTAATAGAGAAAGAGAAGAGGCTATGGCTCGCAGAGCTGAGATCGAAGCTCTTGAGATGGAGAGGAAAAAGAACCTCGACGCACTAGATAAATGGGGATACGGTCTATAGATTATTAAAAGGTACGCGTGATTGGACTTGCGCGTATTTTTTTTATGAAAAAAAAGGCTTGATTTATGAGGCTTTTTATGCTATACTTAGCTTATTAAATAATTAATTTCGGATATGACCGCTCTGTATGTCAGATATTTTGAATAAAATTATTTGATAAATAGGCGAAAAGGAGGGCCACTATGGTATGACAGCAGAGAAGATCAGAAAAAGTGAACTATGTGCAAGGGTTGCAGCATCATGTGATGGTGTTAGCAAAAGGCTTGTAACGACTATATATGATGCTCTTATAGCAGAGATATATAAGTCAGTAGCGGAGGGAAAAGTTGTTTCCTTGACAGGATTTGGATCATTTTATTTAACTAAGCATAAAGGACATCCGGTTAGATGTGATAAAGGTCTTAGTGTTTCTGATTATGTACTTTTTAAATTTTCGACATCAAACGTTTTAAACAGCAGGTTTAGAAAAGATTATGCATCTGGAAATTGTGTAGTTTCTGAAGGTTTGCGTATGAAAAGGGTCGAAGGTGATTCAAAGTCTAAAAGTAATTCTCGTAAGAAACGTAAATAATAAATAGAAGGGGTTTGATTATATGAAAGGAAAGAAAGGATTTTCTGTAATATTTCTTGTTCTTGTTTTCATTCTTAGTCTCTTAGCTTTGATTTTTGGAGCTTTATGTTTATATTTTAATCATATATTAGAGGGAGCTTTAATCTTATTTTTATCGATAATATCTGTTATGATAGCTTCTGAGATAAGGGCTTCTGATAAGGCAGTGCTTAAGCAAAATAGAGGTGTCGAAAGAGTTAGTGCTAATGTTGAGACTGAAAAAGGCTTTGGCAAGATTTCTCTATACGATAATCTAATTAGCATTAAAATAGATCGTAAGGAAATTTTGGTTAATTGGAAGGATATCAAGTCATATTCTGCTGAAGATGCGAAGATATCGTTTGAAAGTGATTTAGTTTCATTAACACTGACGTTTAATAGTGATATTAAATTCGAAGGTGCTAAATATATGTTTGAAAAGCATTGTAAGTTATAATCAGAGAGGAGATTTTGATATGGCAGTAATAGGAAAAGCAGATTTTGTGAAAAAGTTATCTGAAAAGATGGGCTGTTTGTCGCCAAAGAGATCGTTTGAGTCAAAGGCGTTCGCTGAGGACTGTGTGGACAGTGTATTTGAAACCATTATGGAAATTGTTTCTGAAGGAAATGATTTTAGTGTTAAGGGTTTTGGAACATTTAAGGCAGCCTCTCGAAGCGAAAGAGTAGCTAGAAATCCCAAGACGGGTGAGCAGATTATTATACCTGCGAAAAAGGTTCCAGTATTTAAACCTGGGAATAAGTTTAAAAGCTGTATTAAGTAACTTAAAAGGCAGGTGCTTCTTATAGCACCTGTTATTTTACGAAAGGAGATTTTAATGGCTCGTGATTTTGAAAAGGAGTTAAAGGCTCTTGAAGATAAAAAGAAAAAGATAAAAGAGGATCAGCTTAAATACGAAGTGAGATGCTTAAAGCCTATTGCAGAATCTGCAGTGGATGTTTTTGGGGAAGGTCTAAAGAATATGAAAAAGGAAGATTTAAAAGTGTTTTTCGAAAGACTTAAAGCTACATATTCTAAAATTCAGCCTCAAAACGGTAGCTTGTCTACCGAAACTGGAGCAAATGCATCTGAGAGGCAAAATTATTAGATTTAAGCGATTTTATACTGCTAGGTAACTGTTTGTATTACTTAGCAGTTTTTCTTTTGATACGGCTTAAATTAAAGCCTTAAATTTTTGCAGAAAATAGAAAAAGACTTAATAGCTATTGCTAGAAAGTCTTCTTCAGGAGTTTGATTAGAACTAAACGAAATTGACTGTTTGCCACTTAGTATTATACCACATTTAGCCTCCTATTTCAAGACAATCTTTTTCTGAAGAGTTTTCTATTATAGGAAGATTTATAGGTCTTCTTTCGGGCTGGATTTTAGGAGCTTTGTTTTTTATAAAATTATTCTCTAATGAGTTTTCTAAGTTTTTATTAAAAGCACTCATTATTTTCTCCACAGCAAAGTCTAAACAAGGTTCCTGCTTTTTAATTAGCTCCTTAACACCAGGCAAGGCTAAATTGGCTGTGTTCTTATTTGGACGCTCAGTCTCCTCATAATCGCTTTTAGTGTAGGCAGTCCTAACTCTGTGATTTAGCTTTCCAGTATCGTCAGGAGCAAGAGTTGCTAGAAGCTGCCGAGATTCTGTCAGTCTTATGCGATGCTGATCGATTCTGTTTTCGCTTGGAACAGCACATTTAAGCTCGGACCATGTGCTTTTTGTATTTTCGTTATAGTGCTCTTTAAATATCATGTTTTGCATATTAAAGCTATGGTCACACGCAAGGTCTATGTAGGTTCTAAGTACAGGATCGTTTTTGCGATAGGCTCTTGTCTTATGAGCATCTCTTGTCAGGTCATAGTCTGTTTCTCTTGCGTTTTCGGACATAAGATATGGATAAGCTGTTCGGAGCCTTATTCCAAACTCGTTATCAAACTCTGGCATAGGTTCTGTCTTTCTTAAAACGACGGTGACAGCAGATGTTGTCATCTGTCTTATTCTTCCGTACCAGTGATTTACACCTTTAAATTCTTCTCCAGCAGGCGTATCTTTAAGATCTACATGAATGGTTATGTTTTCGTTATAGCCAGCTTCCATATAGGCTTCGTAAAGCTGAGCAGGGTCTGCGATTAAGCTTTGCAGTATAGCTTTGTTCATTTGAGTTTCTGATGTAAAGGTAGACGCTGCTGGAGTCATATTGTCTTTTAGCACGTCATCTAGCATCTGAGCGTTTGATAGTCCAACATGGCGCTCGCTTGCGTGATCGTCTTTGTTTCTAATAGCAGATAGCAATAGAGCTTTGTTGCTATTAAAAAGAGTCTGAAGCTTAGCCTGCATTCTAAGTTTTGTTAAAGTCATAATAGCTATCCTCCTTTCTTTATTATTTTTAGTATATTATACCAAAAATGTTTCAATTATGGAATGATTTCAAGAAAAAAAAAAGAGTAAAGCTATTGCTTTACTCTGATTTTTATTCATATTCCTTAAAGTCCATTCCCATAGCTTTAGCAGCATCCGGGCCGTAGCTTTGCAGGAATTTCTTTTGAATTTGACCGTTTAATTCTAGGCAAGCTTCTACTATCATATATGCAAAAGCTATGATAGCACCTCCTAAGATGAAAAATGCTAAAGCTTTTAGATTTCCAAGGCATATAAAGTCAGCAGGTGCAAGTTCTACTTCAGTAGCTCCTCCTAGTATGATAAGTACGCCGATTATAATTAATACATCAGCTATATATCTTATACGGTTTAATTTTTTTATTTGCGTTATCATTTTCATAGCAATTACCTCCCTTGTATCTTTATTTTGTTTCCTTTTGGCAAGCTTTGCTTGTGTTTTCTAGGCATAGTTTTAAATAAAAAAATGGGGCAAAAAATTACCCCATATATTTTAAGTTATTTTCCAGTTGATAGGATCTTTTCCCAGCTCTATTAACCTATTATTTATCCTAGAGAAAGGTTTGCTTCCTATAAAGGCTTTGGCATATCCAGAGTCTCTTCTTGCAGACATAGGGCTTGGGTGAGTTGAACATATGAGATTTGCAGGATCATAGCCATCTATATTAGTTATGCAATCATTTGCAAAGTTTATAGCATAAGCACCCCAAGCTGCTATTAAGATATTCTTATTATCGGATATAAGCTTTTTTATGATGCTTTTAACTATCTCATCAGACCCAAGACTTGCGTGGCTTAGAGGCTCTTTGTGAGAAACGGTAAGATAGGTGTTTATTAAAAGAACGCCTTCTCTTGCCCAGCTTGTCAAATCTCCGTGCAGAGGAGCTTTGAAATTTTCTCCAAGATCGCTTTCGAGCTCTTCGTAAATGTTTCTAAGCGATGGAGGAATTTTCGCTTTTCTTTTTACTGAAAATGCAAGTCCCATAGCTTGGTCATCGCCGTGATAAGGGTCTTGCCCTATTATGATTACTTTTACATTTTCAGGACTTGTAAGCTCTAGACTCTTGAAAATTTCATTTTGCGCTGGGTGTATTTTCTCACCTTTTGTTCTTCTTAGCATGATATCCATAGAGTACTTACTCATAGCCGTTATCGTCCTCGCGTCTAAGTATTTAAGCCATTTGTGAAAATTACTATTCATAAAAACTCTCCTAGATTTTGACGCAAATTATGTTATTTGCGTCGCAAATTATGACGGCTATAAGTAGTATGGTTATGGCGAAGAGCCATATAGCTGTAATCTTAACAGGAAGAGTTCTTGCGAATTTAGTGCCCACATTATATCTTGCGTGTATTGCTTCTTCTACGATGGTAAGAGCTAAGATTACTAGGGATATTGCTATTGCAATCAGTATGTAAATCATAGCAGTCACCTACTCTTCATAAGTCTCGCACTCGAAGGAAAATGTTACTTGCTTGTAGTCTCCATTTTCGTCCTTAAATTCATAGAGTCCTTTGCCGGTTGAGAATTTATCAAGATTATAGTCTGGATAGTCGTTGATAGGTGAGATACCTATTGTTATCTCATCAGCATCTTCTAAAGCTTCATTAAAAGCTCTAAGATAAGGTGCCGTCTGCTCTTCGGTTAGATCTGAAAGGTCATACTCGTCTTCATCTTCTGTCCAGTATGTCCACGGCACAAGTTCGCCTTTAGTCTGACAGTCAAGGTCTGGTTTATCGTAGTTTGTTGTGCCTGCGATATCCATCGTTAGTAAGATGTACTCATCAGGGTCGTCTGGATTTTCTACGTAGCACTGGATCCAGTCTGGCACATAAGCATAGCCTTTTTGTGATTTCGCATATAGTTGTAATCTCATTTTTGATTCCTTTCTTGAAATGCTTTATCTTTTGATAGAATTCCAATAGTTTTTGAATTGTTGTTCGAACGCATTGTCTCCTGGCTCATAGTATTTTCTTCCTAATAAGTCATCAGGTAGATATTGCTGAGGTACCCAGTGATTAGGAAACTGGTGAGCCCATAGATATCCAGGCGCGTATTCTGATGCAAGATGTCTAGGTACCGTCGCCCCAAGTCCGTTTCTGATGTCATCTCTTGCGGCCATCCAAGTAGCTTCATTTGTGCATGACTTAGGAGCGATTGCAAGCAGTATCACAGCTTGAGTAAGAGGCTTATATGCCTCTGGAAGTCCTAAAACCTCCGCAGCTTTGCAGCATGCCATAGTGTGCGTGATAGCCTCTGGGTATGCAAGTCCTATATCTTCACAGCAAATAGCTGGAAGCCTTCTGCAAGGACTTATGATATCGCCACCTTCAAGCATTTTGCTTAGCCAAAACACAGCGGCATCTGGGTCAGAGCCTCTTATAGATTTTTGCAAGGCTGAGATATAGGCATAGTGATTATCGTCTCTCATATCAAAGCCTGCCATAGAGGCACTTGGTTTTATGTTTCTGATGTCTTCTTCTGTAATTTTTGAATTATCGTCAAATAAGTTTGTGATTAGCTCAAGATCCGTTAAAGCTCTTCGCACGTCTCCTGAAGATATGTTTGCTATAAGTCTAAGTACATTTTCTGAAGTTTTAGCTATGGCAGAATTTGGCTCCTTTTCATACGCCTTTAAAAGCTCTAGTATTTCAGAAGCTGACGGTCTTTTAAACTCCATGACAGAGCATCTTGATAGCAATGCGTCGTAGATGCTATGGTAAGGATTTTCAGTAGTTGCAGCTATTAGCGTAATAGTTCCTGCTTCTACGAAAGGAAGTAGTGATTGCTGCTGCTTTTTGTTGAAATACTGAATCTCATCAAGATATACCACTGGCTCGTTTTCTTTTTCAGCATCTACTATATGCTTGATATCGCTGATGCTTGCATTTGTTGCGTTTAGCTTGTAAAGAGGTTTTTCTAAAGCTTCAGCAAATATTAAAGCAGCGGTTGTTTTTCCAGTACCAGGAGGACCGTAAAATATAACGGACTGCGGTATCTTTTTATTAGCAAGTCCTCTTAAGATTCCGTTTGGGCCTACTAGATGCTCTTGCCCTATCATATCGTCAAAGCTTTTTGGTCTTAGTTGTTCAGCAAGTGGCATGGGAATCTCCTTTCTCCTTTGCAGCTTTAGATACTTTGTCAAGCATGCTATTTAATTTTTTGATTTGAATTTCTCTAGCTTCTGCGACGGTTCTATAGCCGTCTCTTTCAGCTCTTGCAATATCTAGCTGTTCTTTTAGGTTTAGAACTACCTGATTTTCGTTTGATGCGATTATTGATTCTATCTCTTCAATAACTTGTATATTGTATTCCTTGATGTACTTTTCCCATTTTGAGAATAAGCCTCTATAAGAAACCTCTTCTATAGCAAGCGACATAGCTAGAGCTTTGTCTATTTCCTTTTGATCTGCCCAGCTTAGATGCCCTACACACTGCTTGATTCTGCTTTTATCTACAGTGTGAATCTGCTCGCATAAAGCGATGGCGTTTTTGTCTCTGCAGGTTATAGCTATATGAAGAGGTGATGATATGTTTTTTAGCGATGTTGATAGATAAATTATTTCAACAGCACCACTCGTGTCATTCATTGTGTCGTTTGAGACGATGATGCCATACCTATCTGACCATATTTCAGAACCAATAGAAGCTTGCGATGGGTGCCTAGCTACAAAGAAGATATCACCTCTTTTGATGCTTTGTTTCATTTTTTCTAGATGTCCTTTCTTTAAGATTAGGGTGCTGATATCAGCACCCTTTAGTTTTTATTCCTGCTCTTCATCAGGTTCGATCTCAACCCAGCCTGTAAGAGCACTAGCTGACGCATCATCAGTTATGTCATCATCTACATCAGCTTGAGATGCTCCTTTGTTAATAAGAGCGTTTTCAATAGCTTCGTAATCTGCTACGATTTTAGGGTTTACAACGGTGTCGTAAGCGAGGATATACTCTGATTTCATAGCTCTTGTGAAAGCTACGTAGTACATTCTCTTATTAGGCTCGATCATTTTGTTATCAGCCTGATATAGCACGATGGTGTTGTCAAACTCTAGGCCCTTTGCTGAGTGAATTGTTGACAGCAAGATGTTAGCATCTTTTATGTTCTGCTGCTCTTTGTTATCCTGATTTCTTTTTGATGCAAGGCTTTGTCTTATTGCGTTGTTCATTATCTCGAATTGAACCATGTTCTTTTGAACGTTCTTTACAAAGTCTTTCTTTGATAGCTGCTGATTAGTGAACTGCCTGTACCATTCGTTAACAGTAGCAGCGTTTTCGCATCTCCACTTATATAGCATCTCTGCTACAGGTTTCTTAGAGCTATCGTATGACTTTGCAGGAACAAGCATGTCTAGTCTGTTCATTATGTCGGTCGATACTTGCATAGAGTAGTCGCTAAATGGCAGGTATGCCATTTCTGTGTCATATCTTTTGATGTAGCTTGTGAAGATGGTGCTATTGTATACCTGTTCAGGCACAAGGTTTGCAATCTTCGCATTAGGGAAGTGCTTCTTAACGATATCAGCCATCTGCATTACGTTTTTCTTAGTATATGCAAGAAGTGCTACTTGCTCGCCAGCCTTTATTTTTTCTTCGATGTAATCAAAGCCATTTCTTACGAAGAAGTCGAGCATGTGATCAGGAAGCTCTTGCTTTTTTCTAAGCTGCAGGTATTCAAGTTTTACTCTGTCGTGGAATGAGTCGATTGATGTAGGTGCAAGGCTGTTAGCTTTTAGCTGGATCTGAGCATACTGGTTTGCTTCGATACCTGCAAGCGTAACGTTTGCAAAATCCAAAATCTCCTGGTTTGATCTATAGTTAGTCTGGAGCTGGTATGTTGCAAATACGCCTGATCCTTCAAGTGTGTTTAAAGCCTTCGGGTTTGATGCTCTGAATTCATAGAGCGTCTGACTGCAATCCCCAACCATAAAGAGTGATTCTTTATGCTTTTCCACGTACTTTAGGGCGTAAATAAACTCAAATATTGAGTTATCCTGAACTTCATCAATGATAAGGTATTTGCTCTGTACTTCTGGAGGTTCTATGAACTGAGAAATTTTCTGATAGCAGATGATAATCTCAAGCTCAAGTGTTGTCTGACCTAGTCTATCTAAGACTGCTATGACCTCATCATAGTTTTTTTCGATGAAGTCGTTCATCTCAGTAAAGCAGTTATTATCGTTCTTCCTGAGATTACTTAACTTCTTTCTGAAGTCATAAGCGAAGGGATCGTTTGGATACTCTATGTCTAGCGAGTTGATAATCGTATCAAGAGATGATAGCTCGTGATCAGCAAAGTTTGTTGAGTAAATTAGATGTATCATCTTAGCGATTGTCATAGAGTGAACGTTTGGATTCTTTGCTGTGATGTTATCAGCAGCGGCATTTGTGAAGGATAGCACTGTGATATCTTCAGGTGCTACTCCGCAATCTACCATATATTTTATTCTAGCAAGTACTACTGTTGATTTTCCTGATCCAGCACCTGCCTGAACAAGAGCTAAAGGTTCTGTTGTTGTTATAGCCCTGATCTGTTCAGTTGAAAACATAGGGTCTATTGCAGGAGGAGTAGCTGGGGCAGAAAGCTGCACTAGAGTGCTTTTGTTTTTATTTAGGTTATCAAGTGTTGATGATAGCAATAGATTTAGATTCTGTTTACATAACATTTCTACAATATCGCTATCAAAGTGATTGGTTATGCTTTTATAGATATCCTTATAAAGGTCTAGTGGAACAGCATATTTTTCAAGATGTGAAAGTGCTTGTGCAGCAGCCGATAAGCGATGCGGAGCTTTCGCCATATGCATATTAGTTAGCAAAAGCTCGATATCTTCATGGATTTTTGTCTGCCATCTTTCTGATAACTTACAGATTTTTTCGTACACGCTATAGTCTCCTAGATAGTCGTCAGCAGCAGCAACGTCAACGTCATAGCCTGCATTTTTAAGCATTTCATAAGCCTTAGCAAGAGTATCGTATATGTCTGTACACATCATGCGATGAAGCTTGTTTGTTGTTAGTGGAATCATTCCTTTTACGTATGTTTCGAATGAATCTAATTTAACGTTGTATACAGCTTCAATATCTCCCGGCAGATTCTTGTCCATGTAAAAGAACATGTCGTAGCAAATTGTTACATCCTTTGATATTTTGCCCGATGGCGTGCTAGGCTGAATTTCTTCCAATATGATGTATCTAGGTTCCATACCAAATAGTATTTTTGTGGAGTTACTATGAGTTGCAATTTGCACCATATTTGAAGTATCAAGATCTTTAGGAGGTATTTCCTTGATCTCGTGCTCGGAATAAAAAGGTATAGTATATAGCGGAATGCAAGTAACTTCGCTTAGCCCGTTTGTGTACTTTTTCTTTTCGATATCAGAGTTATAGCCTAGATCTACCATGGAATTTTTCTTTTTGGCATTAGCTGGATTTAAGTCTTTATTTAAAAGACCTACGCTTTTGCCAGCTCCTGTTAGTTTTGAGTTAAAAAACTTAGGAGTATATTCTTTTACGGATTGTTTTCCGATTTCGTTTAATAAAATAGGCATTTTATTTCCTTTCTAGTTTTTAAGAGGGTTATATTTCAAACCCTCTATTTTTAAGCATTATCTTCTATATATGCTTGAACTGCTTTGTATGCAGGTCTTGCACCAAAGCTTTTCGCATATGTTTTGTCAGCAATCTCTTTAGCATCTGCATCTGAAAGGGTATCAGGCATTGTAATTCTTCTGTTAAATGCCTTGATACGGGCCATTTCTTTTTCGTAAATGTCTTTTAAGATTTCGATGTAAGTATCCTTTTCGATTGTGTTAAATGTTACAGTCTCTGTGAATCTGTTAAGAAGCTCGGTATCAAACCATCTGCTTAGGTCGATGATGTTTGAGTTCTTAGACTTATTAGAGCCTGTGTTAATGCCGATGGACACGCTTTTTCCAGCGCTGTGTCCTGCATTTGTCGTTGCAATGATGATAGCTTTTGAAAAGTCTATGGTATTGCCCTGCGCCATTGTGATAAAGCCTTCGTCTAAAGCTCCCATGAAGAGTCTTTGAACAGCCTTATCAGCCTTTTCAAACTCATCGAGGAGTATTACCTGATAAGGGTTTGTGTCAAGTTTATCGAACGGGAATTCTTTGTTTGAGTCAGACCCTATATAACCCATAGGTGAACCGATGATACGGTTGATGGATGCAGAACTGTGATACTCAGTCATGTTAAGTATGATAGGTTTCATCTCAGTCATGTACTGAGAGAGTATCTTAACGACTTCAGTTTTTCCTACGCCTGATGGGCCTGCAAATAGCATAGCAAGAGGTTTTTCCATAGGGAAAAGTCCTCGCTCTCTTCTTGCGATTTGCGACACAAGAGCATCTACAGCTTCGTCTTGACCCTTTATCTTTTCAAGCTTTTCTTTAAGCACGTTAATGTCAACTTTATTTTGCTTTGCATGACCTGTTGCTATGATGAGCGCAGTCTTGTGAAGCAAGTCGCTTGTGATTGCAATAGGTTGTGATTTTAAGGTCTGTAAAAGCTTTGGATCGTTTGCAAACTGCACTTCTTTTGCTTTTCTTTCAACGACGGCGTTACCACAAGCTCTATCAAGAAGCGTTATTGCGTTGTCTGGTCTATGGTTTCCTGCGTTTCCGTAGCTATCTGCAATAATAGCAACCTCTTCAAGGATGGTAGTATCTATGTAGATTTTGTTGCTGTAGTGCTTTACGAAGCCTAAAACGGACATTTCCAGTATCTTGACGGTTTGTTCTCTTGAGAGTTCGTCTACGATTATTCTGGAAAATCTTCTATTAAACGCAGGGTCTCCCATTAAAGTCTTTGCTTCTTGTGAGGTTGTAGCGCCTATTGTGCGAAGATCGCCTCTAGCAAGAGCAGGCTTTAAAACCTGGGCAATTTTTGTATAAGTTGTATCTGTTGTCTTTGCAAGCTGGTGGATTTCGTCGATGAAGAGGATTGCATTGTTTTTAGGATCTATGCAGAATTCTAAAATGGCTTCAAGCCTTTCTTCTAGTTCCCCGACAATACCAGCACCTGCAACAAGAGATGATAGAGGCAATTCGTAAATCGTAGAGCTTGAAAGTTCTAGCGGAAGCGACGGGTCGTTATTAGCAATTCTTCTTGCTACATCTTCTACAATTTTTGTCTTTCCTGTGCCCGCCATTCCGATTAGCAGGGCGTTAGGCTTATTTTTGCCTATAAGAACGCTCATTGTCTGCGCAACTAGATTATCTCTAAACATTGCAACAGGTGCCTTTTTAAACTTATCGTTATAGTTGATAAGAACACTTTCTGGGTCAAAGCCTGTTTGCACAGAGTTTAGCATTCCTGCAAAAGGGTTTCTTCCTTGCGAGGATCCTCCTTGATTTGAGCTTCCTGTGAAGTTATTTATAGCCATGAAAGGCTCCTTTCTTTGAATTTTTTATAAGTATCGCCCCGCCTTTTTAGCAGGGCGATTTTCTGTTAAAACAGTATGTGATTTCTGCAGAATGGATCTATGTGAGCCATTGACTGGCAAAAACTACTTGCGTAGCTTTTGATTGAATCCCAGTTACACGCACCGATAGGTATGTAGTATAGGTTTTTAGGATGTCTGATGAAAGAGCTAGGTGCCCAGTACTCAAAATCCGTTATGATGATGGAAAGTTCTTTTTGTCTTTCTTTTGACCTATTTATGTATTCCCATACCAAAGAAAAGTCTGTTCCGCCTGATACTTTAGGGATCTTCTGAAAAGCTTTATATGCTCCCATAACAGTTTTTCCCTTTGTTTTAACGTGAGATACATCGGATATTACGTGGCTAAAGCTATTAAAGTAGAGGTCTACATTCATAGACTGTGTCATCTTGATGAGGTCTTTGATGGAAGCCTCATAGTTCATCTCAGATATAGAACCTGATGTGTCAAGATATATATGAATGTTAGGTTTATACTTTGTTGACGTTATTCTTCCCTGAAGATTGTAGTTATCAGGGTCTCTTCTATTAGCTCTAGCAAAGCTTGATTTAATAGTTTTGTAACTATTGTCAGAGCGGTTTACGTTCGCCATTTTGTTAAGACGAGATTTTACGGACTTAGCCATATCTCTTCTTGATGGAGGTGTTGATCTGAAGTGCTTGGTAGCAGCTTTTGAAACTCCTTCAAATCTCAGCCTTCTTCCGCCTTTAACAGGCGCCTGAGCCATTTTATGCAAGGTTCTATGAACGCTTGTCAGTTTGTTTAGCTTCTTTGTTGATACAACCTTAAATGGCTGAGATATGGCTTTTTGTATGATTTCCCATTCCTTCTTTATGGCAGTAGCTGATGCTCGTGCATGCTTTTCGACATTGACAAAGATCATAGTCTGAGGAAGCAAGAGCTCTGCTATGTCAAAAGGCATTACACCAAACTTAAGAGGATCTGCACTAGCAGCATATTCCATGAGAAGACTCATTAGAACTCTTGCAAAGCTATATTCGTCTAGATTCTCACTTTCATCGTTTCTTAGCCTTAAAGATTCTGTTAAAGCTGAAAGTGTTAGGTTGTCGAAATCTGCAAAGGTGTTTATAACATCTGCAGGAAGATTTGCTGATATCTTAGAGGCTTCAGCCTTGATCCACGCTTTGCAGTCGTTAAATTCTGCTTCGTTAATGAAGTAGAATCCTAGAGATTCTGTTCGCGCAAAGTATGCAAAGCTTGCAAATAGCTTATCGGGTGTGCAAAGTCCTGCTAGGAATTCTTTAGATACAGGAAGAATATCAGCGGCTGCTGTGTAAAGAACCATTGAGTTTGGTTCTGGCATTTTTTCCTTAGTTCCTGCTTGTACGGCGAAGATGTCTCGCACTCTTAATTTTGAGCTTCTCTTATAGTGTATTAGAGACTGGGCATAAAGTTCTTTTATCCAGTCTTCTGCAGTTAGGTCTAAGGAATCGCCCATACAAGCTAGTAGGTTTTTTGTGATATCATCTTCCGTTACGTTTTGTCCATTATCTGTTATGGTAACAGGAGTTCCCTGTGATAAAGGCTCCATAAGAGGCTTTGCAAGGAGCTCCTTTGCAATTTCAGGTATGTCATAGCCTGCTGCCATAGGAGGCGCGAAAAGATGTGAAAGTATCACCGGTTTCTGGTTTGATATCTGCATATTAAGCCTCCTTTCTATAGCTTATGCGATTGTCTCTGAAAGTATGGTTGAGATTGTAGCTGTTAGAGCTGTGTTCATGCTGAGGAACGCGGTTACGTTCTGAACATCAAGTCTTTTTGCTAGCGACAGAGCCATTAGGTTTGTTGTCTCTGATGAAATATCTGTGATATTGTTTGCAAGGCACTCGATAAGTCTTACGTTATCAGCTTTCTCATATAGAGCATATACAAAGCAAGCAGCTCTATCTCTTTCCGTGCAATTTAGGATTTCCTTCTCAAGAGCATCTACTGTCTGGCAAGCCTTTAGCTTGTCGTAAATAGATGGCTTATCTATAGAGATAGCTCCTCCTACAGAGCTTGTAGTCATGATGTTCTGAGCGATTTCTGAAAGAAGCTCTGCTGCAAATTCTGTTGAACCTACGTGACCTTCGATGGCGTCCTGCATAGCGTTTCTCTGCTGACCATCTTCGACGTAAGCATCGCCGATAAGTTCTAGGATGGTGTTTCTGTCAAGTCTATTTAGCCATCTGCTTAGCGCACTTATGGTACGAGGTGTTGTGAACTGGTGCATTCCTTCACCTTCATCAAGGATATCTTCTATAAAGCTATCCGTAACGTTTCCATCTTCATCTTCTACAGGAGCAACAATAGGCTTGCAGAAAATAAGATTTCTGTTTCTTACAAGTACGTTTTTGATGAATGTGTTTAGGTCAGGATTTACTGCACAGAAAGTCTCATAGTCAGGCTCCACTCTGTAAAGTACGAAACGAGATATTGATGCATCATCAAGAGATGTTACGTGACCTTTATCGTTTCCTGCGCAGATGACTCTGAGGTTTTTAGGTAGTTTAATAGAGCCAATAGCTTTTAGCGTAGGAATTGAAAGTGCTGCTGATGTAACATCAGGGGTTGTTCTATTAAGTTCGTCCATGAACAAAATAGGTGTTTCGTTTGGATTTTCGATTGCATAGTCAATAGCCTGACTGATGACATCGTGAGGGAAGAACATCTGCTTGTGAGTCATTCCGCTAGCTGTTGGATTGTCGATGGGTACAAGACGAGCACCTGTTAAATCGGCCTTTTCTGCAAGCTGATTGCAGGCTAGCGTAAAGCACTTAGTATGCATTCTGTTTGCTAGGTCTTCAACCCATGCAGACTTACCAATTCCTGGTTCTCCTAGAAGCATAGGTATAAGAGACTCTGTTACGTCTGCTCTTACGCAATCCATTAGTGTGTTGTTAAATTTCATAACTTTTTACTCCTTTGAATTTTTGTGAACCACTACTTTACAAAATTAGTAGCGTAATTTTTCTTGTAATTCTTTTGGCAAGCTTGGCCCAAGTGGCAAGCTTGCTTAGTTGCAAGCATATAGAATTACAACAGGTATAATCTTTTTATTTAGACATTATACACTATCAGGGTCTTTTAAAAATAAAAACCCCCAGCAATGCTTTTGCATCACTAGGGGTCTTTATTATCTATATTGAGATAACGCAATTAGCTTAGTTTATTTGACGAATCCTCTTTCATTTCGCCATGAATATGGTCTTTATGAGGCATATTTACGGCATCAAAGTTCTTTAGTAACCACTTCTTAAAGAGTTTCTGTGGATCATCGTGAATTATCTCCTGAATCAAGGAGCCTAAAAAGTCTGTATTCTGAGTAAGATCTACAGACATGATGTCCTTAGATGTTGCAGTAATTTTGCCCTCATTTGTTTTACCTAAGATTTCTGAGGAATCTTTAGGATTTTCTTCTAGCACTCCTGCTTTTACAGCTATCTCAATGATAGCTTTGGTATTGTCAGCAGCGCTTTTTGTTCCAGCAATAGTAGCAGCTTTTGCGGCAAGTGTTATTTTGTTTTTGTGATTATTGGATATATAAGTTGCTAGCACTATGTTGCTCGGCCAGTTACACTCGCTTATACTCTTATCACCTTTGATGTTATCGATCATCTTAGTCATATCGGCATCCTCGAAAGAATTTCGTTCTTCGAAATCCTTGTCAGTTGCGTGAAGGTTTCTCTTAAGATATGCATCTTTTCTAACTTCATAATCTGCATCAATGAACGCAACAACGAAGGCAGTATTTGGCATAGCCCTTGCTATATCAAGAGCTCCCTTTGGGTCTACGATGTATACATCTTTACCTTCTAGATCTTCGGGCAAGATGTAATAGTCGTGACCGCATATTGTATTTTTCGCAAGTGCTCCATACTCTACATCTTTGACGAAGATATGAGAGTTGTCATTTGCATCTCTTTTGGGTCTTGTAGTTCTTGATTTAACGACTTTTAGGTCATACTCTTCTAATATCTTAGCAAAAGTATCTTTTCCTGCTGCGGTTCTTCCTACAATTAAGTAAATCATTATCTCTTTCCTTTCTTTGCAGATACGAATATCTTTAATATCTCAGTATCGAGCTTGGCTTTACCTTCTTTGGTACTTTTGAAGATAACTGCGTGCATGATGTTATTTTTGCCGTTATCTTTTTGGAGTACATATACGATACTTGGGACATCTTCGATGTTGTTGTTTTTTATTATATCACGACCTATTTTTGATGTTGTTGATACATATTTGATTTTTATGTCGTGTTTTTCAGCATACTTTTCAAGGTCATCATATATGTCTAGACAATCTTGGCAGCCATACTTTCTGAGAACCAGTATGTCGCCGGGCTGTACATCGCCATCATATTCAGATGGAGCGTGTTTTAGCTGTAATATACCATCAGAAATATAGGTATTATTTGCTTCTTTTAAAGTTGCACCTCTTATCATCAAAGAGGCTTCTAAAAATATTAGCATCGCTATTACGACAAGTGATGTGATGGCGGCGCTGCCAAATATTATTTTTGTTTTCTTTGCTTTTCTTTTAAATGCTAATTCTCCCACTATTATAATTATAGATATTATAATTAGGACAGTCGCTAGAGCCAGCATTAGTTTTATTGTCATTTCTAAATTCCTTTCAGTCTTTTTATTTATTATCAGAAGCTATGCCTCTGCTTACAACCTCGTGAGCTATGTATAAAAGCCACGGCATGCCTTTTCGCATTGCCTCGTGCTTATCTCTTTTCGGAATGCATTCCTTTAGTACAGCATATATGATAGCAGCTTGTTCTTCAAGACTATAAGTGTGGTCCTTTTTAAAACTCGATACATTAATAAGTCTTGTGAGATTGTTAAAGTGATGCGATGCACAGCCCATTTCAAAACGGCTATCATCTCCGTAAAAATCATCTACGGTTTTTCTATATGCGTTAGGTCCTAGCAAAAGCTCCATTATACGATCTATGTTTGGGAGATGTGATGCAGACTCTAGGGTCTGATTGAAGTTTATCTTATTAGCATCATCTCGCTCTTTTTGCTGCTTGGCAAGCTCTGCAAAAGTTTCTTCGAACGTTTCTATTCCAAGCTCAGGCGTTAGTGTGATTTGATTTCCTGTAAATGTTATCCAGTGAGCTAACATTATTTCATACCACTTTTTATGGTGCTGAATTTTCGACTTATTAGAAACTACTGGAAAATCATCTATGTTAGACGGAACAGGAAATACCATGTGGATGCCTTTTCCTGACATAGAGCGTTCAGCATATATAGCAGGATATTTCAGGAATGTCTTTTTTAGGTCATCAGGGCAGTTAGGTTCTATATCAAGCACTACGAAGTCACAGTCTTGATAGTCCATGTGAAGTGCTAGGTTCGGAGGACAATATCCTAGTCTTTCATACATTGTAAATAGTTCATTTAGTTTACAAGTGCTATGAGGAATAGCTATATCACAGCCTGACCTTCGTCCTCTGTACATCAGCTCGAATATGTCTATAGGCATTTTGTTTTTATCTGAGACTGTCCATTCTTCAAGATTTTTAGCCTTTTGTAAAAATGGATGGTTCATAAAACTTCTATCCACAGGCGCATCTCCTTTCTTAATTTTTTTTATGCGAAAAAAAAGCATCTGGCAGGAGTAGCTACCAGATGTTAAATTAATTACTTAAATACTTTTCTTTCTAATATGTTCCTCTGATATCATCTTCTAGATCATATCTAATTCCACCCGATTGCGTCTGAGCGTATGGGTTAGGCTGATTCTGTGGCACCACTGGAGCTACCTGCTGCGCATATGGGTTTTCAATAGGTGCGTTATAAGGTACCTGACCCATAGGTACTGGCTGTGGAGCCATCTGTGGAACTGGTGCCGGTGCTACCTGCGGAACTGGGTTTACTACAGGTGTAGGGCTTGGCATAACCTGCTGAACAGGCTGCATAACCGGCTGAACTGGTGTCTGCATCTGAGGAGCAGCTACCTGTGGCGTGGTGCGTACTGGCTTTGCACCTCCTGGGAGCGGAATGAATCCTACTCCGAATAAGTCTGCAAGACCTGCATCGCTACGATTAGCTGTATAGTATCTTGGCGTCTCTTCGATTATGATACCGTTCATACCGGATCCCTTGTTGATCTTGCCCTGATATACACCCATGATTACTGTTACCTTAAGGTCCTTATCTAGCTCACCTTCAGGCTGAATCTGTTTGATGTTTCCTGTTTCAGGATCTCTTACAGCAATCCATGGAAGATTTTTTCCCTTGTTTACTGCTGTGAATCTCAGACCTTGAGCATCCTTTGCATTGCTTGAGAAAAGTGATTCCTCTGCATAGATTTCTTCAGGTCTTTTGTAACTTGGATCTCTCTGGATCGCACGTGCGTTGTTTAGTGTTATCGTTGTGTAAGGTCTGTCAACAGATCTCTGACCTCTTGCTAGATTTCTTTCATTAACTTTTCTTAGCTCTTCGCCTTCAATCATTGATGCTACTCTTGAGTATGATACTGTTCCTGTTACGGCGTACACTGCGCCTGCTGGTAGTGACTGTAGATCTACTGTTCTATTTTTCATAAAATACCTCTTTTCACTTATGTTTATTTAGTGTTTTATGACTGCTACTCCAGTCTACTTTTGTTTGCCGAAATAATTTGCAAATATTTAGTTTCGGTAGTATAATGAGTATAACATATATGATGTGATAAATCAAGTTATATTCATTTAGTTTGGAGGTAATGCTTTATGAAAGTTGATCGTAAGACTAGCCCTGCTTTAATAGCAATCTGTGTAATCTTTACATTTGTTATTTGTTTGTTTTTCACGATTCTCACGGGATATGATATGTGTAAGTATAAAGAGTCACAGTTAGAAACGCTTAAAGTATCGAGCAATGACTTAGCGCTTAAATATGCAGATGAACTTTTACAAAATAATTCGAAATTTGAGCCATTAGATAATCAAGCTACCAAATCTTTTAAGATTTCTTCGCAAGTATCAGTGAGGCAAGATTCAAGCAATAACCCAGTTTATGATATTAAATCAGGAGATACTTTGACATCTATTTCTCATGAATTTGGATTTTCAGTTGATCAGATTGCTAACCTAAATCAAATTAGAGATGTGAACGTCATATACGCAGGATCATCGCTTAGGATTCCTACAAAGTGATTATTTGCGTTTTTAAGCGTGTTTTATAAGCCTTATGTAATCTTTATCGACTTTCAAGTTAAAATCGCCTAAAGCTTTATTTTATAGCCTGTGCTTATGTTATAGGCTTATAGCTAGGCGGTTTTTATTAGCATTAACTTCCTTCTTCAGTCTATAGGTGGCAAATTGCCACATTGTTAGACGATTAGGCACCTATACGAAAGGAAGATTCTATTTATTTCATAAGCATTAAATATTACCGCTATCCTTTCAACATCGCTTTGCGATTAACAGTCAGCATGTGGGTTTTTGATGAATCATGCGTTTGTTTATACCTTTTTATTCCTTATAGATATTTAGAAAAAAAAAAAAGAACCTCCAGTACCGAAATGGTACCAGAGGTTTTTCTTGTTAAGGTTTACTTGTCTTCAACCCACTTCTTACCAACTACTTTTGTCTCAAAGTGTCCCTGATCCTCAGTGTGTGTAACTGCAGGAATCACTCTTACGAGTCCTTCAGTGATTGTGTGGTCGTTTGTGTACTCAGGCATTCCTGTCTCTGCATTATAGCCTGTAAATAGTGGGTTATCTTCTGGCTTGTCAAATGGGTTAAGGATTGGGTAGAATCCACCGTCATCGCTTGCATCCCACTCGTCAAATCTTGCTGAGTCTTCAGTCTCTTCCCACGTTCTTGTGTTGTACCAGTACATTCTGTATAGGTTGTAGATTTCCGTTCTTTCAGGTTCGTCAACAACTGTTACGATGTTTGGCACCCATACCTGCTCGGTGATATCTTCCCAGTGACCCTTTGGAGTCTCAGGCTGTGGAGTATCTCCAGTACCACCGTTATCTTCGCCCGGTGTTGGAACAACTGGCTTGTCAGGAACTGTTGGGTTCTCGGGAACTACAGGCTTATCAGGAGTTACAACTGGCTTATCTGGTGTAATTACTGGCTTGTCAGGAGTTACTACAGGTTTCTGTGGAGTTACTACTGGCTTATCAGGTGTTACTACTGGAGCAACTGGCTTATTAGGTGTAACAACAGGTGCTATTGGCTTGCTAGGAGCTACTGGTCTTGCACAGTCAACGCCGTTGTCTACTACTGGAGTAGATGCCTTTGCACTTGAGTTTGATGCAGTTTCAAGTTTCTTTTCTACAGCAGTGCTGTCAGAATCTGACTTTGCATCTTCCTTAGATGTTTCAGCGATGGCTTTCTTGTCAGCCTTTACGTCCTTCTTTACATCTTTCTTCTTAGGCTGAACTCTCTCAATCTTCTTCTCAGCCTTCGGTGTCTTTACGTTCTTTTCTGTATCACTCTTACCGCAAGCTACGAATGCTAGTGTCATTAGTAATGCTAGGATAAGTGCTACAGTTGCTTTTACCTTTGTTTTCATTTTGAATTCCTCCTTGAATTGCGTTCTCAATTTTATTACGTGAATTTTTGTTAAGAAACCCATAATCTGTTTACAGATCTCTTTCACAAACCAATAGCGATACGCATGCGTATCGTTTCTCGTTATGAATAACGAAGGGCTCTGCTGCGAATGCGCTTGCAGCAGAGGCCTCAATTCATCATCACGAAAAGCCTTTTTCTTAATACAATCTAGTCTTCCCTTACAACAGTTTGTACAGCTTCTAGTAAAGACTTTTGCGATGTATCCTTATCATACAGACGCTTTAAGTTTAGTCTATCTATAGTATCCTTAGTCAAAATATGATGTATTACTACAGGATTTTTTTGACCTTGTCTATATAACCTCGCGTTGCACTGCAGGTATTCCTCTAAAGAAGTTGGCAGGGTGTACCATACCAAAGTCTGTCCGGAACCATTTTGCAAGTTGATTCCATGCCCCGCTGAAGCAGGTTGAATGAGCATAACTTCGATCTTATCATCGTTCCAGTTATGTATCATTTCAGGGGACCCGTCAAATATCTGTACGTTTATACTTTCTTTTGTTAGATACTCATGCAAAAGTTCTTTATCGCTTTTGAAGTGATATGCAATAAGAACAGGCGTTGATGAATTTTTACATATATACGCTGCGTATGCAAGTTTTTCTTTATGAATAGTTACATAGTTACCTTCTTGATCTATGTATAAAGCACCAGATGCCATTTGTATTAGCTTTAGATTAAGAACTGCAGCGTTTTGAGCGATAACATCTTCACCTCCAATTTCAAGCACCGCTTCTTTTTTCATAGTTTTGTATAATGCCTTTTCCTTAGGACTCATATATACATATACGTCGTTAAAAGTGCATGGAGGAAGTTTTAGATTTGTATTTTTAATTGACATTGCTATATCTTTAATTCGGCTATGAATAGCGTGTTCGCTACCTTCATAGAGCTCCCATTTTACAGGGTGATTATCTATGATCATAGACGGATAAAAATAGCTCTGTCTATATTCTGTTATTGTTGCTCCAAGTCTAGCACCCATATCAAGCAGATAGATTTGCGCCCAAAGATCCATAAGTCCGTTAGGCGTTGGAGTTCCCGTTAGTTCAACAAGCCTCTCTATTTTAGGTCTTACTTTCTTTAAGGCTTTGAACCTTTTTGATGTGTGAGACTTAAAAGACTGAGCTTCATCTATGATAACCGTGCTGAATGGCCAGTCTTTTTGAAAGTAGTCTACAAGGTCTGGGATGAGCTCTCTGTTTATGAAGCAAAGCGACGGAGGAAGGTCTTTTATACTCTCATAAAGAGCTAGTCTCTTTTGTTTTGTTAGACCTCTTCCTTTCTCATCTACAATCAGTGATTTAGTTCTGAAAGGAAATTTCCACTTAGCGATTTCATCAAGCCATGTTGATCGCGCAATCGTCTTAGGAGCGATTATAAGCACGTGACTTTTTGGATTTATATCATAGAGTGCTGTTAGAGTTGTTAAAGTTTTTCCAAGACCCATATCAAGCATCAAAGATACGTAGGGGTTATTGACGATAAACTCATGAGCAAGCTTTTGATAATCGTGAAGCATAACTTGCCCTGTGTCAGGGTCTTTGAGAAACTCATAAGATGGGTAGTTCATAAGTATCACCTCTAGTATATTGGCAAGTTGGTGTATTCTTTGCCACCATCATATATGAGAATGTGGTTATACTGGTTTTCTCTATATTTTGATGTCTCGATTAGCTGAAATAGAGGGTGAAGCCCTTCTGTTATTTCAGTGATCTGACCCAATTTATTTGGAGGCAAAAGCTTTTCTCTTTCAATAGCTATCTGATCCCATAGCCTTCTTACGTCATAGATTTTTAAGAGATAGCTATTATTTGCTCTAAATACTACTTCTACACCACTAGCTACACATTTATTGTTATGCAAAGCTGCTTCATCAAGCATCATTTTAAGCTCTGGAGAAAGATGCTTTGTTGATACGCTTAAAACTTTTATAGTTTCAATGTTTGAATACATGTTCATGTTAAATTCTCTCTTTCTTATATTTTATCATATATGAGACCTTTTTGGCAATATGATAATTTGTTAATCTCTGTCTTTTCTGACTAAAGTTTTTACAGTTTTTGTAAACGTAACTTCTTCAGTTACTATTTCGCTGTTATCTAGCCAGTCTATTAGAAGATTTCTTAGATTATCGCAGAGGCGATCAAAGGCCAGTACGATTTCGCAAAGTTCGCGCACTTCGTCGATCTCAAGCTCTTCTAAAGTGTCTTTACTTACGTCGAATTCTCTTCCAGCATCCAGTACTAGATAGCCGCCTGATCTTCCGTTAAAGAAGGCGCTATATCCTGTTTCCATGTTGAAGTCTCTTATTGTTTCGTCAACGTCTAGTTGAAATTCTTCGCAAGGTATGTTAAAGGTAAGTTCATAGAAGGTGTCCATCTGTTCAGATGGTATATTAAGCTTATAAGCTTTCATGCAGTTTGCAATGCTGGTTATCCCATTCCAAGAGTTCATAGTGTAATACTGGCTGTGACCAGATAGATACTTTATCATAGCATCTTTATCTTCTAGATTTATTCCACCTTCAGGTGAGTATGGATATCCTTTATAGTTCGTGTTCATTTTATCTCCTTTATTTTTCAAAGCATGCTAAAAACTCATCGACTTTTTCTCTTGTGTCGATGAGTCTTACGTCAGCTCCGTGCTTTTGCATTAGTTTGTGTACGGCTATTTGTAAGGCTCTCGCTTTAGCTTTTGGAGCCTTTGTTTCAACAAATATGGTTTTGCCGTGTCCGATAAGAATTCTGTCAGGAACTCCGTTATTTCCAGGTGATACGAATTTATATACCAGAAAGCCTTTCTTTTCGGCTTGCTTTTTTAGGTATTGTTCTACGTAATTTTCTGCTTTTCCCATATTAATCACCTATTTTTAGTTTGTTTAGATGGGTTGTTATGTAGTAATCAAGAGAAGTCCCCTTATCGTCTTTTGAGTATGCTTTTATATGCATATAAGACGGCTGTGTATCAGCACCATCATACTCATAACTTAATACAAATATAACAGGGACATTATAGGTCACAGCATACTTTATAGTTTTTTGCAGGTATAAAAGACTTGAATTTCTTGTCATTTCATTTTGGTACAAGATATGTATTAAGTCTTCTGCATTAGAATCTGCGGATATTAGGGTGCTTATTTCTGAAATTCTTCCCTCGTTATCTTTTTTAACGGTTTGCTCTGACACATCTTTATATAAATCTTTGTTTATATCAAAGCCTTGCTTATGAATGTATACATGACTCTCATACTTAGCTTCTATCTTAGGGCTTTCGAAAGGTGGTATCTTAGGAGTTTCTTTGATCGATATTTTACCGATGAAATTTTGCACAGGCTTAAACTGGTAGAGGTCTTTGTTTTTAACTATCGTAAAAGCCCCTAATGCTATTAAGACGCAAAGCATTATCGGCAGTAATATTTTAATCATAGTTTTCATAGGTGAGATATCCTTTCTTTTGAATTTTTGTAAGAAACGCCAGTTTTATTACCAGCGTTTCTGTTTTTTTTATACAGCTTCGTTTTTCCAGTTTTTGATGAAGTCTGCTTCTACAAGGTCTAAGTACCTTTCTAGATTGAGCTTACTTTCTAATTCTTTAAGCTCTTCTTCGGGCAAGTGATTTAGCGATCTATTTTCTATGATGTTATACCAAGTAGGTTCTAAATTAGAAACTTTTGTCATCACAGCTTCGTGAGTTTTTGGTATATCGCTTTTTCTGATACCGTGTCCTTCTAGTACAAGAAGCGCATCAGCATCATGCTGGATAGGTCTTTCAGTTGGGTTTTTCGCTCTTTTCTTTTTCATAGAGTCTGTTATTACCTTAGCAGTTGCCTTTTCTATGTGAACAGCACCTTCTACAGTCTTATCTACGATGAAAGACCTGTTGAACTTCTGAAGAATCTTATATGTTGATTCTCCATCTCTTATAGATGTTACAAACGACATCTTACCTTCGGAAGAAGCTAGTACGTTTTGGAACATTCTAAGTCTATGTCTGATATCAGGGAATGCCTTATCAGCGTTCTTTAAGATATTAAGTCCTACCTTTCTATCAAAAGGTGCTTCAAGCGATAAGCCCTTGTGTCCTAAAGATGCTATGATTAGGTATTCTGTCATAGCCCAGTCTATAATAGCAGGGTGGCTTAATGCTTTAGTAGGGTCTGTGTCATCTGCACAGCCTAGCGAGCCTCCGTTTGATGAGATAAGTTTTCCAGATTTCGGATCCATCTCAAGTCTATTATTTGCATCTTTAGATATTAGGTAGACTTCTTCAGGCTCTATTACGACGTTGATGATCTTTGATTCTCTATCAAGAATTCTACTATTTGTTTCAAAATCAAGTATCGAGTATAGACCATCGGTGTTAGAGCTTATAACTCTTGCTCCTTCTAAGGTTTGAGCCTGACCTATTCGCCATGTGAATAGCTGACCTATTACTCTCATAGCAATAATGGTGTTGTTCATCTGTATAGGCGATTTGTACTTACCGTTTGTATCAGCAGCGCCAGATGCAGCGTTTAGTACAAGTTTTGTACCGTTTTGCTTTATCGCATAAAGTTCTCTTTCCTTTGTAGGAAGATCTTTATTCTTTGCAAGCTTTCCGTAATCTTCTTTTTGCTGAAAGATTTTTCCGTATCTATCTTCGCCTAGACCTTCGTTATAGAACGCAGCGAGCATTCTTAGCAGGTTAGGGTAGTAGCTCTTAAAGTCTTCATGCGTGCAAAGTCCCGCAGATGTGTAAATGTACTTTTTGCTTAGTGATAGCGTTCCTGATTTTGTTCTTGTAAAAAGCTTAGGCTTGCTGTCATCATAGTTCTTATAGAATTTAGCAGCTCTTTCACCAGGAGGCGTAGCTTCCATTGCCTTGATTGTGGTTCCTGATTTTATGAAAGTTTTATGTTCAAAGACTCCTACATCAGGAATATCTATTATCTTAGCCCTTCTTAAGTCAAGAGGGTCTGGATATATGCTTTTTACATAATCAAGCTGATCTTTTTGCTCTTGCCAAGCTTCTAAATCTCTCATAAAAACCTTTTCATTAAATTCAGCTCCGTGAATTCCTCCTGTTGAAAAGTTTATGTAGCAGCTAGAACCTTTACCACTTGCATAATAGTATTTTATACAGGTATCGTTTTTAGTGATCTCAGATAGGTTCTGAGGCTTAGGTCCGTTTGGATACTTTCTCTGATAATTATCTGAGTCATTAAAGTTTTTACCTTCGATGTTTTTGTAAAACTCGTAAACTCTCATGAATTCAGATAGTGCTTCAGATCCTTCTTTGAAGTGCGATTTCATAAATGCAAGACTTTCTTCAAGAACGTTTATCTGCTTTATTGTCTCGCCTCTTTTAGCCGCTTCGTCGATGACTCTTTGCGCTGGGTAATTAAAAGATACTACTTCCATATCGTCAAGATGACCGTATGGGCAAAGAATCTTTTGGGCGAACTGAGCTGATGTTGAATCGATAGTTATCCTATCTTTTCTAACAGCTTCAGGTCTAATGTCAGGTTTATATTCGTTCTTAAGCTTATCGTATTTTAACTCAGGGTATTCAGAAAGTAGTCCGTGCTTTAAGCTAAACTGACCTTTATAGAACTTATGCTGAAAAAGCTCCCATAGGTTTACTACGTCAGATACGTTATAAGCTATTAGTTCTATAAGCTCCTGTACGTTGTTTATTCTGACTTTAGTTTGGCTTAGGAGCAAAGATTCTAGAATCTGAAAGCCTCTTAGTCCTAGAAGCCTTTTAAGAGCAACTTTAGACATCTTTTCGTTCAGCCTTTGAACGTCTACGTGTCTTCCTGTCATCAGCATGTTTTTTCTTATCTTCCATCTTGGATCAGTCCAGTCTTCTGGAGCTTTTAGGTTTCTGAGGTCCTTTGTTAAGATAGACGGCATGTTTTGCTTAAAGTCAGGAGAAAATATCGTATCATTTATCATTCGCATAGTTCTCGCGGACGTTCCTACGAACTTTCGCTTACTATTATCGGTGCTGAAATTTCCACTTGCTAAATCTTTTGCACTTACGCAGTTATTAAAAGCAGAGTATGCTTCGTAAAAGTATTCTGCAAGCATAGTGCTATCATACTGGTATCCGTTATAGCTAAATATATACGGATGGATATTTGAGTCGTATTCGGGATCAGTGTCGCACACTATCCTAAAGTCATCAGGAAAGCTTGACTCAGACTCTTTTATGTTGACTTTTTCAGCATCTGATATGCCGAAAGTTTTAGCCATTTGCCTTGTTCCAAGTTCTGTATCAAGATTGTGCAAGAAAATCTCTCCTGTAAAGTTTATGTTTGATGCATAGACGGCACTTTTTAGATTTTCCTCAAAGTTAGGATCACTTTCCATAAGCTTATCATCGTCCAGTATGTAAATATCAACTCTGTTTTCATCTGGGTCAAAATTTGCCAAACTGAAAATGTTTTCAAGGGATTCTATATCATAGTAATTCTGTCTCACTTTATAGCCTCCTTTCTTTTAGTAGACATCTGCGATTTTGTTTTGGATCAAAATCATCATGATGAAGCTTACTATTTCAGCAGGTGTTTCATTATTTGATACGCAAAGCCCTTTCCATGAATTTGCATCGTTTTGCCCATTCAGGTACTTGATAGCAGTTCCGCCTCTGCGCTCCCATTCTATTAGATTTGGGTTATAGTCATCTATTAGGATGTCAGTAGGTCTTAGAGGTCTGCTAAGGATGTGCTCTGCGGTTTCCGCTTTGTTTTTAAATGATGTGTTAAAGCAGATGCCTTTTTCACGCCTTGTCACATTTTTATTAGTAAAGTGCTCATCAAGCCATTTCTTTTTATCTTCTGCGATGACTATAGCTTCCTTACAACTTTGCGGGATTCTTGATAGCACATGAACGCTTGCTGAAAATATGTAGTCTGAAACGTTTACGGATGCATGTGTGGGTGTGTCAAGACCTACTGATTTCTTCAGCAAAGTGTTTACGAAAGGTTTTACGTCACGCATGCGTTCATCGGACGCGTTTAGTGATCTTAGCATCTGTAAAATCTTTGCAGCATGTTCGTTCTTTTTACAAGTTCTAAAGTAGTGTTTATCAAGGTCTAGGTAAAGTGGTTTCTTACCACTTTCAGGTATATATGCATCTTTTTCATAGACGGCTATTACGCCGTCCATGTCAAAGAATATGTTAGGTTTAAGTCTCATAGTTTTTCTCCTTTAATCGTCTGTTTGTTCTTCTTCTTCGTCAGGGTCATCGCTAGCACCTATTCTTTGTAAGCCTCTATAAAATTCTTTAAGCTCAGGCATAGCTCTTTTCTTTAAATCAGGACCTTTATAAGCAGTGTTTTGCCATTCTTCTACGTTATATTCTACTATTAGCATCTCAGGGCCTTCCATTCTGTTAGCGGAACGTACTGCTGAGTCAGTATATATAAAGGTATCTGATTTATCTGCTAGCTGTTTCATTTCCATTAAGAAAACGCTTTTTCCTAGAGCTTTTCCCGATGGTACATTCTTCTTGAACCATCTTAGATAAAGGTCGTATAGGAATCCCCATGGAAGAAGTGTCCATGTAGCAAGCTCTTCTACTTCCATAAAGAATTGTCTTACAGGATCATTATATTCTTTATATGCTTCAAGAACGGCTGTGCAAGCTGCTGGTTCTGATAACTTATAGAAGTTGCTATCATACAATACTTTCCAAAGAACATATTCCAGGACTTCTTGTCTGGCAAGATAGTCATTTTTTATATAAGTTCTTTCTATGCCTTCAAAGCTTTTATCCATAGGGATGAATAACTGCCTTCTATAGAAAGAACCTGATCTATCTTTTACTCTAGGAAATTCGTTCATACACTGGACCATAAAGCCGTGAAATTTACAAGCTATTGGTGTTTTGTGTTTTCTATTTATGGAAATTACGTCGTTAGTTATAACAGCTTTGAGATTAGCTGCGTGGTCAATGTATGTTCCTACATCGTTTTCATCTACGATGATAGCGTTTGCTCTTATTAAAGGCTCTAGCAAGAATTCTTTGCCAAAGCTTTCAAGAGGTATGGAGGCGTAGGAGCCTGATCCGCATAGGTTTCTCATCAGTTCGCACAAGGTTCCTTTTCCGTTATTACCTTGCGTAGAATATAGCCACGCTGATTTGTTCCAGTTTACGTGAGGTCTTATGATGGCTGAAAGTATCTCCCATAATAGAGCTACTATTTCGGGGTCGTCTGATAGTTCGTTTAGCCATGATTCTACATCCCAAGGCTCGCCATCAGGCATGGTTATTATAGGATTTTCAGGCATGTCTACATAATTCACTCTTGACTTTACTGTAAAAACAAAGTCTGGTGAAAACGGAAGTAATACTTTTTGTTTATAGTCAAAAATTCCGTTATTTACAGCGATCAGATCTTTGTCTTCGCATAAAAGCTTTCTAGGGACCATATCTCTTAAAGCTATTAGAATTTCATTAAAATCGTTAGCTGAAAGAGTGTAGTTATAACTTCGTGCAATATTTCTAATGTCATCTTCTCCTGTTACATATATACCTTTATCGAAACCTTCTTTTTGGTATATTGCAACAACGTCATAGTCTTTATGTGTGTTTTCTCCTGCTGTTGGTATCCTGCATCCTTCATGAAGATTAGCTATTATAGAGGCTATTTGAGCAGGAGCTAATGTTCTAAGTTTAGGGTATCTATCATGTCCTTTTCTAGGTGATGGATAAGCTACACTCTGAGGTGCATCAGGATCTGCATTTGGATCTCGCGGACCTAAATTATATAAAGCTATGGCATCATTTGTCTTACTTAGTAATTTTTCTTCTACAATATGCGGAGCAGGGATTGCGTCGTAATCTATATCGTTTGTAAGATAATCATTAGTGATTGTACGAAGCAGTTCGTTATATGTCTGCTCCATATTGCATTTATCCTTTCTTAAGTTTGTTTTATATTCATATATGAAACGATTTCTAATTCTATAATATCAGAAATCAAATACATAGTCAATAGAAGATTTGTCAATTTGGTATCTTAAGTAACTATTGGCGACGCATTATTTTTGCGTCGGTTTAGTGGTAGATTCCAAATACAACAAATCCATCTACATAGAGGGTGCTTGAGATCTTAATTGTATTAAAAACTTCTTATTTTGGTATTTTTAAACGTGATGGTTTTGTGAAAATTGCTCAAAATCTTGTGGCATTTTTAATTTTGAAAATGCCACAACTTTTCACGAACATTTGTTTTATAATGGCTGTAAGATAGTGTTTACAATGGTTTCAAGGGTCGTGACACCTGTGGCATCTTGTGGCATTTTGTGTGGCAATTTTGCCACAAATTCCTGTTAATATTTTATCAATTATGTGCAATAACAAAAAGCGTTTTGTTTTTTGTTATAATTCACAAAACGTCTGGAAGAAAATGGTAATGTCTGAGCATGGTATAGGCCCAAAATTGTATACGATTTAATGATCATTTAATTGGTAAAATATGGAAAAAATCGTAGAGATATTACACAAAAATAGAAAAAGCGAGGAAATCAAAATTTTTTGTGGCAAAATGGATGCTACAAAATGCCACAAACTTGAAATGGCTTGAGTTATTGAGTTTTCAACGTTAGTAACTGCTGGAAAAAATTGGATGTGGCATTTTTGATTTTGAAAATGCCACAAGGTTTTTGTTGATAAATCAACGGAAAATGACTGTTGTAGCGTTTGTGGCATTTTCTACAAACTTATATATAGAGAAAAAAATATAGAAGAAAAAAGGGTTATTTAGTGCAATATATGCGATTACTTTATGTATATATATAAAAGTTCTAAAAAAGTGCTACAAATGCTACAAAGCCCTTTTTCAAATATTTCAAATAAATTATATTTAAACAAGCTATGTTATAAATATACTTAAGTAATAAATAAAATAAAAATTTAATTCTTTTTGTGTAGGGGGCTTTCTCTTTTTCTTCTAGCATTTTTTAAAGGGATCTCGTGAGTTTTATAAAAAAAAAAAATAGCGCAGGCTTTTTAGCCTACGCCTTTTATTTGGTCTCATACTTGCCCAATCAGCAAGATTAGACATTACGCAATGTGAGGACCGACCTTTTAGTAAGGTCCAACTTCAAGTGAGTGTATTTTTCTTCATCCATTACAGTATCTCGTAGTGGAAGTAGAAATCATATTCATCCTGTGTGATAGCGTCTATCCTGAAGAATACACCTTCTATCTGGAATACTTTTCTGAGATTCTCGATTACTGCCATAGGCGCATACACTTTTGAAAACCTGACTTTATGAGTTCCTCGATCGCAAGGAACCATTACAAGGCCTTTCATCTTTCTGATTGATAGTAGATCTTTCATAGTTAGTTCCTCCTTTTCTTTGAACTGTACTTTAAAGTCATTAACTTTTCAAGAAATATTTTTATTTATTTCTTCATAACAACTCTAGGTGTGCCCGCGCACACTTAGACTTTCTTTTATCATAAAACCCTTGATATATGAGACGAAATATGTTATAATAGGCTCAACTAAGGATAGAAAGAGAGGTAATTTTGCTTCATGAATAAACTAACAGCTAAGTTTTTGAAGGCAAGAGGTCTTACAGCAGATGTACTATCTGATATAAACGATGACGATCACGCTCTTCTTGAAGATATAGATATTCTGTGTAAAAAGTTAAATGAGATACATATAGCAGGAGATCAGATAGTTATATTACCTGACTATGATATGGATGGCATATCAGCAGGTGTTTTAGGTTATGCAGGACTTGTCGAAATGGGTTTTAATGCAGCTTTATTTAGACCTACACCAGCAGATGGCTATGGCTTTACAGAGAATACTATAAAAAATCTTGTTAAGGAATTTCCTAGCATTAAATACATACTGACCTGCGATGTTGGAATTGCTTGTTACAGCGGCGTACAGTTTGCGAAATCTCTAGGTATAGGCGTTCTTGTAACAGATCACCATCCTGAAGAGATGGTAGGCTCTACCCGTGGCAAAGATACGCTAGGAGCCGATCTTGTTGTTAATCCTAATAGGTTTGATGATAGCTATAGCAATAAAGGCATTTGTGGCGCTCACGTTCTTTATCAGGTTTTGGAGCGCTATGCATTTTTATATCAAAACAGCTTTATACAAGAGCAGATATCAAGGCTTAGAGTATTTGCAGGTATTGGTACAATTTCCGATATGATGCCTCTTCTTTATGAGAATAGAAATCTTGTTAGAGATGCTCTTGCTATTTGCAGGCTTACTTGGTATAACGGAGATACTCTTTTTGTTAATAATATGGTGGGTACTAATATCTACGTTAGAGCGTTCTACGGTCTATATTTAGTTCTTGAAAAGTTTGCAGAGATGGGTAAGATTTCTGTAGAAAAGGATATAGACGAAAGCTTTTTTGGCTTTTATTTAGTTCCTATGTTCAACTCGGCAAAGAGGCTTGATGCTGATATGAACATTGTCTTTGGCATTTTCTTTGGAAATACTCCTAGCGAAAACGTTGAGATGCTTTATGAGTTAAACGAACAGAGAAAGCTTGTTGTTGATAAAGAGTATGATATTATCAAGGATTCTCTCCAGCCGTATGCTCCTTATATTTACCTAACTACAGCTAGTTCGGGAATTAAAGGTCTTTTAGCAGCAAAACTTATGAGGGAAACAGGACTTCCTACTATGGTTGTTGGAAAAGAAGGAAATGCGTTTAAAGGCAGTGGCAGAAGTCCGTCCTGGTATCCTGCTAGAACAAGGTCTATTGCAAACGGATTCTACATAGCAGGTCATGAGGGAGCCTTTGGAGTAGGTCTTACGGATATAAGAGAAGTTAAGGCGTATTATCATTTTCTTAAAAAAGATACAGAAGATGTGTTTGAGACGATTGACTTTGATGAGACCCATTCGGATGCAGATATTATAATCTCTGTTACAGGAGAGGATGCTGATACAGACATCGATATACCCGCTTTTTATGAGTTCTTACGCGATTTAAGACGAATAGGGCCCTTTGGTATAGATTTTCCTAAACCTCGCTTAGAATTCCATTTTAAGCCTTGTGAGGGTATATGGGTACTTTTGAAAAACGGCAGGCATCTTAAGATACAATTTCCTTACGGTTTTTCAGTTTTATGCTGGAATCAAGGTTATAAGCTTGAGGATTTTAAAGATGCAGAATCCGTTAAGGTGGTTGGCGATTTAGGGCTTAGTCGTTTTAACGATGCTATAAGCGTTAATTTCACAGGGGATCTTGAGGAGGTTTTTAATGAGTAAAGTTTTAGGGTTTTTAAAACCTTTATCGTATATACTGGCATATTTTGTGTTTGCAGGAGTGTTTTACTATATTTTGCCAGATAGTGTAGATAAGCACGGGAGGAACGTTGTTACGGCGTTTTCTCTTAATTCAATCGTCATAGTATCTTACTTAGGTCTTTACAGAAGTAAAAGACTTAGAAGTTCCTATGCTTTTAGTTTTAATAAATCAGCGGTTATAATGATTTTGTTTGTAGTCACGTTTTTGATCTGGATCTTAAGCCAGACTACGGCAAGCTATTTATATCAAGTTTTTGGAGATGGTTCTTTTGACGCTTTATCTAAACAAAATAGCTCTGCAGATGCTACGCTTTTAGTGATACAGACTTTGATTCTAGCACCTATTGCAGAAGAGATGCTTTGCAGGGGTCTTTTATACAAAGAGTGGAGAAGATCTTTTGGTATGGTGTTTTCAGGAGTTTTATCATCTTTGGTCTTTGCCATAATGCACGGAACCTTAGTGCATTTGCCAGGAGCCTTTCTAATGGGTCTAATTTGCGTTTTAAGCTATGAATACACTAAAAAGATAAAATACCCCATAGGAGTGCATATCCTCTATAATAGCTTAAGTATTTTCCTTGCAGGCATATCTTTACCTGAGAGGATGTTCATGACTTCGTGGATAGTATTCTGGAACGGTTTAGCAGCAGGTCTTTTAATTAAGGCTTTGCATGTTTTCTCAAAAGATTATTAAGAAAAGTAATAGCCCCAGCATTTTGCTGAGGCTATTTTTTTTTTTAATTTTTCACGTGGATTTCGTCTACGATTCCGTAAGCTACTGCTTCTTCGGAGTCTAGCCATCTATCTCTTTCCATATCTTGGAATACTTCGTCATAGTCCTTAGAGCAAGCATCTGCTAGCATCTTAGTTAGTCTAGCTCTAGTCTTTTCGATATGTGCTGCTGAGATGAGAATATCAGTTGCTTGTCCCTGAGCCCCGCCCATCGGCTGATGGATCATAACTTCACCGTTTACAGTGATGAACCTCTTACCCTTAGCACCTTGCGATAGTATCATAGAACCCATCGATGCGGACATTCCCATTCCGATAGTAACTACGTCAGGCTTTATCATGTTCATAGTATCTATGATGCTTAGTCCTGCTGTTACACTGCCTCCTGGTGAGTTGATGTATATATAAACATCAGCGTCTGGGTCTTTTGATTCAAGGTATAGAAGTTCTGCTACGATGATACTTGCCATATTATCGTTTATTTCTCCGTCCAGCATGATGATTCTGTTTTCTAGCATATGGGAGTATATATCGAGACCTCTCTGCCCATTAGCTGTTTCCTGTATTGCTGTTGGTACTACCATGTTCTTAATTTGATTCATTCTATTCTCCTTTTTGCTTTATAGCTCTTATTGCTGTTTGTTTTAGCAGGCATACACATTCAGCTAGTGAAAATGTTGTCACACTTGTTCTTTCTGCGACTAGGGTTCTTAGGCTGTAAGGTTTCCACGATATATTGGTAGGGCTCGCTGATGCTCCTGCCCATCTGTCCCAGTCTTCTAATGGTATGTTGTTTAAATTTTTATCTTTTTCATAGGCTTCTTTGATCTGCTCGTCTGATACAGGTATCCAGTTTCTTAGCATCTTAAATCCTAGTTCATCTATCAAGAAGTCATACTTTTCTTCAAAGTTCATATCTTTTAAGTGTGGAAATTTTTCTTCTAAAAATGGCATTTTTGTTCACCTTCCTTTTCAGTTTCTTCGTTATAGTGCATTCCGTACATTCTCGATTCGTGGCATATACAGAATTTAGGTTCAGAGTTTTTGTCTATTGTAAGACAAATCCAGTAACCATTACCTAGCGACTTTTTTAGCGATATCTTTGCGTCGGTTATAGAGTCGTATGCATATTTTGCTTTTGAGAAATCAGATGTGTATTTCATAGTAACCTCCTACTGCATGGGCTTAAAAAGTCCGTTTGATGAATAGTCAATCTCGTATCCGGGCATTACGTTATACACAAACACCTTTTCATCTATTGAACCATCGCTAGACTTTATGTTTACCTCGCTTGCGTAAGGAATTATATCGCTATTATTCTTATATAGATTTTCTACACTGTAAAGGACATAAGCGTTCTTATGGAACTTCATAAACTGCCTTGCTAGGTTCTCAGTGTACTGCATACCGCCGCTGTACTTGTTATCGCCTACGTTTTGAGCACGCGTTCCTGTAGTAAGGTTTCTGACATCATCGTCACCGCCTAGTGAGTGAGCAAGCATGTGCGACCTATTCCAGAACCAGCCTTTGTAATTTATGCCAGTAGGAAACTGGACTGTTACTACTTGATTCTTTTCAGGCCAGCCTCTTGGATATTCGTCTGAGATGTCTGCTCTTTTTGACCTTGCTTTTTTCATAAGTTTTGGTCCTATTTTAGCGTATACGAACTGAGTGTATCCAGTATCATCTTTTTGATAAAATACATCGTCGGTTTCAATTTCGTATGGGAAACTAGATTTGCCATAAACGTAATACATATTTGGTGCTTTAGCAGGGTCCCAAGTCTGTAGGCCTGCGGGTATTCTATCACTTACTAAATTTGATGATGGTTTTGCGCTTGTCTTAGGTTCTGTTTCGTCACTCTTAGGTATATCAGTTTTGGCATCGTTTTTCGTTAGATGTCTTTCGATATTTTTTATGAATTTTTCAGGGTGTTTAAACTCAGAATTTGGACCTGTATTAAACACTTTAAAAGACGCAATTATTAGCAGTATTAAAACAGGCACTATAGCCATTAATTTTATACCATGATTATGCTTTTTATTCTTCACGATTTCCTCCTTTATTTTACATAACGTTTGCATAGCTTAGCTATGGTTTATCGTTTATAAAATATCACAGAAAATATTATAAAAGCTATAGCATATTTTACTTATATAAATCACACGGATTTTTTATTGTTATTAAACTATTTTATTTCTTGTTTTAATAATGCAATTTGATCCTTGTTATTTTTTTTTTATTAACGGAGCATTTGCGAAGTTAGAAGAGAGCACCTGCTAGGTGGCTGGAAGCCATCAGCAGGCAAGGAGCCAAAGGCTCCGCAGTAAGGGCCCTGAGCGTTAGCGAATGGGTGAGGGAGGGCGAAGCCTGACCGAAGTGGTGTTGGCTATGCCAACCGCGAGCGAAGCGATGCGTCACCACCCCTTATGCTCTTTGTTACTTTACCCTACTTCCGAAGCGTATAGCGGAGGAATAGTGGTGTACACCTTGGAATTTCAAGCTGTATCACCCGCTACATCTTTTGTAGCGGTCACTGAAAACACTGTAGCAATTTGTAGCATTTTGCTACAGCGCTTTTCGGCCCTTGTGCCCCAAGGGCATTTTTCTGCGATAGCGCTACGGTTTCAAGCTGGTGATGGTGCGACCGCTACATAGCTCGCTACATAGCAGAATATGCCCTAATTTAGGGGTGATTTTGTCCTAAAATACCCCATATTTTCCTCGTAAATTCGATCAGGATTTTATACGGTTTCGGTAGCAAAAATTAGGCTAATTTTGCCCCGATTTAGGGGCAGTTTTGCTAATAGTTTTTGATTAAAATTTGTATAGAAATTTGCTATAAAAGTTGCTAAAAATTTGGGCAATTTTTGCCCAGTTTTTGCATGATTTTTATTGCGAATTTTAGCTAATATTTTTATTAAAAATTGAGCAGGAATTCCTGCCAATTTTTGCAGCTAAAATGGGCCTGATTTTAAGTAAAATTTATAGCGATTTTCGCTATAAGAAAAGGCTAAAATATTGCCTAAAATTTTTGTAAAATTTAGCAATATTTCTTCAGAAAAATAGGGCCGGTTTTGCCCTGTTTTTCGTCGTTAAAAATAGTGCAGTTTTAGCAGCTATTTTTATCAATATTTTGGATCTGTTTTAGTGAGTTTTTCGTAACAGATTTTCGCTAGTTTTGGGAGAAAAGTTTTGGCTTTTTTCTCTGTGAAAAGTGTGCCGGTTTTTAGCTAATAAAAGTAGGCACTTTTTGCTATAAGTTTTGCGTAGCTTTATCGTGCAAAAATGTTACATCGCAGTCTATGTTTTTTAGGTTAAATAGCCTGCGCAAAGGTGGCTTTCTGGACTATTAATTTGTTATCGAAGCCGTTAAGATTTATCCGCCTTGCGATGCTCCTTTTTGGCGTATTTTCTTGTTAAAAATCGCAGCAAGTTTTATGAGGTTTTTGCGCGCGTTATTAGTTAAATTTAGCAACCAAACCCTGGATGAAAATAAGCCCGTTATACGGGCGAAATTAGCATGTAATTTTTGCTATAAATATGCTCTGGAAAGCATTATATTTTGTCCAGTAAAAATAAAAAAAAAGGTCTATTATGACCTAGTTTTTCTATGTAGGTAACGGCAATATTTTCTTATTTTTACCATGAGTTTTATAGATATTATTTCTTCACGCGGTTTTAGCGTGGTCTAAAAAGTACCCCGAATGTGACCAAAAAGAGGCTCAAAAGTGCCCAGCAGTTTAGTTTTTGCAAGTAGGTGGTCTCCTAAGTGCCCACAAAGTACCCAGAAATTGGTCCAAAAAGTACCCCGAAAGTGACCACGGTCCATTTAGTACCCTCAAAGTAACCAAAAATTGGTCTCATCTTGGGTCAAAAAGTACCCAGAGTATATTAGTGGTCCAAAAAGTGCCCTAAAAGTGACCAGAAAATGCCCTTTAAGTACCCACGAAGTAACCTCAAAGTGACCGAGGCCCTCTAAGCGCCCAAAAAGAGCCCTTAAAGTACCCACATAGTAACCAAAAAGAGGGTAGTGAAGTACCCACGTCTTATCTTGGGCTAAAAAGCGCCCTAAATGTGACCAAAAAGCGACCCGAAATGGCCCAAAAAGTGCCCACAAAAAGGCCTTATATTTGGTGTGGTCCAAATAGGGGCTGAAAACTACCCTAAAATTGGTCTAATTTTGGGTCAAAATTGGGTCAAAAAGTGCCCATATATAGAAAAAAAAAACACCTGTCAAAATGACAAGTGCTTTTTTTAAGTTATTATAGAGGTAGAGATTTGATTATTTTTATGTCTCTTGAAGTTACGCTACATCTCATTGTAGCAATCATTTTTATCCCATTTACAATAAGAGTTAGATGCATATCTTCGTCGTAAGGTCTTATGCGTATATTTATGTTGTTTTGAAGATTATCTAGTCTTTTTATAAGTCTTATTTTTGAGCTATCTTCTGGCGATAATATCGAATACATATCAATCTCATTAGCAACTTCTTGTATGAGCTCTAGGGTTTCAGCTTCGTTCATTCTTGTAGTAGATCCTTTGCCCGCTATCTTGCTGAGTACTACGTATGTTCTATCTTCCATAGCGCCTCTCCTTACATGTAGTGAAAGTCTGTTAAATCGTCTAATTTGCATAGGTAGTACTCGTTATACTCCTCGTTATCTAGATTTTGGCATACCCAGAATCTTTCGTTTAGCTCTTCTTCTAGATATACGTCTACCCCTCTATTAGTATCAAAAGCTCTTGTAGCTTCGTATACTGAGCTTACTTTATGTTTCATTTTGTTCCTCCTTATTTGCAGTGCATGTAGTAATTTACAGCTTTTGCTGTAGCTTCATCTTGGTTATATGGAAGTGATACTTCTGCTACGAAGCTGTCTTCGTGGTATAAAGCAGCGCTATCATTTCCGTAATCTTCTACAGTGAATTTCATTTCGTGGATGAAGAACTCGTCATATTTAGTTTCTTTATACATATCTTACTCCTTTTCTTATGCTAATGCGTATGCTGGAACTGAAGGTCTTGCTAGTTTTAACTGTCCTTCAAATCCGCTTCTATCTGTCATTCTTATAACTACGCCTGATGGCATTCTAGTTCCTGCGTATCTTATTTCGTAGCTCGTGACCCATGGAAGGTTATTTCCATAACCAGCTAGGCTTTTTGCTAGTGGTGCAGGAAGATATCCTATAGGTATCCATCTTCCGGGACCTATGTTTGCCATAACTTTTATAGCGTTTTTATCAACTGGGTTATTTGGTTCTCTTTTAAGCATGGCTTTTGTAGCCTTAGATTTTAGTGCACACTTTATATATCCTTGAATTTTTGCATCACTTGTGCCTGCTAATTTTATTCTTAATTCCATAATATTACCTCCATTTTGCGAATTTCTTTCACATAGCAATAGGCACTGGCCTTTTGCCAGTGCTTTTGGATCTTAAGTTATGATCAAACAGCGAAGCTGAAGCAAAAAAAAAATCTGCTCTATAAAGAGCAGATCAAGGTAAGTATTGTGTGTGTAAGATGAAGCTGGATTTGCACCAGCACCTCCTATTATTTAGGTGTTCTACTGCTTAAACTATCCACTTATGTTCGGGCGCCGTCGCAAACGCCCTGTTTGAGTCGTTGATTGAACACATACATTATTATTATTAGAGGTATTAGTTACAAAGGGGGAGTAACTAAATTTTAAGTAACGAAACTTAAGAAGACGCGACGTACTTTGACTTTAATTTAACCGCAGAGGCTTTTCCAAATTGGAAAAGTAACAACATGCCCATGCAGTTAGAGTAAAGCTTCGGCTAGCTATAGCCACCTTGTTTATAGAGGGTAGGTACCTCAAAGATATTATACACTTTTTCGCAGGATTTTGCAAGCATATTATTTTGATATCTCAGGTGATTTCACAAGGATGATATCAGGTTTTAGAGTTTCTAGAAATTCTTTTATCTCCTGCCAGTTACCTCCCTCTGAGCAGCCTATCTTATCAGGCACATAGACAGGAAGATTCATCTTAAGTCCTAGCTTTGCTAGGCTTCCTAAGTTGCGCTTTAAAGCAGCTTCATCTGTGTATTTTGCCTTATCGTTAGGCTTACTTCTAAAGCCGAACTGGCTGAATGAGTTCATTACGATCAGGTTTTCAGAAAGTCTTACTAGCTGATACTTTCCAAATAGCTGCTCAGGCTCGTAGCATACGAAAGCTTTGTGGTATTCGGACTTTATTTCTGGGTGAGCTTCGTATAAGCTTCTTGCAAGGCCTCTTCCCATGGAATTTTTGCAGTTGACCTGGTGCATTATGATACCTCTTTTTATAGAGGCTAATTCTTTTTCTATGATATTCAAGGTTATACCTCCTGATAAAAAGCTGGCACTATGCCAGTGAAATAAGTGCAGGATGCGCTACTTGCAGGTATGTACGCATCCAGATATCCTTGCTTGCACATGGCAGCATAGGTGAAAAAAAAAACCAGTGATCCAGAAGATCTCTGGCATCGCACTGCATGCATGGTACAGGTGTTAGTATGAGTTTTGCATTAAGTTTTGATTAATGCAAGTCTGTGATATCGCCTTGCAGCGGTGTTGTTATTCCCTTACCGATCTCCGGAAGAGGTGGTTCGTGCTGCAAGGCTATAGGAGTTTTAAGGAATCGAACCTTAAGTCTGCGTGGTCAATCGCTGCTCTATCCTTTGAGCTATACTCCATGATAAGCCTTTGTTTTAAAAGGCTTTAGTTTTTAGCAGGTTGCCTGCCATCTGACGCATAAGAGGTCATCTCGCTTTAGCGTGGCGTTATCCCATACTTTTAGCAGTTTTCTCGTGTCGAATCTTTGATCGACTACAACGGAATATCCGTTTGGCGTCTTATAGACTTCTACGTTCATCTTCGGTCTAGTTTCTCCATGCTTTGTAGGCGTTAGCTCGTAGGCTAACTGCATGTCAGACAAGAATTTTTTTAGGCGTTTTTCTGTATCTAGTCCGAGAACCGGGTCGAAGTCAAATAGCCACTTAAGATTTTGGCTATCGTATGCGTTTTCCTTTAGGGCTGCAAGAGCAGCTACTCTTTGAGGAAGGCTTGATAGGTTAAATTCTCCATCTAGCATCTTGTGCTGAAGCGCTTTAAAGGTCTTGGCATTACTTCTAGGATTGACAGAAAAGTACATTCTGCTCATCTCGCCGAACCTTCCTTCCGCTGCAAAGGCTTCGAACTTTTCAAATAGTTCGTTAGCATCTTTAGTAGTGGTGAAGGCTTTTCTGCGCTCTTTAAAGCCGTCTACATTCTTATTATCCTTATTGCGAGATACGAAAAGAACGACATTTAGTTTGTCACTTTCGTAATTTTCGCCGAGGCTACATTTCTTAAAGTTTCCCATATTCGTTCCTTTCTTATCTTAATGTTAAAGTGATTTGCATAGTAAACTCAACTAACCTACGCCTCTTGACATATAGAGCCTGTGACTGAGGCTTTAAATGCCAAGATTTTGGCAAGTCACTCTGATAGTTTTTCAGGCTATCAGATGCCCTTAGTTTGGTCAGACGCTTTCTTGTGCCCACCATCTCGTCATTTATACCACTTTTGTAAAAAGCAATAAGCTTTTTATTTTGTATAGTTTATTATAAACGCAGATTAAGATACTTTGTCAACATGCAAAAGATCCTGCACATATACTACTTTTCTAAAACTTTGGAAGGGCTCTCAGGAGCTAAAGGAAAAATTAATGAGCATGAACTGGGACTGCGAATAGGATTTGCTTATACAAAAGGATAAGGAAATCCGTAGTGAGCAAAGCCTGTGAGTGCTAAGAAATTTTTACGTGCTCCGAATTGAGCGACTTGTTATATAGCGTTTTTTATTACTTCTTAATAAAAATAAGCGTATAGCGATTGGCATTAACTGTGATGCCACTCCTAGCGTGAAAATCTAAAGAGTACTTTAGATTTTACCTTAAGCCTTACGTATATTTGTCAGAAAATATACATAATTCGAATGATGTGAGTCTGCAACAAAAACTTGTTGACTGGAATAATATCATGATTGCAACGGTAAAAGGTTGTTAAATCATATAAAATTATGGTATAATATATAGAGGCGGTGAGGTTTCACTTCCTTACTGTCATTTTTTACAAGATATTACTTAAAATCACAAAAGGAAAGAGGTAAGTTATAATACTTATCCAAATGGTGGCATTATGAGAAAAAAGAAGTATGTTATCGTATCAGCAATTATTTTTATTTTTGCACTTATACCTGTGGGTGTATTTGCAGATGAAAATAAAGCTTTAGATGTTCAGCTAACAAAGTTAGAGTTACAGAACGATAAGGGAGAGACAATCACAGAAACATCTATTGGTAGTTCGTTCAAGTTATTTGCTAACTACACTATCAATGATACTATCCATACTGGAGATTACTTTGATATGGTTGTTCCTGAGCAGATTGATTTGTCGTCAGCGTTTACAGATTATAACTTTACTTTGAATGATAGCGAAGGTGAGGTAATCGCACACGCAGT